AGTTTCTGATCTCAGTCATTCTTCTTTTATTAACAAACTTACGTATATCGCTTCAAAGTATGGAGTGATAGTACATAAGATTGACAAATGGTATCCTTCCTCAAAGACTTGTGAATGCGGGTTTGTTAATAAAAACTTGTCGTTGAGAGATCGCACATGGTGTTGTCCAAAATGCGAGTCTATCAACGACCGTGATGTTCTTGCGGCCCGTAATATACTTCGGAAGGGCATTTCCGAATTGGAGAGCAAGAGTAATTCCAGCGATAGTAATATCGGGGTTTCTTGCGTTTGTATCCAAGAATCCCATTTGCTTTAGTGATGGGAGTATGTCAATACTTCTTTTTCTTAACCTTGCCTCCACATTTCAGTTGAGGTTTCTTTTTCTCGGAGACCTTGCCTCCATTAGCCATTTTCTTTTTCTTATTGCAAGCCATAACTTAATGTATTAATATTAACGATACAATATTAATGATTTTAATTAATAGATAAACAATGCGCATTGAATAAGCTAAACTCACATCGATTCAGACGGTATCTCTTACGCTAATGGCTTGGCGCAGGCCGATAGATGCGATTGCGTGGAGCCAACAAAGACGTGGTCATGGTCGGTATCTATGAATAATGATTGCATGAGCCATGAACAACTTGTCACATCAAGAGGATTTACGATTACGTATAATAATCAATGTGGTAGATCTATATCTGGTTCTGTGAGTGGTATAGGATATACACAAAACGGAGAAGAGCAGGTCAATAGCGCTAGCTTTACAATTCCCGCAGGATCCGGAACCAAGAGTGGAAGTGTATATTTTAGCCGAGAAGTGGTATGTGGAGATGTAACAATCTCTGGTCATGATTCAGGTAATTGTTGACAATCACTGCTGTTATGGTTTTTAATAAAAAGGAGAGACTTATTAGCCTCTCCTTTTTTGTTATACATCAGAATCTTAACAGTTCCCAGATCCTCCTCCAGAAACCCTTATAGACCCACATTGTACTCCCGAATCAAAACCTATGACACCGGTTTTTTTACCAGACCCAGTAGGTATACTTACGGTAGTACTTCCAGCCGTAACGGTTTGTCCAAGATCATTCCTACCAGTAACAGTTACAGTTATTGATTTAGATGATCCACATTGATTATTGTAAGACACTTCATAGGAGCACCTTAATGCAGATGTAGAACCAGACAGACCATTACAAGGATCACCGCTCAGCATAGCGTTGGCGCTCCACGTCTTTGTTGGCTCCACGCAATCGCATCTATCGGCCTGCGCCAAGCCATTAGCGTAAGAGATACCATCGGATTGTAGGTTATTGTCGGCTATCCTATTTGCCTCGTCCTTGGTACAAGCCTCATATTTACCAGCGATTTGCTTATAACTGATAGTCTTAGGAGTACAGTTGCTAGGACAGTTCGTAGCCTTGACATTTCCCCATCGGTCATCATTGCCAACCTTAGAAGGGCATGTCTTAGCATTAACAAGAATCTGAAGAGCCTCCTTAGCGCTAGAATAAGCATCATAAGCGGCGCTAGACGCATCTTGAGCCGTGCTCCTGCAATATTCTCCGGCAGAAACAACCTTCATAGGGCTACTAGGAGCGCATACATCACCACATTCGCCCGAACATCCCTTACATACCTCATTGGTATAGATAGTGTAGTCATATGGATTACAACAATGCTCACCGCCATTCTGCCAATATCCCGTAGGATCACACTCGCTAGAATAATGCTCCTCGCTATTACCATTATTACACCTGCTATTATCCATACGGTATGTATTATCACATCCGCATCCACAAGATCTTGAATCGGACTCAACCAACTCATCTTGATCTGAGGCTGAAGAACAAGGATTGGTCTGATTCCTACTCCTACGATAATCGCATCCACTACAATAATAATTCCAATCATCATAAGATGGGGTATCATCGTCATCGGCGCAATCACCATTCTTGTTAGCGTAAGCCTGAGCGGCGGTCTTAGTCGCCGTATCATTCTTGAAAGCGTTTTGAACCTTGCTGTCGGCATCCGCCTGAGATACGGTAGATGTCAACGCTGACAATCCTAAGGCACTATAAGGAACGGATAGAGCGACACCATGTTTACATGTACCACAATTATCCTTATAGAACGTAGCGCTTCCAGTACCGGTCCACACACAAGTGCCATGCTGGTTAGCGTAATCCTGTCCTCTCTGGTCTAGGATCTGCTCTGCCTTGCTCCTGGCATCAGCCAAAGAAACCTTGCTGGTGATAGGCGTACCGCCGTTGGCTTGCGTAGAGGTCACCGTTATTCTCTGACCAACCCCGCTTCCGGCGCAATTGTTCTTATAGAAGTCACGGCTTGCCACGTAAGTCCATGTACATCCTCCATTCTTATTGGCGTAAGCCTGACCATCAGATCCACGAACCGCGTTCTCAGCCTTCTTGTTGGCGTCAGCCAAGGAAACGGTGGAGGTGTACGGGTGTCCCGGAAGCTTGCTGCTACTTACGGATACCATGTCGCCCACGCCGCCGTCAGCGCAATTGTTCTTCCTAACCTGTCCGGTATAGCTTCCTGTCCAAGTACAAGTACCCTTCGAGTTAGCCACGGCCTGACCCTGAGAGTTCACGGCGGCCAATGCCTTGGCGTTAGCGTCAGCTTGGGATACACATGACTTAAACTTACCATCAGAGCTAGGACTTGAATCCGTAACATCATTCTGAGTTACGGTAACAGAGCTTCCAACTCCACCATCCGCACATTGACGGGTAAAGGCCTTGGATGCCGTACCAAACCAGAAACATGTATTATTACCACCAGCTATATACCGCTCTTGATTATCAGGATCAGTATAACAGGTATTGGTATTACGTTGATGTAATTGAGAGATACAGTCCTTACATACGGTCTCTATAGTCTCCCATACCGGTTGCTCGGTCTTCGTATGGCACGTATCATCATAGTTCTTGTTAACGAACGCCTGACCCATTCTGTCGATATAGGCCTTAGCCAAAGCGTCTGCCTCTTCCTGAGAACGGGTTGAGGTGAAGAACTGACCCATAAGATCCGGGGTTACGGTGATAGGATCTGCATACTGACAAGTAGGACACTTAGGAGTGAACTCCTTGCTATAATTACCTACATATATCTTCAGTTCGTCGCAAGTACCACGATCATTGGCTATAGCCTGACCTTGCGCCTTGACAGCGGCCTTAGCAAGCTCATCGGCGGCGTACTGACTCTCATATGAGTAGAACGGGCCTCCGGTTACGTCAGCCTCGGTCACGGTAACCGAAGACGGGATAAGACCAGACGGACAGTTGTTCTTCTCGAACGCCTCGCTATAATGACCGGTGTACTTAGGAGCCTCATGGCAAGTACCACGCTCATCGGCGATCTTCTGACCTTGATTCATGACAGCGGCCATAGCGACTAAGTTAGCCTCATCCTGTGATACGCAAGACTGGAACGGATGACCTTCCACCATATCTTGTGTCACGGTGAACGGATCTCCTACCTGATTAGCGCCACAATTACTCTTCGTGAACTCGAAGCTAGCCTTACCGGTATACATAGTAGCGTCAGAACAAGTACCCTTGGTGTTAGCCAAAGCCTGTCCTTGGGCCTGTACGGCGGTCATGGCCATAGCGTCAGCGGCGGTCTGGGAGTCGTTAGACTGGAATGGGTGCCCTTCTACCATATCTTGGGTGATTGTCACCTTAGATCCGATCTTACACTCACCACAGTTGTTTCTCGTGAACTCCAAGGAAGCACGGCCGGTGTACGTACAAAGGGCGTGGATATTGGCAAGGGCCTGTCCTTGGGCGTCAACGGCGGCCTTAGCCTTGTTATTGGCATCCTCCTGAGATACGGTAGACGTGAACGGATAACCGTCAACCATCCTATCATTTACCGTATAAGTACCACCAGTGCCAGTACCACAATTGTTACGGGTAAACGTACGTGTATAAGTACCGGTATATACAGGCACCTTCTCGCACTTACCTTTTACGTTAGCCACATCCTGACCTTGAGCCTCGACAGCGGCCTTGGCCTTGTCGTTGGCGTCTTCCTGAGATACGGTAGACCTGAAATCCCCTGTCACCATAGTCTCATCCACGACAACCTTAGTACCGTATTGAGTCTCATCACAGTTGTTACGAGTGAACTCCTTATTATACCTACCGTAGTAGATCGTCTTCTCCTTACACTCACCTTCTAGGTTGGCTTGTTGCTGGGCGTTAGCCTCAAGATCGGCCTTAGCCTTATTGTCAGCATCCTCCTGAGAGATAATAGAGAAGTACTTACCAGCGGCTACAACATAAGTATAAGGTTGACCGATATGGAACTCATCGCAATTGTTTCTAGTGACTGTCTTCTCCATCCTTACGTTATAGTAGACGTTAGTCTGACAGTCGCCACGCTCGTTGGTGATAGCCTGACCTTGCGCCTCGACAGCGTCCTGCGCCAGCTTGTTGGCGGCATCCTGCGATACCGTAGAAGTGAACGGATATCCAGAACACATCTTCTCGTCCACAGTGAAGTCAACAGGAGTAGAACCCTCAGGGCAGTTGGTTCTCTGGAATACCTTGGAGTACGATCCAGTAAATACCGGTATCTTCTCACAGTTACCCTTGATATTCGCTATATCCTGACCTTGAGCCTCGACAGCAGCCCTTGCTAGGCTATTAGCGTCTTCCTGAGACACGATGGATCTGAAGTCCCCTGTAACCATCGTCTCATCGACAACCACATCAGTACCGTATTGGGTGGAATCACAATTGTTACGGGTAAAGGTCTTACTAAACTTACCATAATAGATATTCTCCTTAGGCTTACACTCACCCTCCAAATTGGCTTGTTGTTGACCGTTCTTCTCAATATCCTCAAGAGCCTTCCTATCGGCGTCCTCCTGAGAGATGGAAGATACGTACTTGCCCTCAGGAATGATATAAACATATTCCTGACCGTCACTGAACTTATCGCAATTATTACGTATAAACGTCTTCCTCTGCTCCTCGTTATACCAGATATCGGTTATACACTCACCATGCTCGTTGGCGTATTTCTGACCGTTCAGGGCTATATCCTCCATAGCCTTGGCGTCTGCGTCCTCCTGCGAGATAAACGACTTGTAAGTCCTTTCCTCGACCGTATACAACACCACCGATCCATGCTGGTTGGCCAGACAGTCGTCCTTGGTGAACGGCTGAACCATCTTGATATTATAATAAACGGGCTTGGCGTCCTGAGCTATCATATACTCCTTGACAATATTACCGTCCTTTGACGTTATACGGAACTTAGCCGTACAGATCTGACCGGTATAATTAGCCTTGTATACGATATTAAGCTTATTATCGCCTACCCCATGGCTCTTGTCGTTAATGGCAAAGCAATTACCCTCAACGCAATTCTTATCTATTTCCCTTGCCACGTTATTAAAATTATTCATCTTATTAATTAGATTAATATTTATATCACAAAATGTTTACTCTAACCGGGTTAAACGCTAACCCACTATCGATTATCCTACTGACGTAAGAATCACCGAATACTTTTCTTCCAATTCCAATAGCTCCATTGATATCAGCGTTAATAAGCTTTCCGATAGAGCTTTGGAATAATCCACGTTTCTTTCTTTTGCCAAGATAAACATCATGCTTACCTAACTTTTCAAAAGCCAGATGATCTACTTTAGAAGTATAGGACTCCTCGTGAACCTGAAGGATGATTCCAACTAATTTACATTTGTAGGAAATTTTGTCTATAAGTCTCGAAAATGGGATCTCAACGAATTTCTGGTTTATTTTCTTACCGAGATTGATATCGTTTTTCCAGCCTTTGTTCAAACCTATCACAAGACTTCCGATATTGTTATCAATACAATAGTTAACAATATATCTACTAACCTTGTGAATCTTGTCATCAATCCAAAAATTCCTGTAATTGTTTAACTGTCTTAATCTCTTTGAAGTTCCCTTATCGCCAATATATGACATCAATCTAGCTCCCTTCTTATTATACCACCGATTGAAGGATTTTATAATCTTTCCGTTTACAATGAAAGGATTGATACCTACATTGCTTATACATGTACATAAATTATTCAATCCCAAATCAATCGAAAGAACATTATCCTTATCAAGATTAATATCCTGTTCCTTCTTCTCATAAATAACCTCAACCACATAGCATGTAGCTTGAGGGACTATCCTAACCTGACATAATTTGCTATCTCCTATTTTTGTTTTGATTGGTGGAATTACACTCTTGATAAAATGAATACATCCATCATCCTTAAGCCTGCAAGAAGAAGTCGTAAAGACTACCATATTCTGCTTCTTGCCTCGTTTGTACTTCGGCAATTTAGGTTTGGACTTAAACTTTGAAGGATTATTTTCATATTCCTTCTTTGATCTGATCCAAGACCTTATCGACGAGAAGACTTGGGCTATGACTTGCTGGGACACAGCAGCAGGTAAATTTCTGAAATCAATCTGATTCTCCTTACAAAGTTTGGTCGAGAACTCATATTCCTTTAGATAGTTACCATCGAATATCCCTTTCCTGACGTTGAAAAGAACATAATTGTACAACAACCCGGATTTGAGGCAGATATCCTCAAACCGGTTGTCTTTTACGATATGTCTTTCAACTAATTTCATTTTAATATCTTATACTATAAATATAAACATTGTGTATGAAATAAACAATTTATTCAATCATGTCAATTCTCCTCTATTCTCCATGAAACATCATCTCCGGCCTCTACCCTCACGATTTGGGTATCACCATCCTTATTAAGCGTCAACCTTTGCGGATCCACGTTGAAGGGTGGTTCCGGTTCCGGCTCACTACCATCACCGCAAGTGCAACATACCAGCTCGATATCATACTCGGTATTGGACTTGATATCGATGACAACCTGACCGTTCTCGCTAGTCACGTTATCGAAGTCATGATCAAGTATGATATAAGGTATATCATTAGGCTGTTGATTGATATTAACAACCTTACCGTTCAAGACAAACATCTCATGATGCTGTTCGTTATCCATATTCTTAGGCATAGCTATGACAAAGCTAGCCTCATACAAATCAGTGGCTCCGGGATCCTCAGGATCGGCATACACTATATATCTGCTATCCTCTTCCGGGACTTTCATGGATAAACCGTTCACGTTCATGGAGACTATATAAGACTTGCTCACCGAGCCACCAAGGGTAAGGCAGGAGGCCTTGACCGAGGCGGAGTTAAGCTTGGCGTTGATGACCGCCGTCCCGCCCTCCATATCGAACATGATATTGGTCGGATCCACGCTTACCCGCTCCATGCCCTTCTGGGTTATGGTAGCGAGCTTCGTAACCTTGCCTTTCTCGACCGCTACGTAAGTCTCCCTAGGCAACCTACCCATCCATCCCGGCTCTACCTTAATAGCCACCTTGTCGGGGCCGGTACCGGAAATCTTGTCGTAGGACACCCATGAGGAGCCTTGCTCGATCTTGGCAAGAATATCTTTTAAATTACTAGCCATATCAATCCGCTTGCGTTATAGTCCATTTATCACTCTTGCCGACAATAATCTCAAGGATCTTCTCTCCACCCTCAGGAGGATACTCGAAGTTAGTAGGCTTAATCTCAAATACGCTGGCGCCACCACAACCAAGATCGCAGATCATGTCCGGCAACCATCCCTCCTCGAAAAACCGTTCTATAAGCTCCCTGACAGCCTCTGAAAAAGAGTCAAGCTCTAACCTGTCTACGGGAAGAGATCCCTTCTTGAGGGTCTCACCACATACCCAGCCGTCACACTCGGAAGCCAAGACCGTATCGTACACTCTTTTAGCCATAACATGAGGTATTTAAAATATTACTATTCAATGTAGTATATACGATATTAACATCAGTGAACTCATCACCCATGCAATATTTCTTCTTAAACTTAACGGACCTGCCAGAAACGACATATCCGTCATTAGGGACGATAGTACCACAATAGGTAACGCTGAGCACGTTCAACGGCTCGTATCTTAATCTGACAGCTTGAACGCCCTTGAACGAGTCACGCTGGATGGACGCCGTGGCGCCAGATACGGCAACCAGCTTCCTTACCAGAGACTCGATTACGCTATTCATGCTATCACCGTTCCTGATATCCGCCTCAGGGAACGACTGACCGTCATATATGATCTGGGAACTGTAGATACTGCACTCGTCCCCCGGTCTATATTCCGGCTTACATGGATTACAATTATTTCTCATATCAAATCAATTTATTGATCATTCTTCTTAATTCAAGTATCTCGGCATCCCTATCCCGTATAGCCTTTATCATAGCGTTAAGGGTATCGGACATATCGCAATTAGGGGATAATCCCAATGATTCCACACGTACCTTATCACCGGGGTAAATACAATCGGTACTCATGTACGTAGAGCACGGTACTTTCGTGTCATCTACAGTAGGTCTGTATTGTTTTTTGTTGCAGCCATTCATATCACCAAACCTCCTCTTCAGTTCCGCTATCCCCGCCGCTACCACCGGCGTTGACAAGCTCGTTTATAATCCTCTTCAAATCCAGAACCTCACGATGGTATAAATCTATCTGCTTATCCCTAGACGCTATAATACGCCTCAATGAGTCTATAACGACAGAGATATCAGTACCTTTCTCTATACCATCCACCACCAACTCATCGCCTGAGTACAAGACGCATTTATCATACAAGGTTATAGGACATCCATAACCAACACAAGGTTCGTCCTGACAATCCCGATCGCAAGGATCACAAGGATCGTTAGGGCATTTGTTAAGAAACCTGTCTATCTTAACGCCATGACAACACTCTTCGGGACGTTCCCTTGAATGATCATGGCAACAACCATTTGTACTACACATATTAATAATGTTATTGTTTTCAACAAAGATACAGATTTGATTTAATAACAAGATAACACACTCCATTAAACAATATAGGGAATACGACATTCGTATCCCCTATATCTGCGAATTATAACAACGAAATAAAATCAAGACTTCAATTTAAGAACAGGATTACCCCATCTTTCTTTCCATTGCCTTCCCAAATCATTTATAACACCATTGTAATCTTTTATATATCCAGCCTTAATAGCATAAGATATATTCCTTTCTATTGATACTATCATATCCAATTCTTCAAAAGAAGCTCTATTCCTTATCCCTTCCTCATGCACGCCAAACACGACGAAATTTATACCCTTGGCTATCCTTGATAACAACTCCTTTAAATTACTTTTATCACTTATAAGTGAAGATACACTACTGCACATCTCTATATAAGCGTCACCAGCTGCATTTCTTGTCCCTACAACATTATCAACAAACCACATTACGACATCGGCACAAACTTCAGGACTCATCTCCATAGCCACCACGAGAAAAAGATATGGATTCATATACCACATTTGGCCATCCCCCTTACCCTTTCGGCATGCCAACCCCATTTTGTTTAAATCACTAAGATTTAGGGTCTTGTTTTGTAGGCTGATATTTATCCGCTTACATAAATCCCTGTTTTCTAGTCTACTAATTATTTCCCTACATTTCTCCTGAAAGCCATCATACTTAATAATATCATTAAGCTTCTTGGGAGACAGCCCCTTTTTAAGCCTATCATCAGACAAGACTTTCATAGCTAAAGTGATGTTAACAAAACCATTATCACTGAGCGCAGGTATAACAACGCCCATCAATCTCCTATCAGAAGATTTGATTTCAACCCGACTTTTCATAACTTTGAACAATATTTTAAATTAAACATAATACCTATCGGTTCGAGATGAATAGATAGGTATGCAAATATAAAATATATTCAACATACAAACAAGTGAATCACAGTATATAAACTTAATACCATTGATATATATACAAAAAAATGGAGGAGATACACGATCCCCTCCAAGCACTAATCTATAAATTATGGAAAAACAAAAAAAGGTATTATCACCAATAACACTGATCTTCTTGATCGATATTCTCAATCCATTTCTCGCACTCAAGATTAAGGTCAGCATGTTCCTGCCCCTCTACCATCAAGACCTCACGAGCCTTGGCGTTGGCATCCTCAACCGATATCCATGACCTAAACCTGTTGGCTTTGATAGAGTAATATACTTTACCGGACTTATATCCGAATGGACATATCTTCTCGAACCAATCACCGATCATAGTATTATAGAATACAGGTGAGCAACTACCCTCGGCATTAGCCTTCTCCTGACCTTCTTTCATAAACTTCCTATAAGCTAACGTATCGGCGTCTATCTGGGATATATCGGATATGACGGCTCCGGCTGGTAATTCATATACAATACCTCCCTTGCCTGATGTGCCAGCCTCACAATCGTTCTTGTAAAACAAGCCACGAAGAGGCTGTGAGGCCCAGTCCTCGCAGCAAGCCCCGACGGAGTTGGCCTCCCCCTGCCCGATCCGTCCAAGCTCCACCCTAGCCTTATCATTGGCATCTTTCTTGGATACGTAAGAGACAAACCTACCTTCCTCTATACATACCTGCTCCTTGGATCCCTTACCGCTTACGCAATTGTTCTTGATAAACTCATCGCATACCTGATCATTATACCATACAGCCGGTATTATGTCGGCATATGTATTGGCGTAGTCCTGACCGTTGGCTTTGATATCATCCTCAGCCTTGTTGTCAGCCTCCTCCTGCGTATCGCCAAAATAGACGTTGGCCGGGACCCGGTAGTCAACAGAACCGCCCACGTACCCGGCAGGCGGGTTGTTTCTGGTGAACGTCCGAACTATTTCTTTGTTACCGTATATCATTGTGATTCACTTTGTCGCAAATATAGATATTTTACCGATATGAGACACATAACCGTAAATGCAAATATACAGTTACCTGATTATCAGTTTTTGGGCAAAAATGGAATTAATTATCCCAATGACTAAATGACTCCGATCCGGCAAAAACGCCATAATCCCTGAACATGCCTCCACATAATATGAAATCGCTTTTCTTACTACCGTTTATAGATGACAATATATACCGGTAACCCTTTCCTGTTATATAGATAGTCCTTGCATATACAACCTTTCCGGATTCCGTACATATATTCTTATCACGATAATGAGCAAACCCTTTCCTTACAGCATTAGCCGTAATCTCCCAATCTCCATTAACCTTAACCCTTTTGACTATTATCTTTATCTTAACAAGAAAATCTCGTAAACATTTATCGCTTATAATTATATCATTCTGCTCAAGCTTCTTGGCTAAATCCCTTACCAGCAAATCTGACTCTCCAGACATGATAAACGACTCTGAAAATTTTATATCCTCTTTCTTCGACTCAAGAACCTTAGCCATCTCCTCGGCTTTGGCCCTCTCCTCTAACGCCAGCTTCTCGGCGGCTACCCTGCCACGATATTCCTTAGCCCAAGCCTCAGCAGCGGCGGGAGGATCATTAAAATCAGGAATCACGCATTTGCCTGTAGTGAGAAGCTCTTTAATTCTGTCCAAACACCATAACCTAAAATCAACGCTAAGCCACTGAGCGAAATCCAAAGCCAGATCCTCACACATCCATGTGCCAGGATTAACCGTACCCCTGATAATCGTAACAGGCTGAAAATCAGCATTACCATATTTTCTGGTAATGGCATTAATTAACTCATTTACAGAAGATAACGATAAATAATCATTTGGTCTCTTTTTAAACGGCTTCGCCATTTCGGTAGCATTCACATAAGTGATACCGTTCTCTGTTTTGAAAGTTATATCATTACCATTGTAGCTAAATATTGTAGATAATCCGTTTTCGTTGGATTTAGACGCCAAAATCCTACTACTATTATTCATAGAATCATTGGAAATAATTATATTTGCACTCATAATAAATAACCTATGTCCATTACATCGTGAGATATGATGGACATACAAAAATAGCCAATCGAATCGTCTATGACAAATCAATTGGCTATTTTTTATATCTAACACATAAAGATATTTTACAACTTGCAAGAGTATCTATCTAACCTACTTATTTAGAAGACTCCTTACAAATTGAATACTTGATTTACAGTAGCTTAACATCTAGCAATACATCATAAATCAATATCTATACATCTGATTATCACCAATGTCGATTTTTCTCCATTGGCTTATCATCCATTGCAAATCTTATCCTCAATAGCATAAAGAACTTTCGCTACGGTCTTATCGCCACTTACCTTCACGCAAGACTCACCAAGATCCCGGACATCTATAGCCTCCCTAATACGGGTAAGCTCGTCATATATCTCCTCTATCACATCAGAGATCATAACACACTCATCAGAGTCCTTATGCTTTGACCACTCTGGTAGATCACCCTCGTAAGGTACGCAAGTGGACGGAGTTATATGTGAACAATTATACTTTCTCATGCCAACAATTTGTTAATACGTTCCTTTAACAATCTTACCTCATCCGGGCATAACCCGCAATCATTATCACATAATGACCTTTGCAGACGAATTATCTTGCCCCAATAGGATATATCGGGCTTATTCCCGATCCTATACCTATGGTATCTCATATATCTACCCCATTGGCAGGACAGCCATTCGTCTACGACCTTACATAGATCTATCCTATCAAGGTTTGATATGCTTTGAGCGCCCATTCAGAATCTCCTTTCTCATTTCCTGTACCTCCTCGTCAGGCGGGCATCCATACGGCAGATTCTTGATCCACTCACGGATCTTTTTCTGCATATTAAGATAAGATACACCAACGCCATCACCCTTGGTACGAACTTGCTTATATATACTAACCACGTCACGTTCCATGGTCTGCAACGGATCTTGCATAACCATACAACCAGCGGTGCTTCTAGAAGCGTACTCCATATCGCTAACAGCGGTAGAAGAAGAATGATTCATCATACTTCTCTCAATCCTTTCTCTCTCGGCCCTTAACGCCTTTTCCTTACAAGTATTACAACCCACGACTAAATATTTTTATGTTTAACAATCCACGCAATTGGTAGCCATCTCAAGAAGCTCTCCGACACGATCAATAATCTCATGGGCGGCCCTTATGTTATCCAACCTGACATTCGCCTCGGCTACGGCCATAAGTGTCTCCATCTCCTGTATCTTGTCTATAAGACCCTTATCCTTGTCCTCGCATAAGACATCAGTCTTGATCCATAGCCGGTCGAGACGTCTGCGTATAAGATCCGTCTTAAGATACTTGCGACTGAAATTGTAAGCGGAAGGGCTACCTATGATCTTAATATCATATATACCGTCTGGAAGATCAAGATACTTGACATTACAATCATCGTAATTAAAACAATTGAGACCTAGTGTTAGGCTGGTAAAGGTATTGACCTGATTCTTGCCAAGAAACAACGTAACGGGGTCGGACATCCCAGGGGTAGTGATCTCGATGATCGCCTTCCTATCCTCCAGCAGCCCCCACTCGGACTCATCCAGTACCTGCAATACCTTTGGATCACGTGTCTCTAGCACCTGAAACGACAGCCTAATATCATTCATATTAACCTTCTTATCGTACCGGCACAAGCTATCGTCATAACGAGCCTGCATATCAAGATCCGGGATATCGGTATAATATGTCTTGACCTCATGACCGTTGATAAATACCGATGTTATCTGGCAAACATGAGACCTAGCGACATCGAAAAACACCACCCTTACATTACCCTCATAATCAACGCCAGATGTCGGGTATGTCAATATCTGGGTGTTATACTCACCATCGTTACGTCTAGCCACGACAGTAATAACGATAGGTTTCTCTATATCATAATCATCCATGATAATCCTTGCGGCAAACTTATCATGAATTATCTTCGGTATGATATTTATCTGATTCATCTTTACTACTTTTAAGCAAAGATACAAAATAGGGTCATACCAATACAATAAATCTACTTTAAGATAAACCCTAAGGCATTCACTATATCATCACGATCACCAATAAAACCTTTGTCAATCATCATAGAAAGCAAATCAGTAAGAGTAAAAAAACCATAATCGTCAACATACGGTCTACTTAACAAAACAAACAATATAGATATTATGCGAGTGTCTTCCTTGGCAATATCAAATAGCTTCAGCATGTCATCTGACATATAATTCCCTACATTCAAACTTACCATGTCGGACAATGGCAGATAATCAATATTCCCATCACCACTATGAATAAGATTGCTACAATAACTCAATATAGGATCAACGCTATCATCATAATCATCAGAATCGCAATTGACATAATCGACAATTAAACGCATCACCTTATCTCTCAAATAGAGAGAAGAGCATTTAATAGCCAAATCCTTAACATCCCCACCATCATATTCCCCAAGAAGCTCTATCATCATAAATATATCCACCCATATCATAGACAGTCGTTCGTCAACAACATACATGAATGTGCCAGAATCCATCAAATCTTTGACTATATCTTCAGATTCATCTAAAGAATCAAATAATGATGATACTTTAAAAAGTTGCTTCTTATCATCAAACACCGTATAAAAGTCATGTGATTTTATATTAACCATAATATTAGAAATTAAAATTGTTAGACAAATACTGCAATTCAATATAATCGTCAAGGAACGGTGTGCTATTATCAGGAATCCACACCTCATCAGACAACGCAGCCATACCAAACTCATCAACTATCTCATCTCCAGACACATAATCATAAGCCTTGACGCCAAAGATCTTAATCCTTTTAACCTTGCCAAAAGCGGACTTGACTTCCTTTATCTTCCTATCCAACTCCTTCACCCCATCGACGAACTCAGAGAAAGTGACACCACGTTCATCTAAATAGCTCTTTATAGCCCTCTCTATGGTCTTGATGCTGACATTACCAAAGCCCTTCTTCCTGACCTTGTTCTGAACCTTTTCCTTAAAAGAAATACTAACTCCGTTATTCTTGGAGGACACGAAATCCTTAAGGTCGCGTTTCCTGATCGAATCCATCGAATCATAAATAACACGCTTGATGTCCTCCGAGCGCTTCCTGTTACACTCATGAGCCTTATAGGTCGGGTTGTTTATATTTTGCTCGTCCTCTAGCTTGTGGTAGTCTAAAGGACACCTATCCCAATAATAATACCTAGCCTTATTGCTATGCACGAAGAGATCAGGATGCTCTTTCTTCGCCTTTCTCACCATAGCATAATAGCCATGGACGATAGCCACGTTCACGTAACTAAGCAGAAGCCACCTGACAAGCCTTACCTGATAGGCGATATTATCGCCACCAAGACGTTGATGCTTGATATAATAGCGCACTATCTCATCAACAAAATAGTAAAACCATTTGATATTGTACTGTACTCCTAACACCCTGAACCTTATAGGGTCAAGGCATATAATAAGAAGACCTATCAGTGTCTCCGATATCGGCTTCTCTAATATCTCTGATCTGGATGATGATTGACGCTTTATCCTAGGGTTATCGCAACAAGGATTAGCGTTGTCATTAAACAAATAAGGCAGGATGACCTTGCCGGAATCCCTCCTCAAGGCCCTATTTTCATCTGACATCCTCTTTTTTTCGGAAGAAGAGACGAATTGGTCAAATAATAATGTTAACTTTGCCATATGTTAACTTTGTTTATAGTACAAAGGTACTATATTTTTTGTCATTTCAAAATGAGTGCTTGTGAAAGTACTCATTTTTTTGTTTATGATCACGGCTTTTTACGGCGATCGCTATGGTCGAAATCCAACTTAGACATTGCGTAGGGAGACTATCGTATGGATAGTTAAGAAAAGAGATGTATTTATTTATCCACCTTCTTTTATAAACACAGTTGTCTATTTTGTGACATGTGATATAAGGAACTTTTGCCCCTCCAAGAAAGGAATATCATTATAAAGATTTTCTTTATTTATATCATAATTTGGTTAATTAAAAAGAGTTAGCTAACGCTTTGCTATCATTTAAAGTTTATAACTTAAATACATTAACCTAATAATCTGTAGTAGATTGAAAATCTAAGATCTTAATAATAATATATATCAATGATTTAGTTTAGTGTGTTTTTTGACACCTACTTATGTTATCAATGGATCTTTGATTGACAAGCAACTACCTACATCAGACGTTAATGCATTGATATGTTTACTTCTTTCCAACGCTTAAGCGTAATACGCCAAGGGGAAAAGGGAGGTGGGCTACGAGTCGCTCCGCTCCTGGCCGGCGGTGTGGGGATACCTCCTGCCCTGCCTTACGGAGCCGCCACATTCCCTTTGGTGTAAACAGAGATGAACTTTAAAAAAAAAGATATTACCTAACCTGGTATTTACTAGATAAGGTGTTTTCTTCAAGGCAGTTTCTAGTTGAGTAAAAAATCTGGTCAAAGAAGTTGTCTGGTCAAAGACAGAATTTTATATTCGCGCCATGGTCGGTTGGATGAGTTGGTTTAGTCGGTGGTCTGCAAAACCATATACCTCGGTTCGAATCCGGGACTGACCTCATATTTGCAATTCTTTTCTGGGGTGATAACCAATAGGTGTATGGGGTTTCTTGTACACCTATTATTTTATCAATCCGAATCTTTTCAACAACACGAATAATACAACCAATATACCTAAGATCGACATAAAGATGATAGCCATCGGCCACCTTGATTCCTCCTTATCGTCTATATCCTTATGCTTGATGTCTGTCTTCTTATCAATATCCTCAATACCGGTGATCGTCTTATCAACGCCAAGGGAATCGGTCGTCACCGTGCTATCCCGCCGGCCGATGACGATATGAGCGTCCGTCTGGGAGGACACGGGTCGCTCCCCAGTGGATGGATTCACCTCCTTCGTAGTATCGAATTTCCTCTCAGTTATGACAATATCAGCATTAAGATCAGATGTCCTGATCTCTACGATCTTCCGGTCCATGACCTCATCTATCATCGTCTCTATCCTGCTTATCAAACGATTATCTATAGACGTGTCGCTAACCTGCCTCCTGCTTCCACAAGAGGACAGGAATAGCGACAGACCTAAACAAAAAACAGCCTTAAGACTTATCCTTAACCTTATCATCAGCAATCTTCTTTATATCGTCAAACATCTCGTCAGGTATGTTTTTAGAGAAGCCAAACATCTTGAATACGTTTATTCTCTTGAATACAGCCTTGAACACCTTAACCAGATAAGCGTCAGCGAAAGCATCCCCTATCGTATTCAGGAAAAGCATAACATATCCAACAAGAGCTATATACACCCCATATTTGGTAACGGTAAGTATCATGCTAGCCTCCTCCTCGATCGGGTATAACGTCTTATATATAACACATAATGTCATTACTATAAAACAAGACAAAGCGAACTCCTTAAGAATATCAGTAAACCTGACCTCCCTAAACCATCTCTTGAAACTAAACCTCCTCCTACGGCTTCTACGGAGCTTCCAGCCCCTTATGCTTTGCGCTAACCTAGCCAAAAAATTAGCTATTAATACTATAAGTAATACAATCAATAAATGATGCACTGGCTGGAAGTAAGCCCAACAAGAGGCACCATACGCAAGCGCAATATTCCACAAAGCCCCTACTCGCTCTATCATGTCTTTGTCTTTCATTTTATACCCTACTCGCAAAGTTAACTACTATACTATTAAGTACCTAAAACACCACAGCATGTATACCGTTCCTCGTATCAAGGCTGTCAAAATGCAACCAACCCACCTTCCCCTCAAGCCGGAAAGGATATGGTAACATATCTTGATGATCCAAGATCAAGCCTCTAGCCTGTTCCGCCGTCATCGACTTGACATCGAAATCCCCAGCCTTACCCAACACATGAGCGGATAGATAAACATCTTTCTTATCCTTAACTATCTGGCAGATGTTGCATCTAAGACCACGTTGGGAAAACTGCCCCTGCTTGTCCCAATTATTACAATACATAGGCTGTTTGATTATATCCCTCCGTAATATAAGAAGATTATGGAGAAACGCTGTATCAAGAAACTGCCACGATCTGTCCTTCCACTTATTGTACGTATGAGGACACACCAATTCCACTATATCAAAATACGATCCAAGTTCTTTTATAATATCATTCCTATTCATGTCAAGCTGGTTTTATCGTCCATTTCTGGGCGTAATTATTTTTTAATACATATATCTTCTCCATAGGTGTAGCGGGAGACCCGTTGGACGAGCCTTTCACGAATCCCTCTGGGGCCTGCTCCGTGCCGGAAGGACGCTGGTTTTCGGTTGGATAAGCAACACTATACATGCTTACCGAAAGACTATAGAACTGGTTCCTCTTCCCATCCTTAGCCACGGATGTCATAGTAATCTGATCCCATCCTACAACAAGGTCGTAGAAAGAGTTCACGAAATCATCTGATCTTTTTTGGCTATGAGTGGATGCATCCACGTTAAACCATGTAATAGCCCTCATCTCATAAATATAATCCGGAAGCTTATCCATTCTAAGACTATTGCTATGAGCTGCAACGAAACTAGTAAGATGTTCCAATCCCCTTCCAGACATATTATCATCATTCCAACCCGTCCTCCTTTCTCCACTTACCCGGCCATCTAAAAAACAAAAATCAGTAATATTAGGATTTATCTTATCTACCTCGAAAAAAGGAAGGGTATTTATATCAAAATAATTCCACATATCAGAAGGGCCAGGATGTATTCTCAACGAAGTTAATTTAGGAAGATCATTAAACTCCTTTATATACCTATCCAAATAACATGAAGACAATTCAAGGGTTTGAAGATTTTTCATATTCTTTATATTCCTTATTCCGCTAGATTCTATATCCCTAAGATCAAGCATATTAAACATATTTAAACAATATACCTCTGTCTTGCTGGTTATAGCCTCAGGAATTACGGTCATTCTTTGCCCTATATTTTGAAGATCGATATAAATTAACTTTTTGGATCTTGACAACTTGTCTACAGGTATACCGTCATTAACATACAGCGTATGGGATACGAACAAAAACTCAAGTCCTGGTATATCCACAATCGGGAAAGCCGTCATCTTACAAATTTGGATATTGGCATAATAAATATCACAAGTAAAATCTATCGACACAGCCCGTTGCACGTCCCTCCTCCCATCAGCGTAAGCATGATTATCTATAGGTACGTATTGCGATCCATCCTCCTTCCTGAACCACCACGTAGTATTGGGATTTTTCCTGTGTTGTATTGCCAAAGAACGGAATATAATACAATAATCATCCCGCCCTTGAACCTTGGTCATAGGAAACTGCTCCTTTATTCCATCCCCCCAATCCACATTAGCCATACCGGGCTTTCTGGATTTAAACTCGACAAACGTATTATAAGGATTACCAACGACAGGATCAGGTACATAATTATAATCATCGGTATAATAATTTCTAAGTGCCCTATCCCATGTAGTGAACCACACGAACTTGTTGGATGATGCCTCATATTTATATAATGTCTTAGCCATTACCTATCTTGTTAAAATATTCTACAATAACATTCCTGTCCAATCCCATAGAATCACACAAATACTCCCCTTCTGGTTGACCCCCAAACGATAATACCTTATCCGTATCATGAGCTAAAACATCTCCATTGCCTACAAAGGTACGCCCATCGTCAAATACGATAAGCTTATATGGCTTATACGACCTCGTGTCAATATCAGAAGATCGTATTGACCTTAACACCGAAGCCTCTGGTGCCATACTAAACCTCCATCCATAATTATTCATAAGCACATAAACCATCTCCATAGGAGTCGACGGAGAGCCATTAGACTGACCCTTTATAAAACCAGAGGGAGCCTGTAATACGCCACTAGGTCTTTTATCATCAGGATAGGAAGCTGAATACATACTTAGATACAATCCATAAAACTGATTTCTTTTGCCATCGGAAGCAGAGGAAGACATAGTGAGATAATCAAACCCCATCACCCTCTCATATAATGTCGATATAAACGTATCACATCGAACTTGGGTTGACAAGCTGCGATACATATAAAAGCTATTCATAGACCTCATCTCATATATATAATCCGGGAGATTACTTACATCTATATTACTATAACCGTATGAAGCGTCGATACGCTCAATGTTTCCCAATCCCTTACCGCTCATATACGGATGCCAACTCACGACAGGTCCATACCATCTATTTATATGATCGAAAATCTTTAAACTAGAATTTATCTTATCCACCTCATCCATAGCCGGGCATGTATTAGGGTCAAACGATGGCATAGCCACTCCCGGGGATATATATAATTCTCTTAGCTTGCTAAAAGACAGCCATTCCCTTGGGTATACCCTAACCCTGCAACCTGCCAAAGCTAATGTTACAAGATTAGGCCACATAGAGGGGAATTTCCTTATATTAGAAGACTCCGTATCATTAAAATCAGCCGTTCGACTTAAATTAATGCCTTTCAACTTAGTCAACCTATCCCAATCGTCCGGTATGGATGTCAATGTCCCTACACCCAATTCGTTAAGTGTTATATACTCTATATTTACCGATCTACGTATCCTATCTTTAGGGATATCGGTTATATTCCCATCGCCGGTAATGGATAAGGTTAAGTTGATAATACTTGGGGCGTCTAATATCGGGAATCCTACCATCATTATCCTTGCTGTTTGAACGAATGTAATATCATTCGTAAAAGTCATGGTAATGACCCGATCTTTATCTAGCCCATCAGCGTAAGCATGATTGGGGGCGGGAATATACTCACTCCCATCTTCCTTATAAAACCACCATGGATGGCTATCCGGATTCTTACGATAACTTATATCCCTTCTCCTAAACATCAACCTATATTGACCATATATAGATCCACTCCTAGCCTTTACAAAAGGGAATTGCTCTTTATTCCCATCTCCCCAATCAACCTCGCACATGCCGGGAGCATTAGAATAAAATCCTATAATCTCATTATAATTATTACCATCCAATATAGGATCAGGCACATCATCAGTAGTATCATTCCTGTTAACGCCCCTAAAAGCGTATTTACCCTTAGTAAAAAAGGTTATAGACCCTTTATTCGTATCCTTACATATCAGCCTCATACCTCTCCCTCCTCTATTCTCCTGAAATACTCGACAACCGGTGAGCTGTCCAATCCCAGATCGTTACAGATATCTATAGCCTCGTATTTGTCGGCGAAATTATACTTACTCATATTATCATCCAACACGTCTCCGCTGAATACTGACACATGACCGTCCTTTACGCCAAGGGCGAACGGGGTAATCCTAGTCTTCCCAGCCCGCCTTGCCCTCGTAAGGGCGGCCTTGGAGGCTGGCGCCGGGGCCAAGACCCATGTCTGCCCGTAGTTGTTGGTAAGCACATACACCTTCTCCATAGGCGTCGTAGGATTACCATTACTAACCCCCTTGACAAACCCCTCAGGGGCTTGATAAACGCCAGATGGTCTCTTATTAGTAGGAGCTGCGGCAGTATATAAATCTAAGGTAAGTTTATAAAACTGATTCCTGTTGCCGTCAGAAGCCGTCTGTGACATCGTTATATAACTCCACGACATTATCTTATCATAAAACGTGTTAACGAACGTATCAGCCCTCTCCTGCGTATTTATAAATTTACCATAATCACGCAAAGTCCATATCCTAAATTCCCTTACCTCATACAACCAATCTGGAAGATCATCTACCGGCACCACACTTGAATAACAATACGTATTATGGATCTTATTTAATTTCCCTCCTACCAGATCTTGTTTCCATGAGCTACCACCACCCATAAAGGTAACGCCTGTCTTATCATCCCCTACCTTATCCACCTCATCAAATACAGGTATATTATTCCTATCGCTTATAATGCTTATATCTTTTGCCGGAATAGAATTAAAAGCCGGATCATAAGAAGGAATGTTACACCAGTTGAAGTTAAACTTTGTAAGATTCTTCCATTCAGAGAATCTTCTCCAATTAGAATCAGGATCATCCCCGAAGTTAAAAATGTTATTGCATCCGAAATACCTCAGATCTTTCATGTTCAAAAAACCTTCTGGCCAATTACTCCATACACCAGGATGAGAAAAAGACCCCATCTGTATATTACGAAGATTAACACTCTTACTTATCCTGTCATATGGGATATCGCCATTTTTAAGAACGGATCTGACCATAGCCAAATAAGTTATATCAGGTAGATTAACTATAGGAAACTCATGGAGGACAATACCATCCATATTGAACTCCCCATTGATTACGTTAGAGAACCTCATCGTAACCTCCCTACGTCTGATATCGCTATACTTATGTGGAGGAACCGGTATATACTGAGATCCATCCTCCTTCCTATACCACCATGTAGTATCGTCAGGATTCTTTTTGTACTCAATATCTAAAGACCTGAATACTATCCTATAACTACCGTCAGATATCTTGACAAAAGGGTATTGACCCTTTGTCCCATCACCCCAATCGACGTCCACGAATCCTGGATTGTTTGCCGAGAACCTGAGATTACGATTAAAAGCATCATAACCTACTATCGGATCAGGCACATAATCAGCATTCCTCCCATTATAACAAGGGAACCTGTCCTCATTAACGTAAAACGTCACCGAGGACAAGACCGTATCATATCCTACCAAAAATCCCATATCAACTAATTGAGGTTATACCATAAGACACCCATTCCTTGTATCCGTTAACCATCTCATATACCTTGTTGATGGTCTTACATACGACAGCGAACCCAATATCCACGTTAGGGAACTTCTCGTTAAGCTCATCTATTGTAAGCTCCTTAGTTATACTCTCATCCCACTTACGCATCTCCTTTACCTCCATGAGGACCGGTTTACCGGTTGTGCCTACGCTCATTACCCACTCACCCTCACGATTGGCATCCGCCAGATCGGGGAAGATAGTAACGCCAAACAACTCGGTGAGCACGAACTCATCGCCGTTCCGGGTAAACGACACCGCCGCTCCGGGGGTCAAGACTACCTCGTTCACCGCCAGCATACTCACCAGCTTCTTGGCTCCCCCTGATACGGTACCATTCAACACGACAGTCACGTTACCCGTAACGCTATTAACGAACTTGATATCATTCTTCTCGCTATTTATAGCCTGTAACCTAGACCCAGATACGATATTTACGATCTCATAATTCTTGTCGTAAGTACTCTGTAGCGTCACATTACCGTATTTAGTATCGATAAGGGTAATCCACTTAGCCTTACCACCTACTATCTCAACAAGCTTATAAAACACGTCATTGCCGTCAGCGTCAACCCATCTAGCTATAGCTCCAGGAGCGAAATTAGTCACCTCCCGATCTTGGGTATAACTTATAGTGCTTTCCGTAGGCTTATTAGTCAAAGTAACATAAAGGCATTGCTCTACGTCGGCTTCCATCTTAACTATCCCAGCTCCATCGTAATAATAATCAGGTACATTTTTTTCTCGTATCAACAAGATAGTACCTTCCTTAAGCTTATCGGCGTTAGTTGGATCATCCACGAAAGACTTCATCTGGATATAAGTATCGAAGATAATAGACGTACTCTTATCCTCTATCTTCTGATTGATATCATTGACAATATTATTAATCTCGTCTTTCGTATAATAAGGAGATAAATCAACCTTCGGGCCTTCCTGTTCTAAAGCCTGAGTTCCATCCCACCAATAATCAGGTACCTCCTGCTCCCTGATCCAGAAACTGTCCCCCACACGGAGCTTAGCCGTGTTCTCCGGAACCGCCAGCCACTCATTCATGGCATCGACCGTATCAAAGATATACGCCGTGTTCTTGCCCTCAGCTATACGTCTTACGACAGCCAACTCGCTCTCGACATCGCTAAGTCTTTCCTTTATATTATTGATCTCTCGCTCTAACTTATCATAATTATCCTCCTGATCTATAGCGTCACCGATGGACATATAAACCTCGTTAGTGAGCTTATTGTAGGTAACACGAGCCACCTTCTCGTAGGATGTCTTATACGTAGATGAACCCTTACTAGTATGACAAACAAAATCATACGTATTTTGATACACCACAGATCCACCGGTATTGATGAAATTATATCCATCTTGGCTCATCGTACCTCCCTTGTATCCAACAAGTTCAAAAGAACATTTACCCGTACCTTTAGATCCAAACCATGTAGCGTAGGCCATGAAATACGTCTCTTCAGGTAGGATATCATAATATTTAGCCCTTAAATCCTTCACCGACATCCAAACACATTCCTTACCAGAACCGGTATTATCACCACCCCATTTAAGAACTTCTCTAACAGAGCTATCTCCATTTCCGGGGCCAGACCAACCTACAGCAAGATTATCTATGGTGGGAACATTAGAATTAAGGGCTTCCGTCATCGTGTCCAAGTCCCTTCCGGAACTTGATTCCCATAAATATCTGAACGTCACAAAATCAACATCCCCGATCTTAATGCCTCCGGTATTACTAGGATATGTTTTTGTGACTAACTCATAATACCATTTACCATCACGGAAAGTAGCCCTTATCCTCTCTACTTGCTTGGGGGATATAGAGACATATGATCCGCCAACAGAAACGTTATCGCCATCAACCGAACGGGAAGTCCCATCCTTTGGATCCTCAGGATCCACGGGGGTGTAGATCGTAGCCTGCTTATCTCCGGCATTGATAACAACTATATAATAGCTGTCCCCGTCAAGACCCTCATCATGAGCCATGGTGACAAAACCTTGCTCGCTATCCGGCCTCCATTCAACGACAACCATATGCTTATCCATAGGTATACCGGAAACGCTGTTAACGTAGTTTGTTGACGACATGAAAACAGCATGGTCATCATAAGCCTCATCAACACGTTGATGCTTAGTAGCCAATCCGTCAAGACGTGATATCTCAATGGGGTCAGTTACCTCGACCCCATTATAATCATACCACTTATATCCTATCATCGTATTCTCACGACGATATTTCCTTTTCCTTATGACCTCACCGCCGGCTAGGGCGTCAATCATATAATAATCATTACATACCTTAACCATGACCTTGATATTAACAGGTTTGACATAAACAAGCCACGATAGTAGCGCCATCGGGGATGGAGGTCAGCGTAGTCCCTACCGGGTAGGTCGGGGAGGATGACTCCATCACCATCAACGACATCCGCTCTACGACCATATTGTTATCAATCAACCTGCTTCCCTCCACATAGAACCGGCCATCGGCCACCTCATAGCACTCTCGCACCGGAACCATATGTCTTTGGCTCTTATCCGCGTAATCACAGATCGTCACCTTAGCCCCATCCGGTATAGACGTAAGCTCATCACCTACATTATAATCAGGATGATCAGAGTACACGACATACAATATAGACTTAATATCCTGCAATGCCGGATTGACTGTCCTGAATCCCTTCAAATGTATCTTATGACCACCGATCTCATAACAATCATCCACGTCCATGATATTAAGATCACAACTGATAACCGTCCAGCCGTTAATAACCGTCTGCGTAGGGGTAGTATTGATAGGATGATCGGGGTCGGTAGACTCAACGATCTTATAGTCGAAAGTCTTTACATCCAGATTTCCGTTCAACGACTCCTGTCTCCTGATCTTCACCGTACCCTTTCCGGTATCATAACAAGTCTCCGTGGTATCGATAAGTCGATCCATATAATCCGGCTCCTCGCACTCGATACGGGCGAAATTGGATGGCAAAGAGGTATATTGAGTACCAACATGGATATCATTGTCTGTAGAACTCAATACATGATGATTATACGACCTAACATGATTTAAAGGGTTGATAACGTAAGTGGATTTAATCCTTACCGATCCTCCCGGTGTCGAGTAACATTCTACCGCATTTCTGGTAATACGATCATCCAACCTTTCTAGAGCACACCTTTCACGGATAAAATCCGCAGGGATATTATTTATCCTATTTCCTAGCCCATACTTATTATCAGACGAGTCCACAATCTCCCAGAACTGGTTTCTTTTCCCAAGATCACCGTCATAAGACACCACATGTCTCATACGCACGCTTCCGGCTGATGTCTTGTAACACTCCTCGATATCAATAGGCATCCTATCTTCCATATCCGTGAAATCACAAGACACCAAAGAGAATCCGTCCGGGAGGGTAGCCAGTTCGGCCCCCGGAACGAAGCCGGCGTCATCCGATTCAAGCACCTCGAAGCGGACGTATCTTGCCTTTATCTTGGAGTCATAAGAAACCAGCCTACGAAGCTTGACATTGCCATTGCCTCCGTCATAACACTCGACATAAGACCGGATGTCACGCTCCTCCATATCGTCGAAATCACAGACAGTCCTTACCCACGTATCTGGCAAGGAACTGAAGCTGGCGCCCTCAGGTTGTGACGGATCGGTAGTCTCCAGGACTTTATAGCTCTTATCCCTAACTCCTATATTCCCGTCCCATGACGTGAGAACCTCCAGCTTCACCTTACCGGCCGGTGTCTTATAACATTCTACAGTTACCTCAATATCCCGGTCCTCCATATCCGTGAAGTCACAAACGACCTCAACCCAGTCATCGCTTATGCTGGTGATAAACTTACCTACCGGATTCTCAGGATCGGTACTTTGCTTGACGCGATACCATTCCTTTCTGGTACCCATCTCGTAATCAAATATCTTATACCCCTCTATCTGTACCCTTCCGGTCCCGGTATCAAAGCATTTAAGCACCGGTATTATCTCCCTTTGGGTCATATCCGGGAAATCACATACTATACGACTCCATGTATCGGGTATCTTATCATACTCCGTACCGATAGGATTGCTATCGTCAGTCGTATTCACCACCTCATAATGGGATACCTCCGGGTTCAGGCGGGGGTCTACTGACTCAACGCCCTCGATCTGGACCTTGCCCCCTTCCGTGGCGTAACATTTACTTACGAATATCAACTCCCGATCGGTCATCTCCGCTATGCTACAATCTATAGCTACCCACTCGGCAGGAATCTTATCCAATTCCGTACCAATAGGCGTATCAACATCTGAAGAGTTGATGATAAATATCTTCTCGGCCAATATCTCACCCTTATTATTCATATAGGTATGGATACGAGCCTCTACCTGACCTCCCGGAGTACGATAACATTGGTTGACGATCGACACACGGGCGTCCTTGATGTTAATGAACTGATAGTCCTTTTTAGGAACCTCGCTTACAAGTCTCTTTACTCCTTTATCATCGAAGTATACGTAACACCCGTCATTCCTCATCATGACCGGATACGTCTTTCCGTCTATGACAACACCTGAGAAGTCATCTGGCGGAACGGAGAAACCCATGCTACCAAATATGGAAGCCAGTCTCTTTAAATACTCATTTATCGCAGACATAATATCATATTTTAATTCTACTGCCTCAAAGATAACAAAAAAAGGGAAGAGAATTGAATCTCTCCCCTTTAGGAAATATATGAACGCAAAAAAGGTTCTTTATTTCGGCTCAGTTACGATGGCCGGGCCAAGACCAGCGGCCGCCCCGATCATATTAATCATCTCCTGAACTCCCTCATGAGCGCCATAGCGTACACGTAAGATCAAATTAACCGGATCGTCGGCGATAACCTTTCCGAATCCTTGAGAGTACCTATGAGGATTAATCGTGATCTGGAAGTCCACGTATTGGGCTGTTTGCTCAACACGGCTGTATTCATTCATGAACGTCCGCCCCATGAAATCCTGATGTTTCGGGAAACCGTTGAAATGAGCATAGCCCTTCAACTCGTCATCCATCATATTACCGCCGACATGAGTACGTGGCGCTTTGCTGGACAGTCTCTCGAAATGAAGTTGATCCCACCAGATAGGAGACCCCTCGTCAAGAGAATCAGGATAACCTCCGCTAGCGCCAACGATCTCAACGCTATCCTCTACATAAGTCATTTTATCCATCAAGCACTCTGACGGAGATAATAACATTTCCTTACCACGGAAACGGATACCGCACTTGCAGTTAGTACCAAGTTCCTGAGCCGACTCCAATTTCTTCCACATACGGTTGCGGTAGGACGCCGGAGCCTCGCTGGTGAAGAATCCCTCGAACACCTTGTCGCACTCATCACACAACATGTTAGTATATACCGTTGTCTGGAAGCTATGCTGGCAAGCCGCAGGAGTACCGTAGTCAGTGATCTCCAGTTCCGGGAAAGCCTGTTTGATTTCCTCCAACGCACTGTTTCCGCACTCATCATCCGGGATCGTGATATAATACTTCTCGGTGGATACCTTGCAAGAACCACAAGCCGACCAAGAAGCGGTACGAACCGTAGGATTCTTACACATATCGGATGTCTTAGCCACATAGTAGATAATAGCCGTAGGATTGGCCTCCACGAAAGTAGAGATCTCCTCATCCGTCAATTTCTTTGAAGTAGCGGCAATATACAAACCTGATCCCTTGATCTGACTCATCTTATTAACCGTATCGGCTACAACGTTAGGCAATGACTCCACCGTAGTAGACATATCAACACCGTCATCCTCCAAGGAAATAGAATACAGATAGCCGCCCTTAACCTCGGTATAGTTAGGAGGACAATCCGTACATCCTTTCATGATAGAGATAAGGCGTTGAGTATAGTCAGCCGGTTTAGCGCCTTTCTTCATCACCTTATAACGTGACATGCTACCCTCGATAGTCTCACGTACGATCTTCAATCCTGGATATTGAGCGCGAACCTCAGCCAACGCCAGATCATCACCAGTATCGCATACCTCCATGCAATAGAAGTTCACGTCCTCCGTCTCAGGCTCAGTAGCCTCATTAGTGCATCTTGTAACCGGAGTGATATCAATATAATCAGATACCTTGCCACCACCTGCGATAGGTTGGTTCTTCATCCGCTCGATACACTTCAATACGGCGGGTAACAAATCAACCTCCTCACAAGGATCGCATTCCTCACATTGATTTGGAGTATTGTCGCAATCATCCAAAAGGATAGCGTCATTGATCTCAACACGACCTTCCTCGTAGCCAAGAAGCTCGAAAGCCCTGCCGGCGAGAATCAAGCGGATAACGATACGGTCGCCCTTGGAAACGGAGAAAGCCGTGTCGTCAGAGACACCATTATATCCTAAGATAACGTCATCGACATAAGCGTGATCCTTCTTCGGCCAAGAAGCGTAAATCTCGGTGATCTCATTCAACGAGAACAGAGGCGTGGAAAAATCCTTGTCATATATAGAACGGGAAGCCGCTTGTTCATTACGACCGATACGAATCTCATAACGCTTATCATTACGAGGCTTACCGGTAAAATCAATCACGGCCTTACAACCGTTCTCGGAAGTATCTTTAGTATCGTAAATACCGATCTGTCCTTCCTTCAATAAGATGGAATCAACATCCACCATCTTAGCGTGTGGGGATACGAAAAGTACCCGGTCTTGCGGTCTGTGCAACATATTATCAATATTTAGTTTAAAAAAATTATTTACCTAACGCAAACATAATAATAAAGACGATCACGACAATAAAGTACAGCCATGAGTATATAAATATTAATACGGATTACATTTTTTGTAAAGCTACTCTATTAAAACAAATCCATATTCATTTATAATATTATCAACATCATTAGATGACAATGAAAACCACTCTCCTGAAATCCTCTTGTCGGAAAACTTATCATGCAAACATCTCTCTATATCACCTTTTACACAAGCTATGATACTTAACCTTGGATTAGCGCATCTTAAATCCCTCTCTCTCTTCTTTACATTAAACGTCTTACCTATTTTAATATCCTTACTTAAACCATCGACAGCCAAATAGGTGAATATATTACAATCATGATCATCATCTACATCATTTACCAATATATCAATTATATCATCGACAGATTCGAATATACCCATTTTTATAAACTTACATATATCCTTTTGAATACAAACAATCCTTTCCGATTCTTGCTTGGTGTATAAAAACTTATCACATTCACCGGTAACAGTCTTATTTATAGCAAAAATTATTCTCTCAATATCATCGGAGCTAAAAAATGAAGACAGATACCTATACATATCACTATACTCGTTTCCTCCCCTTATATATATAATAGCGTCATTGCTTATATCTGATCTTCCAAACATTTTTATACATTCATTATATATAGATGGATGTAATTCCATGGCGACCATCATCCATATCTCTTTAGCACACATAACCAACCTATTCGATCCTCTACCGGTAGATTTATACACCCCAAGCGATTTTAATGTCTTGACAAGAGAGGTATTGTTTACGTCATTAATAAAACTTGATAAAGATATACCTCTTATATACTTGTCTTTTATAACATAATATATACGCTCAGAACTATTCCTATTGGATAAAATTCCCTCTATCCTCTTATCACTCCATCCTTCTACGATCCTCTTTCTTAAATAAGCCTCTTGCAAGTCAGTCAAAGACATAAATGATGTTTCTTCATCACATCTAATAGGTACACCGAATAAAATTTTACTACTTGAAATCATATCATAATATTTTACACAATTAAATATTATGCAAATATAGGAATAAAAAAGCAAAAACACACATACCATGAAATAAAAAAAAGACCCGCCTATTTCTAGGCAGGTCTTTCTATCAAACTAACGTTGTTTATTTAAAAGAAGCCACATTATCCTTATCCATTCTATATCTATACAATTCATTCTCATTAAGGTTGAATTGTTTAGCTACCATATCCAGAATCTCCTCCACAAGATAATCGGGCAGCTCCGGGTCGATGTCCGTGGACTGGATACCGGCGGCGTTGATATACCCCGACAGGTCCACCCTGACAGGACGGCGGTAGTACGTCATCTTAACCTCCTCGGTACGGAAGCCTGACTCGTAGACCACGACCTTCCCGTTCCCTATGGAGTAGAATGTCTCACGGTAGTCGTAAGAAGGACGGTTATTCTCGTCTCCAAGAAGCTCATGGATATTCTCGTTCTTAGCCTCCCACATGACAAAATCTCCAACCTCACATCCATTATAAGAAAACGCTCCTTTTATATTTGAGAACCATAAATAATCATCAGGAAGACCGAATGATGTCGATTCGGGATCATCAATATGACTAACCTCCTTAAGCGATTTCCAGTATACCAGAAGAGTTTGTATAGATCGGATGGTCTCATCATCCTTCCTATTAAGATAGTATCTTATCAACCTGTCCTGAGCCTCGTTGAACAAAAGCACGAACCTCCCGGGATCAAGCTTAATCCCACCATTGGCGAGATTCTGCTCATTCTTCTGCAAAGACCTTAGATACGCTTCTTGGATCGTCATCGTTATTCCTCCGTATTAACCTTATCACCTTCATCTACGTCTTCCTTCTTCTTGACATCCTTAACCTTCTTGGTCTTATCGTCTATATTAGAAATAGACATAAGTTCCTCGTACTCATCCAAGACATTAGCCTTTACACTGATAAGATCTTTCTTGGTAGCCAAGAACTCGGCGGACGTACGGGTGTCAGGACCTATGATCTGACCATTATATTGCAAGCCGGATGGAGTCATGTTAATACGACCGTTACGTTGAAGGACGTTTATGATACGATAGAACTCAAGAACTTCCTTGAAATCACCCTCCAATGACCGATCCCAGATATCAAGCAGATAATCGATGTTGGTCTTCTTCTCGTTCATCCAGTTTGATAGTGATCCGGTGTAATAATCATCCTCCGTGAAATCAGGACGGGTCACGATGCCGATGTACAGAAGAAGGTCGATGACAGCCTGGCGTTCCTTATCACCTTTCTTAAGGGCGTTGATGAACTTATAGCTGATATTCATCTTATTGATCTCACGCTGCTGAACGAAATCCTTGGCGTTGTCTTTCTCAATGAAACAGAACATGGAGTTCATGAAAATAGGATCACCATCCATTTCCTGAGGAGTCAACATGCCAGAAAATACAGCCAGATATAAATAAAATAACTCAACGGTATTAGCCGTGTTATAAACCTTACCCATGAATATCTTATCCTTAGCGTCATCCCAAAACTCTAGATTAGTCTGGGAAAGATCCTTCTGAGATATATCCTCAAAAGGCTTCATTATATTATTGACACGTTGATTAACCAACCTATCAACCTCATCTTTATCCATACCATTATAACATCTTGATCTTGGATAAAAACCCGTATTATAGGCTTTTGAGAAATCATCCCACGGGCAACATACGTGAGTAGCATTCTCCGGGAACGGAGCCTTGGCTATATTGGCGTCTTGGAAGGCCTGCGGAGCGCTTCCGTCGTGTTTACCTACTACCTCATACAAGGTATCTGACATGATATTGAAGCCGTTTACCTCGACCAATACCTTCTTTGATTTTAAAATCTCTTTCATTTCCTTATTTTTGCGTTACTTTCCTAAAAAAAGAGGAGAGGAATATCCTCCCCTCTAAAAACCAAATTACATATGAAAAAAAACTTAGCCGAAGTAGTTCGGTTGAAGCTCGATGATCAAGAACTTGCTGTTATCCATAACCCAAGCCGCGGAAGCTGAGTGACACCAGAATTGCTCTTTCATGCCCGGCAAGGATGATACGATCTCATTTCCGTTGGCTTTGTGCGCCCAACGACCGTACTCATAACCCCACCACATGCTTACGCCTTCTGGCTTGATATAAAATACGTTGTTATTCATATTACCTAACTTAGCGTTAGCCGTATTAGGAATAGCGGAATATGCGTTAGTCGATCCAGCGTCAGTGATATTCTCAATAATACAAGAATAAGAGGATCTAGGATACATGCCATTCACTAACTCGCTACGATCTGTCATGTCAGCGTAATCCAAAGAAGGATCGTGCTCGAACTCTACATTTCCGATGCCGGGAAGAAAAGCACCCTTAACCTGTACCGGACCTAAAATCATAGCATCATTAGTACCAGAGATAGGATTAGAAGGCAACATACGGTCACTACCCATACCCCAGCTCAAATTACTCAACGTAGTAAAGAAAGCCTCTCTAATCAACTTCTCTAAGTTGACCATAGCCATAGCTCCTACCTTGAACTTAATCTTACGCTCCGTAATAGGAAGATCTTGACGACCACGGAAAATATAAGCGGCAGCAGCCATAAGAGTATCCTTAGTAATACCCATCGGACGACTATAGTAGATAGTATAACCACGGCGAAGCTGACGGTAGATACCCTCATTCAAATGGATAGGACCATTTTGATCCATGATAATACCACCTTCTTGCCACATTAACTGTCTAGCTTCCAGCTTAACCAACTCAGCCATACAGAATACCTCCAGCGTGGACGCTACCTTAGCCGTACGTAAATCAAGTCTACCATTAACAGTCCTACCGATAATAGCCAAATCAGGAATATTACCCTCGTATTCACTTCTCATGGCATTCATACGACGAAGAGCGGTCTCCACGAACTCTGAAGTGCTATTCTGAGCGGCCTGCATGGACTTCATACCAGCGTACATAGTTGTCTCACCCTCAACACCACGGTGGTTTCCTAAACGGAACTCACAAGTCATGGAACCGGCCTTGTCAGCTCCAGATACCTTAGAGAACTGGGTACTGTACTCACCAAGAGCATGACCGATCTTCCAATAACGGATACCCGGACGTAATTTCTCTTTAGGGAAGTATTTGGCCTTTCCGCCGATAACACGACCCCAATAACGCGTCAAATCACCTTCTGTTTTTGAAGGGATCTCACCAGATATAAGGATATTACAGCCGTTAGCGGCGTCATAGGTGATGACATCATAAGCCGTAAACTCAGATGTATTCAAAACGATATCAAACAAACTTCCATCAATACCCGGTTTCAGATGATGAGTCGAAGTATCCTCCGCCGTAACTACAGCGAATGTCTTTGTAACGGGAAGATCATAACGGAAAGAAGCACCGATACCGTTAACGGAAATCGTAGCACCGTTATTAATCATACCCATATACATCGGAACAGGGTAGTTGGCGATATTAGAGAACAAGTTCAACAGACCCAAATGATTCTTGTCCGGATCCTCGTAATACCAGCTCGCCAATGAGCCTAAGTTATGCTCTACGAGCGAAGTCTTATAGTTCTTGGCATCGGTGAAGGCAATAACGTTATCGCCATTCACGGTAGCCGGAAAACTTTTTGTCAAAAAAGGGTTCATAATTATCTATCTTTTAATGTTATACACTCTTTGATCCACTTAGATCAAGGAAGTTAGCCTCTATAGTATCATTATCGATATTATTCTTATTTTGCTTTCCTCCCTTATTGCCAGAAAGAAGAGTGATGGTCTTCTTATTGACCTCCATCTTAGCCTTGTTAGTCTTCTGTTTAAGGAACTCGTCCTTATTCATCAAGAACAAAGCCAGATCAGCGGCCATGTCCGGATTCTTGATAGCCTCCGAATAAGCTTTATCTATAGCCGTATGACCTTGATTGTCTATCGGCTTGGTAACGAAATCGACAGCCTTACCTATCATCGTGTCAGTCAACTGGAATCCTGAGCTTATAGACGTCTTAAGACCTTTCTTATAGATCTTCATCTGCTCAATCAACTCCTGTTTCCTTTTCTCGGATTTTTTCTTCTCCTCCTCGATAAGGTTATCCATCTCCTTTTTCAGGATATCATGGAACTTATTGGCCTTGGACTCAATGAACTCATCGCCCTTACCAATCATCATCTCCATATTATCCTTTATCTCGTCTTCCGGCATACCCAACATCTTATAATAATGCTGGATGACCGCAAGCTGATCATTCTTGTTGCTCATATCAAGGTTGTCCAACGGCGCCTGAATATTCTGATATTGGTTTAGAAGCTGACCCACGTTACCTCCAGCCTTATCCACCTCTATCATCTTCTTCATGAAGTCAGACATAGAACCGGTATCAACCTTATCCTTCAACAACTCATCGGCCTTATCCTTGATCAATCCCTCCACTATATCAAGTAAATCATCTTCTTTTGTGATAGTAGAAAGATCGACTGGCTTATCATCTACCATAATATCAAGGTTATCGATACTGTCGATGATACCTCTGGCAGCCATCTTCTCCAAGAAAGATTTTCCGTTAAACACTGATACCACGTTATTATTATCAGTACCGCCTTCGCCAAGGGAATCAGGGTCTGGGGTTGCAGCATCGCCGCCCTTATCCCCGCCACCGTCAGCCGCTCCGCCGTCGGCAGGCTCTTCCTTGGTATCACCTATAGGATTACCATCCTTATCATATTTACCCTCGATATTATTCTTATCGCCATCACCGTCACCACGGTAAAAAAGTTCCTCGACACTCATGGTCTTAAAACCCTTAGCGAAATCACCCATATCATTCATACAATTTCCTTTTTTGCTTTTTACAAAAGTATTATTAATCCAATTACCAATTAAATCAAACCCATTATAGTATATGACAGAATTTTACGCCAAAATGATTACAGATTTTGTAAAAATATTTACAAAACTTGTAATCAATTCTTGTTTATTATTGACGTAAACCTATCTGTATCAGAACGTTTGTTTCTAGCGTCTATCTCCTTTTCTTTTAATTCCAACTTCTTTTTCTCTATCTCCTCACGAGATCTTCGCTCAGCCTCGGCGTTAGCCTGTCTGGTTCTCATATCCTCTTCCTTGATATCAAGATCTCTTTCCCTTAAAGCCCTATCAGCCATAGCCTCGACATAATCCACGCCTTCAGAGTTGTTCTCGGTCCTAGCCGCTTGACCGGCGGCCATTATGCTCTTACCCCTTAAGTCGAAGTTGCCCTTGATATAAGCCAGCTCCTTATCCTTCTCATGCTCATCATTACGTGCCTGTTGCTCGGCCTCGGCTTGCTGCTGGACAAGTCGCTGTTGATTCTGGTATTCTTCCTGCCTTACACGATCGGCGTAAGATCTAGCATCCCTTCCGATCTGATTCATCTCAGCCGTTGAGTTGGCACTCATCATCCTAGTGATATCAAGTAAGTCATTACCTAACGTATTTGTCTGTAATATATATTGTTTCAAATTCTCCAACTCCAGACGTTTCTTGGAATTAGAGACAGCCATAACATTAAGATGACGTAACGACAAGCTATTATCCGTAAGACTGATGTAAGCCAAGGAAAGATCGCTATTCCTGTACATCACGGTCCAATCGTATCCTTCCTTCTGGCATACTTGAGCCACGGCTAGATGAATATCCAATGTCCGTTTCTTGAAGTCATCGAAATCATTAAAGTAAGTCTGGGTCTGTAGCATAGTAGCGTTAACCCCCTGTTTTACGCCCGTAGAACTCTCGTATCTAGTTGACTGACCCATTGCCTGCTCGGATATTCCTATCATCCTATAAGCCATCATATAGGCGTAAGACGCCATTTCCATACGGGATCTTATCTGATCCGTATTAGTAAGATCATATACACCAAACTGGTTATATATGCTACTCATCTGCGGATTCTGGTAAGGATTATTCGTATCATTGCCACCTACGCCCATAAACGAGACGGACTTCACGATCTGCATGAAAGTAGCTAAAGCACCCTTCTTGTCCATCATATCCTTATATTCAGTAGGCAAGAATCCAAGGTCGCCTAAGAAGAACTTACCGATCTCCTTCTCGGCGTTATTGTATAGCTGATTCATAGCAAGGTTATACATCATCTGGAACGGTTGTATGCGATCAGCGAGACTGGCCCCTATAAATCCAGAAACCGGAATGACATAATCATACAGACTGCTGTCACCATGTATCTGATGAGGTATTGGATCCCCACCGATATATATAGGCTTATCCATTAAATTACCTCCGGTGATCTTAACTCCAAACCTAACCTCAGGAACATACTCCAAGATGTAGGTGTTCACCTCAGGATCACCAACGGCTTCTGCCATCACCCTCTTCACCTTCTTTATCCCGTTCTTCTCCAAGAACTCCGGGAGAAGCTCATCGGTAACAAGCTCCTGATCCACCATCCCGGTCTCCGTCATGTAAGTTATTAAGAATACCGGTTTCATGGATACCCAATATCCTTCCATTACCCTAAAAAGGCGAGAGTCTATCTCATATCTCTTGCCATTGGACATGTCAGAGTTAAAATAGCCAAATGGATGGAAGCGGGGCAAGAAGCGGGGCTGGGTGTGTTCCTCCCCGTCCGGCCCGAAGGTGTGGTACTCGCCCATCGGAACACCATAATAGTCCTCAGCGGCAACTATAGACTCATAGTCATGGTATCCTTTCCATGGAATAACCTCATTCTCATACATACCGGTAATAGACGGCTTCTTTTTCTTCCAGTCATACCTAGTACCGTCATTAGATACCCATCCCTCATAATCATCGTCACCGCCCATAATACGACGCTTGTCCTTTGCCGTCATCTTATGACCGTATTTTGATATCAACTCAACACCCTCGTAATAATGAAGACGACCCACATAAGACCCATATTGCGGGTATTTCACATCAGGATGGAAAACCTCCCTCGGACTCCATACCTCCGGACGATAGTAGTCGAAGCCAACGAAATGATTCCGGAACATCTTTCCGCTAAGAAGACGATCCCGGAAATTCTCCCTGTCAAGCTCATCCATATAAAACCGGCTACGGTCAGCCTCGATCGTATGATCCCCCCATACCGCCGCCTGCGTCTTCCATCTTGTACTCATGAACCTCTGGATATCATCAGGGGTCATAGACGCCTTGGCCTGTTGGATTTGCTGAACATAAGCCTGACGTTCCTCCTCGGAATTAAACTCATTGTATGTAGGATCAAGACCGGCCTCCACAAGACGCTGATTAACGATAATATCCCACTGTTCTTGTATATGACGATGAAGTAAGTTTGACATCGTATCCTCATACTCACTTATAGCCATATCCCCTACCTCGTTAACCGTATACTTATCCTGTAGGTTTGTCAGCCATCCCTCAAAGGCATTTACGATACCACCTATTATATCATAATGCTTCAAGAAAGAAGGTATCCTTATATCGCTCCTTAACTTCTGCACGTCCCTTAACTGAGGGATAACATCCGCCATCTCCATAAAAGATAACTTACCATCCGCCATCAGATAATAGTCACGGTACATCTGGTTACGATCATACTGTTTCAACCCTATCGTCTCAAGAGCATCCATACAATCCTCCTTCCATTTCCTGTTCTTTTTCTTCGTGGAAATAGCCTGAGGAGGTAATCCTAATAACGCTCCTTTTGCTGGAAACGAATGATCTCTATTAAACACTTCCATGATTATTCAATTTTATTTACAACAAAGATAGGCGTTTAATTGACATTCATTTACCTAAAAGCTCCTATAGATACCGATCCAAATGCAGATGCATATACCTCATGGTGTTTATAAGCGTCTTCCTTGCGGGCATTATTCATCTCCTCGATCTTCGATTTAGGCATGTAATTGTTATCGTCAAAATATCTGGCGAGAACCAACGCATGCCCGAACGCTATTATCCTATCGACGTTCAATCCGGGCTTATACTGTATTATCTCATCCAGTAGGGCTATATCATCGATCAATTCAATACCCTTGACAGTTATATCAAGACCAGTCTGATCATCATAACCGATAACGAAATCCTGCCAGCAATAATCCACTACGCACGAGAATAGCAGGTTCTGGTTGCCGGGGGTAGGGTATAGCCCCAGCTTGCTGTTCTGCCGGGAGCCGGCCTTCACATACTTATTGGCTATTGCCTCACCAGCAAACAGGAAGAAAGACGCTGGCATACCGCTTTTACGGTTAAGATACTGCTCATACATCTGGTCAGCGTTCTCCATAAGGCATATAGCCCCATATCCCTTCTGAAGCACCTCGCACGTACGGCAAAACTGATCTATGGATGATGGACGAGATACATAAGAGGCAACTATTCTATAGGCATAAGGATCTCGAATACCAACACGTCTCTTGAATACATAAAAAGCACCTAATGAAGGGGTATCAGACTTGGCCTGTTTATAAGGGTCGCAATTGTGAACAGATATATTCCTTAATAAATAATTATTCGTATCACATTCAAAATTATACACAGGACCGGTATACTTTTCTTTAGTTATAGATGATATCCTGACATATATATACTTATTATCATTACTAATAAATATACCTGTGGAAGGACTTTTTCTTGTGCTGGTATCCATACATACTTTAGACAATTTAGATATATAATCAGGAGTTAATGTCTCAACCAACTTCCTGAAATACACAGTATAGTTATGGCCTATCCTTAAATGATAACATGATCTTTGAGATTTAACCTTATTGCCATCTATATATTCAGCCCTATTTTTTTTCATTATGGATATACCTCCAACTACTCCAAGAGATAACAATATATCCTGTATACCCTCAAGAAGATCCATACTGACACTTACGAAATCCATGCCCGAATAATTGCGAAAATCATTATGGATAGATCCATCCGTATCCAGATATCCATGAATTAAACTAACCTTCATGCTAAACGGGAGGTATTTAGCAAATTCAGGAATATATTTACCATAACAATATTTACCAAAATTATTAACAAGCCACTCGCTTAGATAAACATGCTTAAAATTTAATTCCCAATTACCCTTCCTGCATCTCTCCGAAGGCTTAATACCAAAAAGATTATCTATAACCTTGTAATACCTATCCCTCTCTTCTGGATAGTCAAAACAAATAGCCATCTGTACACGACACTGCTTATCAATCCATCCATTCCCTAGCCACATCCCGACAAACCACCAAAAATCATCAGAAAGCATATAATCCCTAAATCCCGGAATATCCATCCTTTCTTCGGCATACATATTTGGGATCCTTGTCCACTGTCCCTCTTTTATATCCTTGACAGGTATGTAATCAAACTTGAATAAATCTTCCCTAACCCTTCTCCCTACGGTCTTATGATCAGAAACAAAAATAGGATGATCAGAAGTAAATCTATTTATTCTTACGCCATTATACATCTTTATCGAATAAAGATCCTCTTCGACCATATTTCTGACAAGTCTCTTGCGTATCCTAACATTATCCCCTTCATTATTAACCAAGAAATCATCATAGTCAACATCCTCTACATTCTTATATCCATCAGGGGTCAACACCCTTTCTCCGGGAGGCATACATCCTGCGACATAAATAAAATCATCAAACCTATTGGATTGAGGCATCTCAAATATCTGGACAGGAGCGTCAATAACACCACCGCTAAACGGAAAACCAGCCAATTGCTTATTCGATTTAGTAGTACCAAGTTTATTCCCCGATTCAAGGAAAACATCACACAGCATGCCGCTATATTGCCCCGACTCAAGAAGATCATTCTTATGCTTGATAGCGTACTCGACCGGAAATAGGTTCTGGGATGAGCTTAAAAAACAGTCGTCAATCGTAAATGGATAGAACATGGTATGAGAGGTATAAGCTACCCTATCTTTCGTAGATAGCTTCTTCCGTTCCTCGTTAAGCTTATTGGTACTAGCCTCGAAATCCGTGGCGTCAATCTTGATCTTATTAAGCTTCTTATCATCAGGTTTCCCCAAATAATCACCCAGACCTATAGTTCTCTTGACACCGGAGTTAGCCATCTGACCAGGAACAAACATCGCCCATTTCCGTTCTTTCCATGTTTTCCCTTTCATGGCTCTCCGATTTAAAATATCCCAGTCCATGACCAGAAGATTGTATGTATCAGGATCAGAGAACATCTCCTGAGCGTCCTTGGATAATTCCACCTCACCACCGGTACCAGCCAAGATAGGACTGAGACGCCAGCCATAAGGAGTGTCGTAGGACGGCATGGCGGCCGTGTACGGTTTCTTGATAGGTCCCTTACCTACCTCGTCGAAAATAGCCGTGGCTGGGGTCAGACCGGCAGTCTTCTGCGTGGATGTCTTCCTACCCATGTTGATATTGGCTATGGATATTATGGCATGAACATCACGAACCCCGTTGGACATACGCTTGCCTAAGGTGACACCAGAACTCCAATCGGTCTTGGTCCTGTTAATCCTGAAAAAAGGATGCACATGATCAAGCCCATACTCACAATACTCACCTATATTAGATAAATCGCTATCGCTGAAACCTACCACGGAATGACTAAGCCCGATCGTCATGGTAGCGTTCATCTGAAGAAGGGATGACATGATAGTCGTATTATGAGATACGACAAAATTGGTGGTAAGAAACTGATGGGACTTATTATCGACCTCAATACAAGTAGCTTTATATTTCCCGTAATAATCTATATCGGATATCCTAAGCCTATTATGGGTCTTGGATATATACATATCATCACCATCCATGACGCAATAATATCCCATAGACCAGAATATTCTTCTTACGAAGGATATAATATACTCACTTTTGTAAACGACCTTAAAACGATCGTCACCGGTACTTATACCGCAAGATATCTTCATGAATGAGCTTATAAACAACTCCTTCTGTTTTTTGGATGAATAAATAATATCATCCATCTCCTTATTGCTTAACTCGAAGATCCTGTCGGTAGATCCACAAAGGAAAGAGGCGGTCAGAGACCCAAGGAGCTGGGGCGACATCAGCCACCGCCGCTCGGGGAAATCCACGGCCTCCCCTATGTCTATAGTCATCTTCTGGAAGTCAGAGTGGATGATACCCATAGTGCTCATGACTTTATAATCACCATGATATTTAACCTTCCACTGATGTTGACCGCAACATACTATACTGCGCCCGTCCTCAAACGTAACCTTATACATATCAACGAACCCTTGAGGATATACGCCTACTACAGTCGTAAGCTTACCATCATCGCCATATATGATATCACCGATATCAGCGAACCCTATCTTCTTAGGTCCATAAGGAGTATATATCAGCTCCGAGTCCAGAAGGGCCTTCCCAAAACGACGGGTACCGAACATCCCCAGCCCTTTCTTCTCCTGACGGGCACGTTGGTACATCTCGGCGAAAAACCATTCATTATCACGTAACCGGCTGATAGCCGGAACACGCTCTCCATTTGGAAGGTCTTGAAATACGGGAAAGAAATTAACATGCCAATAAAGCCATGGCGGGATGAACGTACCGTTGATAGTCACCCCGTTCTTGACCTTATAAGCCTCCTCCGTGAAGAACTGCTTAACATCATCATCCTGATCCTCCCATCCGAACAGATCGTTCCATATAGGGGGATTCTTCATGTTTACATAAAATTCTGGACTCGTGCTTAAACTCATGATCGCATATTTTTTAATACGGATTCTATACCACCGGAAACCTGTCCCTTACGTTCCTTCTTCTGGACATTGCTGACACTCCTGTATACATCCATGATCCCACTCTTCTCCATATACGAGTCATTCCATACGTTGATCTTATCGATCAGCTTGGATATGAAATCGAACGCCCTAGCCATATCCTCAGGCTTCTCCTTATCCCATGGATGCTTGGCGATATACGTCTTGGCGTCATCCACGGCCTTGGATATGACCTCAAGATTATCATTAACCCGATCAACATCCTTACTCGTCGGCTTTCGTCTTCCCTGTGGCATTGGCTTTCATATCCTTAAACTCGTTATACTGTTTCATAAGAAGCTTATAAGATTGAACAACCCCGATCTTACTTACTTCCGTCACGCTCATGTCATGGAACATATCCTCAAGCTCCTTGTCAGCATATCTAAGACGTTCCTTGTCATCATAAAACACGAATCCAGACGTTCTGTCTTCTATAATACTCTTGGCGGTGGACGCATATGTCGTATCTAAATCCAGATCCATACCGAAGCTGGTAGCCAACTGGATTATGAACATCAACCTAGAATTGACTTTTACAGCCTCTATATTCAACATCTGTATCTTATGGGTCATCTCATGAAGAACGACAAAATCCTCCTCTTTTATCAATGAAGATGATTTAAGGGCTATCTTCTTAGTCCTATCCTCAATCTCGCTATACAGACGCTTGCTCTCACGTTTTATGGCTATCCAATGCCTTATATGGGTATCCGCCTCTTCTTTAAGATAATCCCTGATCTCTTTCTTAATATCCTTATCCTCTTCCATTATAATCATGCGTTATAATCATTATTATTTAATTCGATCTCATCACTGATGCTTTGGTCTATAGACCTCAATAAATCCCTGGTACTAACATCCCGCAAGAAGCGGACATTACCACCATTAGCCCTAGCTATCCTCCTTAAAGCGGAGTAAAGTATATCACCCAACGAATATTCAGGCAACTCACGGCATCCGACTTCCATGACAATAAGGGCATGGATACGGTCATCTATCTTGCTTCTTACGAGATTTCTCACGGCATTATTTATAAGCTTCCCCTATAATACGTAGCGGAAAATGTTTGAAATTACGTTCAGGATCGTCCTTAGTATAACCCATAAGAGATAGATGTTTCTCAAAATGACCTTCCGTATATTTTGAGGTATCTAACGTCATCCTAAATATAATTCTATTCTCATTGTCAGGATGTTTGTTATATGATACATCTCCCATACATCCACATCCGAGATGATGCTCCTTGACATGGAAACCATCATTATGGGTGATAAATAACACGATTTCTATCTTATCACCTATTTTCTGATCAAAAATATTTAGATAAAACTCGCTCTCATCATCCGTCAGTCCTATATCAAAGGAATCGTTAGGGCACTCAATATTAAAATCGTTATGATCGGCTGTTATCACCTCCATAGCATTCCATTTAGCTTTCTCACCCTCCACGAACTTCAACGGGCATACCTCTGTCTTCATCCAAGCCTTTTCCTTGATAAAGCAACCGCACAACGAGCACGCCTGTCTTCCCATCAATCTTTGCAGCAATACCTTAGCTGGTAACTTAAAGAAAGCTATATTAGAAGAGTTCTTAGGACATTTCTTACATAAATCAAGACGATTCTTGTACCACTCCGGATAATCCTTCTCATCCTTAGGAATCCTGCCCAATAAACTGTCTTCCCAAGCTTGGGCTATTACTTGGGCTTTACCAATTGTTTGCACGATAATTATTTTTTAAATTGTTGTTGTTGAAAATCCTGTAACTGTTCCCATGTCATACCATACCGGCATTGATACATAGCCTCATGATTGTCACGTATAAGGGGATCTCCGTTCTTCAATCCCTCCATACCCTCTATCACCTTTATCTTCTTATCCAGACAATCAAGCTCAATAGGCATCCTTTCGTCTGGATAACGATTACCCTCCTTGACATATATACGACGTATCTTATCACGTCTTACACGCATCTCACGGAGGTTGCATATAACATATCCGATAAACGGTATCCTGATAGATATATTATCGGTATATCTGGCGAGGTGATGGATATAAGATACGGATGCTTTCATGCACCATTCGACCTGTTGCTTGGTAAATTTACCTCCAGATCTTCTCACCACCTCATCGACAATATCCCTGTCGAACGAAATAAGACTCCTATCCATCGATATTCAATTTGTTTCTCTTGAATACGAATCCCATTACACGGGTGTCATCACCCTCTCCGTCAAGAACAAAATAATTACGTAGGCTTCTCATCTCAATAGACAGCTCACGGGTACGGAAATTTCCGTTCTTCTTGTCTACTAAAAAACCGCCACGCTTTAGCTCATTGTTAAGGACAGCGATATAAGATTCCTTCTGTCCATAACAATCCATATACTTGGCCCTGGTATCATCCGAGTATCCGTAGTTGATGTAGAAAGAAAGTAAGTTTATCGTCCTTTCAGTAATCAAGCTCCTACCCTTGGAATCCAGATAGCCGTTGTATATCCTTAAGAACTGCTGGATCATATCCAACCTAGTATCATAAGGCAACGCAAATACGAAAGCTTTCCTCTGTTCGGCCATATAAAATTAGTTTTCGACAAAACTACTTAAAAAAAATATCGTTGTCAAGAAATTATGCCATAATCAACATAATATATGCTGATTAGCATGTATTTACGAACATCCAAAGGGAAGAGGTGGTGGAAATGGAGGAGGAAAGCCAGATAAGTCCACCGTAAGCCACGGCAACGAGGCCAGTTGAGCACCGGCCATACATGCCTCCGAGCGGCGGTGGACAGCTCTATCCTGCCTCACGGGACATGACCACACCTTTTCCCTTTGGATGCCTTCCTGCCGTGCTATGGGATATAAATCCAAAGGAAATGGGAAGTCTTGGGGCGATGGAGCCTGCCGTAGAGGATACGGGCGGCCGGAGCGTGAGCGAACGCACATGACCTCGCTTTTTCTTCTTTGGCTTCTGCTCCACCCGATCCCCCTACCGGGGTCCCGGCTTCCGGTATAGGATACGGCTTCTACCATGTTTAGCCTGCGGTATCCTGCCTGACGGCACCATACCTTGGCGGTAAAAAGCAATGTTTTATTAAATAGAGACTTTAAGTGGAGTACACAGGAACTCGACGTCAGGAGAGGTTCTGTGTACGGATAGAGATATTAGTAAGTAGAATATATTTATAGAGTTAATTATATTTAATAAATATACCTATTAACGCGCGCGTAACAAGTAGGTTGAGAAAAACCATCGTTCACGCGCACAGCGTTTTACGGACATCACCTACCCTCCTTAAACAACAAATGGGCGACCTTCACAGGCTACCCATCCATCCGAATAACTTGTTTCGTATTGATGAAACTCGTATATTCGCAGCAAAAATTTTACAAAAAATGATGGGAACAAAGATATCACTTTTACAGAAAATGAAATCAAATTTCGATAAAATTCTTACCGAAGCATATATTCCAAAAGATATACAAGCAAAAAAAGATGAGCTTGGATGCCTAAGGCTTCCGGCAGGATCACTTGTCTGTCCAGTAGATTACAAACCTGTAACTAATAAGGGCGGGAAGAAGGTTACGGCTGTAAAATACTCAAACAAGAAAGATAATATAAGAGGTTCCGGCATGGTTATAGAAAAGAAGTGTAAGCAGGTAACGGCTTATCTTTCTATCATAAATGTCCAGAAGCATGTATTTTTAAGAAATAGGATGAGAGATGGTTACCGTGACCGTATCGAGATCAATACCGATGATTTTATAGATATCCTATCCGATGGCATAGCTTATTTCTGCTACAGACATGTTATAGAGGATTGCCATGAGGATATAGACTATCAGCTAAAGACGCTTAAGGCTTACGCCGAGGGCGAGATAAGAATAGCTTTATCTGATATCATGATCTACTCGTATAAGGCTAAGAAGAATGAGGATACGAAAGACATATTCGTAGGCAAGAAAACATCCGTATACAAATGTCTGAATAAGAATTTAAGCTCAGACGAAAGACGGAATATGGCTAACAAAAGCCGGAAACTTGATCGGGTAAGAATCCTTTCCAAGATAATATTCAGAGCCAGAACCAGAAACGTACATCATATATACAAAGTAACTAAAAGAAAGACAGTTAAGTTCAATGTAGCATACCTTCTTAATGAGTTGAATAAGAATCTCATAGACATAGGTATGCAAGAGATATCTAAATCCACTATATACAGATATATAAGCATGTTCTTAGACATGTGTAAGAAGAGTATATCCGATTTGTATGAAGAGGTGGTGAAGAACAATGGAGTGGTTAACACGAAAGACAATAACAATGTAACTATAGGGCATATAAGGGCATCATACAAAGGAAGCGTGCTGTATATTCTGATATCTACAGACTACATAATAAACGTGTTTTTAGGTAAAAAATCAGCTGAGATGAGCAAGGCTGGATGACCTGAGTATCAGGTATAAAATTTAATATTTATATATTATTTACATTTATTTCAATTAGTTAATTATAACTATTCGTATCTTTGTACCATAAACTTAAAAAGATATGGTAAAAGAGGATTTTAGAAATGAAAACGACCTCCTTCGTCATATTATGACGGTGGATAAAAACGTGGAGCAGGGTCGTGCCTTGAAGAAGATTTTCACCACTAGGGAGAATCTGTTCATTACCGGTAGAGCTGGTAGTGGTAAAAGTACGTTCATGAGACGTATCGTAAAGTTCTTGGGTAAGTGCGTTATCGTAGCACCGACTGGAGTAGCGGCGTTGAATGCCGGTGGACAGACCATTCATTCGTTCTTCTCTATAAAGAACGATCCTTACATTCCTTCTATCGAGAGAGGTATGTTGTCGAATAAGGTGGATGTAAGTCCGTTTATGAAGAAGAAGATCAAGAATCTTGATACTATTGTCATTGACGAGATCAGTATGGTAAGACCTGATTTGCTTGATGAGGTGGCTGACATACTTAGACAATGCAGGCGTAGCAAGGAGCCTTTCGGTGGAGTTAGGTTGATTATGTTTGGAGATCTATCACAACTACCGCCTGTGGTGACGGCGGATGATTTTATCGACAAATATTATGAGAGCCGGTTCTTTTTCTCATCAAAGGCATTAAGAGCGTCAGGATTCTCGGTCATTACCTTCGAGAACGTATTCCGTCAAAAAGATCCTCAGCTTCTTTCCGTACTTGAGGATATAAGATGTGGGGTTATTACCGACGAGTCAAGACAGATATTGGATAGTAGGGTCAAGTATCCAGATAATATGGATAATACTATAATTATATGCTCAACTAACAAAGAAGCTTATGAGATAAATAAGACTAATCTTGATAAGATCAATAATAAGGTATTTAAGTTCGATGCCACTGTATTCGGGGAGAAGCCTGTAGCGCCTTGCGAGGATGAGCTTATAGTAAAGGTAGGGGCTAAGGTCATAATAACCAGAAACGGCAACGGGTATGTCAATGGCTCGATGGGTATCATAACCAGCATAGATACTGTTGATGATACGATATATGTTCATCTAGATAACGATACTGAGGTGGAGATAACCAAAGAGAAGTGGGAGAAGATGAAGTACAAGCAGGTAGATGATTCCCTTGAAGGCATTTCTTGCGGCTATATAATACAATATCCATTGAGGTTAGGATACGCCATAACTGTCCATAAATCCCAGGGAATGACTTTAGATAATATATTCGTAGACATCAGCAGAGCCTTCGAGATAGGGCAGATATATACCGCTCTATCAAGATGTAGATCCATAGACGGTCTTTATCTAAAATCAGTTCCTAAGGAAGATATGGTACTGCTAAGCGATAAGATATCTGACTTCATGGATAAGGTAGATGAGAATGAGGGTGTTTTGAACCCAGAAAAGATATCTGATATCGGGAAGGATATGATCAAGAAACAACAGGATTTGTTTAATTTCGAGGAATACGGATTATAATGGCTAAGAAAGAACTTTTTTCAGACGTAGATGAGTTAGTATCATCTTTAAATAAAGAGCTTGGAGAAGGCTCGATAATGAACTTCGGCGATGATAAGCCTATAATATCCATACCAAGGGAAAGCACTGGTTCTCTGGTGGTGGACAAGGCCCTCGGCGGCGGATGGGCGGTAGGCCGGATCCATGAGCTGGTCGGGATGGAATCTTGTGGCAAGACCATGATGTGTACGTTAAGTATGATCGAGTTCCAGAAAAAGCACCCCGATAAGCTGGTAGCTATAATAGACGTGGAGAACGCTTTTGATATCGAATACGCTAAGAAGATGGGATTGGACGTTAACCGGTTCCTTATTTCCCAGCCAAGCTACGGGGAACTGGCTATCGATATCACGGCCAAGCTGGTGGAGTCCGGCAGGGTAGGCTTTATTGTCGTGGATTCTGTGGCGAATCTAGTCCCTAAGAAGGAGATTGAGGGTGATATGGAAGACAGCAACATGGGATTACAAGCCCGGTTGATGTCAAAAGCTATGAGAGTTCTTACCGGGATCGTAAACAAAAGTGACTGTGTTCTGGTATTCATCAATCAGTATCGGGAGAAGATCGGTGTAATATACGGTGATCCTAAGGTAACAACCGGTGGTAATGCCCTTAAATTCTACGCCTCTATCCGTATGGAGATGTCAAGGAAGAAGGTCATTGTAGGAGAAGACGGGTCTTCTATCGGCCATGAGGTTAGGATAAAGGTATTGAAGAACAAGACAGCTATACCTTTCCAGATAGCAGAGACAGCCTTGTATTATGGCGTAGGATTTGACAAGGAGCTTGAACTTTTGAAGTTATGTGAGGAAACCGGTATCTTTACCCGTAAAGGATCATGGTACTGGTACGGAGAGGTCCGGGTGGGCAATGGAGTGGATAATACGTTAAGTATCATGAGGGATAATCAAGAATTGTGTCAAGAATTAAGAACTAAATTGAATTTGTAATCATGGCAATAGGAGTAAAATTTGTAGACGTAATACCGTCCAGTGTAGAGAACGCTGTCGAGGTTAAGAAAGGGGATGTGAAGAACTATCTGTTCGTAGGTATTCCCATGAGTGAGTTTATTGGGAAGAGATATGAGTATGAGGGATTCATATACATGTGCCTACAGGGTGTCACCGGTGGCACGGAACTTGGCGGAGATATAGCCATAGCCGTATTGAGACCGGTTCGCCCCGCCGTCGGGCAGGCATCTTATCATTTGGTATCGTATACACCTCTTACGTATACGAGATCTGATGTGGCGATATTCCTTCGCAATGGTGATTTTAAGGTTGTTAAACGTGACGATTGTAATCTTATCTGATCATGGGAACATATATATCGATAAAATCAACAGTAAACGCATTCAGGTACGGGATTGATCCTATACCTGAATGGTTTGATAAGATATCCCAAAGAACCAAGGAGCTTGATGTGATGGTTGACGGTCACAAGGTAAAGGCTTTGGATATAATCCTAGAAAATGGCATTCTACGGGCTTTTTACGGTTATTATATAGGTATGTATCCGGATAACTCAATACAGGTGTTTAGACCGGAGGATTTTCATTCATTATATACCTTAAAAATATGAATATAGCGATAGGAATAGATCCGGGTATAGACACCGGAGGATTGTCCATGATCCCGGAGAACGGGGATATTAAGGTAATTATGACTCCAAGGATATCGGTTAAGGGGGATATAGATCTTAGGGCTATATCAAGCTTCTTCCTCGATGCCGCTGACAAGATCCAAGAAAAGGGAGGCGGGACGCTGGCGATCGCCGTCGAGGACGTCCACAGCATCCACAACAGCTCGGCCGCCAGCAACTTCACCTTTGGCGGGAGACGCAGGGAACCGAACGCCCTATTCGCTATGATGGTGGAGATGATGGAGCGATACGGATCTCACCCGGATGTTAGGTTCATGTTCGAGGAGGTGCAACCAAAGACCTGGCAGAAGGAGCTTCATACGACAGCCGATCGGGTGTATACGGCGGCGAAGTTAGACACGAAGGCTACCTCCATCCGATGTGTCATGCGCCTTTTCCCTTTGGTTTCTTTCGTGAAACCATGGTCAGGAAAAGGAGTACAACCTACTAAGATACAAGACGGCATGTGTGACGCTACGCTTATAGCCGAGTATATTAGACGTAAGTTTAAACTATTTTAATACTATTAAGTATTTATTGTATTTGTATTAATATAATTATGATTATATTTGCGATGTAATAAAAAGTTGTTCGTTATGCTTATAAGATGCTTGTCGAAGTCATTAAATGAGAAGTTGGGCAAATTGGAGACGGTTGTTAAGAATGCCGGTCCCAACTCCCTTTATAAGGATCTTAAGATAGATGTTGTCAATAATCTGGCTTATATCACTTCCGTAAATGCAAAGGTATGTGTTATAGAGCGATTGGAGGTAGAGGCTGACTCTAACTTCTCTTTCTTGGTAGAGGCAAGCTCTTTTATTAAGTTCATGAAAAAACAGAAGAATTGCGAGATTACGATACTGCTTTCGGATAAAAAAGATCAGATAACGATCCGCTATGCTTCTGGTGAGTATAGTTGTCCGGCTTTTGATATCAATACATTCCCGCAGGTACATAAGATACTTGATGGAGGAATTAAGGTTAAGATGAGCGATTATGTTTCGGTTCTTAACAAAGCCAGCGATTATACGGAGGTAGATGACTTTTATCCATGCATCGAGAATGTGGTCATTGATATTGATGATATTAATATTAATATAGTAAGTACGGATAGAAATACTATTTACAGGTATTTTGTCCCTAATCAGGATAAGGTAGAGAAGATGTTTATCCCGGTATCGAACGAATCCGCGATATTGCTTGATAAGCATATCAATAAGTCATCGGATATGTTGTCTATAAAAGTGGACGATACTAAGACTTATTTTTCTACGCCTGATATGGATATGTATGAGACCCATTTTGAGGGTAATTATCCAAATTGGAGGTTCGTGGACGAGCATTTTGTCAAAACAAGTACCTATGTCTTTGATAAGGATCTACTCGTCCAAGCCCTCCAAAACAATCTTAAGGTAAATGAGTTCGATCATTGCAAGTTGATATTTACCGATAAAGGATGCGGTATTATGTCAGAGAACCCGTCTTCCGGTAAATCATGTAAGGAGAGACTTGCTTCTTTGTCTTATCATGGTGAAGATATTATATGTAACGTATTATGTGGAAGATATCTTGGTATCATAAAAAGCATATCGTGTAATAGGGTAGTTATCGAGCATGATCATAAATCTCATTTCAATAAGGTTTATGGGGAGGATAATAAGAACGAGTATTTCTTGTCATCATCAGTTATTGTTTAATATTTAAAAATACATAAAATGGGAGTTAGAGAAAATTCATCAGGTGGTAATAACCATTACTTTAAAGTAAGTGGTAGCGGATTATTATATCAGTCATCAAGAGAACCAAAGGAAGGTTTCGAGGAGCATATAAACGAGAAGACCGGAGCCGTTTCTTATTGGAGGGTGTTCTGGAACGGTATCGAAGGTTATTTGTCTGATATCAATGTGCGAGAAGTGGAGTTCAATGGAATAAATGCCAAATACTTATCCATAAAGATAAGTGATGAGGATGGTAATTACTTTATAAACGTTCCTTTGATGACTCAAAAAGGAGGTATTAATAATTACGTCAAGTCACTGGTAAGGTACTTGCCTAATATTGACCTAAAACGTAAGGTGGTAATAAATCCTGCTCATGCTAAGAAAGGGGATCAATATGCTCCCGGTAATTTTTTCATTTCATACGCTAGGGAAACTCCAGATGGGAAGGACGAGCTTATCCAGCAATATTATAAGAACGGGCAGAATGGATGGCCTGACAGGGTTGAGAGTACTGATATAATGGGGAATAAGAAGTTTGATTATACGACCCAAGACGCTTTCGCTTATCAGGTACTTAATAAATATATCCAAAGTATTAAAGCGGATGGCGTGAGACTGGTTCAGTCTCCAAGCCAAAACAACGCTGGTGAGGCTATAACGCAAACGCCCCCACCGTCATACGCTACGCAGGCTCCATCGCAAACGCCTCCTCCATCATACCAGCAGGCTCCGCAGCAAGCGCAAGCCCCTTTGTTTGGAGGTCAACAACAACCTCCTCAATATCCTCCTTTTGGAGACGACAGTGATCTTCCATTTTAATTAACTAATTAAAAATCAGAAAGTTAATGGAGAGTAATTTCAATATATCTACTAAAGTGAATCGTGTCTCGATGCCTACCCAAAATAAGGTAGATACGGTTATGAAGAACCTAGGGCATCGATCTTGTATAGCGTATTCCGAGGAAAAGGATATGTATTATAAGGATGGAGAATGGGTAGCGTCAGATCTTGACGCTACTATCTTACCTCTTAGGGAGATGTTCGAGAAGACATCTGATTTGAAGTTAGGATTGAAGATCGTTTATTTAATAATCAAATTATAATGGCCAGTATTGAGGATATTAAAAAGCTTCTGGAAAGCAAGTCGTTTACATCAGCCAGAGACCTTGATGAGCTTGAGGAGAAGCCGGATGATAAACAAAACGAGGTTAGATTGAATTGCGACCCTATGGTAGGGATGATGGAGGAAGAGGGGAAGATCTTCCTTAACTCCGTAAGATTCTCGAAAGCATGGAACTCGTTGGGTAAGGATATTCCTATCAAGCAGGGTAATGCTTTCCCATTAGGACAGGGTGATGTCCTTGATATAGACACAGGGGTATGGGCGTCGTTTCCGGATAATACCATAGGGGTGTTGATGATGCTGCCGTCGTTTACCGGAGATACGGGACTTACTTTGGTAGGATCACCGTTCGTCTCGTCTAATAACGGGAATATCATGATCAGGGTCACTAATGTCCGTAAGGATATGGCTATAGTCGAGAAAGACAAACATATAGCTGAGTTAATTATAGTCGGCAAGATAAAAGCCGATATTTTTAGAACTTATAAAAGTAATGAACATGTTCGGATTGAAGATAGTAAAGAGTAGCTATATAAATACTCTAAAACAGGATCTTGATGAGGCTATTAACTATTCAAATAAATTAAGAGAAGATTACAAAAATGCTCTTGCGAAGGTATTTGAATTGAATGAGAAAGTAAGTTATCTTAATACGCTCATTGATTCTATTAATAAAGATATAGAATCAAAGGATTCTCATATAGTTAAGATGGGAAATGAGCTTAGTAAATCAAGAGAGCTATATAATGAGTCGGTAAAAGAGAAAGAAACTCTTAAACGGGCTTATATGGATATCGAGAAGAAACATAAACTATCATCTAAATTACTCGATGAGGCTAGAAGAAGATATAAGGAACTCGAGGATCAGAATAAGGCTATGTCCGATCGTATCCAGTATCTGGAAAATCATATCGATCCAGAGGCTTTAGACAATGATGTACCTGATGAGGTTGTTGTTGATGAGGATAAGATGGACCCTAATTCCGGTCATATTGATATACCTGAAAATAATGCCTCTGAGGTTACTGATGCCGATGCCGGCAATGACGTAAATGTCGAGAATAAGGCGGAGGATAAGAAGAAATCTAAGAAACGTAAAAAATCTAAGAAAAGTGAATAAGATCTTGTTTTTCTTGTTAACGTTATTTACCTTAGCGGTTGTCGGATGCAGTACGTCAAGAACCTATTATACGGAATATGATACTACTGACATATCTTATGTAGTGGATTCCATAGTGTCTTCCGGGACCGTGATGGGCCAATGGAAGGAGTGGCGGTTTACGCTGGACGACGGCCGGGTCGATAACTTTGGCTTCACCGCCCTGTACGACGCCAAGGGAAAGGCTAGGGGGTCTATACAGGTAAGGCAGAGATCCGATACGTTTAATATTAAGATAATTGATTACCATAAAAAAAGATAGATAATGAAATACGGACTAGGTTACATACCTTCACCAGCGGATGACAGGGACGCTATTATGAATATGCAGCATGAGGCTGTTCCTGATGAGTATAAGGTCAATAACGTTGATAGCGTAGTGGATCAAGGATCTTCTCCTATTTGCGCTGCGGTAAGCTTAGCTGAGATACTTAACTGGAGAAAGAGTATAAGGGCTATTAAAAGACCGGCTAAGATCTCTCCCTACGATATATATGATCTGAGAGAGGATAAGGATCAAGACGGGATGGTTCTTCGTGACGCTATCAAGTCTATCAAGAACATAGGCGTAGATGGGGAGAAAATAAACAGTTACGCTAGGATCATAGATCCGGTATCAGCCAAGGTAGCTTTGATGCTGAATGGCCCTCTGGTTATAGGTCTGTATTGCTATAATTATGGTAATCGATTCTGGCAAGGCCAAGGACAGAACTTGGGAGGTCATGCCGTTATCCTTACCGGCTGGGACAAGGCCGGCTTCGTCCTACAGAACAGTTGGGGGGCGGGATGGGGTAGATCTGGTGTGGAGACGTTCCCGTTTGAGGATTGGTGCTATATGCTAGAATGTTGGACAATAGTTTCATAAAGTTACTATATAAACTTCGAGAAATTCCTATCCATATCCTCTTGTGAAAGACGATGTGGAAACCATCCTGGCGTATCCCCTCAAGCTTATACCTTGTAGAAAGGGTAGTTGGTCGCACGTGGGTTCAAGCCCCTCCGCCAGGACTACGTTGTTTTTTGGGGAAAAACTAGCATAGAGTTTTGTCATTAGATTTAGAGTTTAGATTTTGTTTGATGTCCTTGTCCGGGAGGATCGGGACATATGGATCCGAGGATCATTGGATGATTACCATAATATTGGAGATGCTGGTTCGATTCCAGCCGGATTCGCTAAAATATTGTTTTAATATGGATAATGGATATGTAGAGATAATAGATACGACTCATCATAGAGCTAGAAGTAGCGGAGCTGTATATGAACATATAATCGTGGCTGAAAGAAAAATAGGAAGACTTTTGAAGCCGGAAGAAGTCGTTCACCATATCAATAAAATAAGGCATGATAATAGACCTGATAATCTTATGATATTTAGATCTAATGCCGATCATACAAGGTTTCATCATGGAGCTGAGGTTTACTTTGATAAGGAAGGGATAGCGTATTGTAAACCCGTGGAAGTTAAGTATTGCTCGTGCTGCGGTAAGGATTTATGTCATGATACTGAGGGAAGTTTGTGTTTTGATTGTAATAACAAGAAAAGAAGAGAGGATATGTTATCCAAATATGGTGATATAACTAAGGATAAGCTTTTTGATATGCTTAAAAATGAGTCTTTCCTAAGTGTCGGTAAAAAATTAGGCGTATCTGACAATATGGTAAGGAAAATATGTGATATCTTTGGCATTCCAAGACATGCCTCTTACTACATAAAATTAAAGGATTGATAATTAGGGGAGTTAATTTAACGGATAGAATTTACGATTCCTAATCGTAGCGTGGATAAGGGTTCGATTCCCCCACTCCCCACATGGTGTTTTCTTAAACATATTCCCGTAGGTCGGTAATTAACGATAACCGGTAGACAGCCTACGGGAATCAACAAAATCTTACGTGCTTAAGATCGCTTTCAGTTCTATTTTTCGTGTGTAATCTATAGGAGGGTAGCACGACCCTCCTTTTTATAATAACTATTTGGGATGGACATTAATCAAATAAAAAAGTACCTGCCATTAGGATGGGATGTGGTTGATCTAATAGATCACGGCATAATTGATCTTGATATCATGAATGGTAAGATGATGGGTGAGTATGTGGCTGTGTTGATGATAAAATCTTATGATAAGACCAATGGTCATATTCTAACCACTTTCTCGTTCCATGATAATGATATGGAGAAGTTGAGGATGTTGATAGGTAACGCTATAATGGCGGTAGGATATAGGAATAATCCTCTGACAGGAGATGGGAACACGGCAATCAAATAAAGGCACGGAATACACTGAAAGAGGGATATTGGATATCCTTAACAGACAGTTCTTGGTATCTCCTAGATGGATTATAAACAACTTGTATGTCTATAACTGGGAGTCCGATTATCTGGCTATAACCAGATCCATGTACGCTTATGAGGTTGAGGTGAAGATCTCGTTGGCTGACTATAACAAGGATTTCGAGAAGGAGGGTAAGCACCAAGTAATGCAAGGCTGGTTCGAGGCGCGAAAGCAAGCCCTGTACGAGACCGGTGACTGGGTCAGGTACGGCCGCCCCAATTACTTCTACTACTGCGTTCCGGATGGGTTGGTTGATCCTAAGGACATACCTCCGTACGCAGGACTCGCTTATGTTTGTGGCAGGAATTTGAGAAAGATCAAGGACGCACCTATCCTGCATCGTGATAAATTTGACCCCGAAGCTTATAAGATGGCAGACAAATTCTACTACAATTGGTGGAACGAGAGACGTAAGGCCAGACAGATAGAAGGGAAGGATATGAAAGATGAGTTCAGGAAGAGCATGAAAAAGGTGAAGGAGAAGATAACCGTCGATGCCAAGATCAGGGCGATGGAGGCGTTCTGGAGCGTCTGCGATTATGCCTACTGGCCGTACGGGGGAAGAGGGGTGCCCGGAATGAGACCCAACTGTTCCGCTTGTAGCGAGGAATGTAAATTACAATGCCCGAAAGGAAAGGAATTTAAAAACAAGATAAAATGAGTAAGATTAAAGATTTATTAGCAAGAGCCATTTCATTAGCCTCAGAGCAACCTATGAGCTATAAAGAGGCAGTTGAGTTACTTGATGGTATAGATACGTGTAAGGTCAAGATATGGCTGGAAGAAGGAGCTAAGCTGCCTGAATACGCTCATAAAGAAGATGCTTGTATGGATTTGTTCGTTAAGGATATAGAACTTGACGGAGGCAGGATCATATATCATACGGGCGTACATGTAGCATTGCCAGAGGATTATGAGATGGAAATCCGTCCACGTAGTGGTTTTACTAATAGCGAGCTAATTATGCAAAACGCCCCTGCTACCATTGATGAAGGATATAGTGGGGAGATTATAATAGTTCACAGAAAAATGAATAGGCATAGTCCTTATTATTGTAATGTCGGTGGTAAGGTAGCACAGCTTCTTATTCGTAGAAGGGAACGTATCGTATGGGAAGAAGTGGAGTCATTAGAAGATCTTGGAAAATCTGATAGAGGTGATAATGGATTTGGAAGTACAGATAAGATAAATAAGGATGGCTCCATGACCGGCGAATATCGGTTAGGAAACCACCGCGGTAATGAATGATATGGAAAACAAAAATGCATCAACCACTACTAATGATGGGTTGAAAGAAATTGACAAACAAACAAATCCTGTTATGTATGGATGGAGATGTCCAGTATGCGGAAGGGTGTATTCACCTTTCACGTCTATGTGCGCTTATTGCGGCAATAATAACATGAATCATATTACATGTAAAGCTACTAGATAATTGATATGAGTGGAAGAGTTAAGATAAAGTCCAAAGATAAGAATAAGAAACCTAAGATCGATGTATTTAAGGTAATAGAGAACCGGTTCAAGAACATGAACGAGCTTCGGGATCTGATCGACATGGATCCAAGGAAAGGGCTGGTCAGGATCCGGGACGGGGCAGGCTTCAGAGAGGTGGAGCGGGGCGGGTGCCTGCACCGGAACTACCTTAACCTGTTGGAGGAAGAGCTGGGCGCTAAATTATCCATAGATCTTATAGAAAGGTATATCAAAAGATAATAATATATTAAATCGTAAAATATGAATAGGTATGTAAAGAAACCAATTGCAGTAGAAGCTGTAAAATGGAAGGGCTTTAATAATCATGAGATCGAGGATTTCGCTGGTGATAACGTTAAAATAGAAGTTATTCGTGAAGGTGATGCGGATAGAGGGATACCTCCTTCTGTTGATTGTAGTATAGAAACTCTTGAAGGTGTTATGAAAGCCAATGTAGGTGATTACATCATCAAGGGAGTAAACGGGGAGTTTTATCCTTGCAAGCAGGACATTTTTGAGAAAACATATTTACATGAAGATGATATGGGTAACGTATCCGACGGATATCATACATTTAACGAACTATATAAATATCGAATGCTTTACAATGCCGCTTTCTTCAACGAGTTGGCCAAAGGCGATATAAAGGTCTGTAAATCATATAAGCATTATGATGGAGAGGAATGCTTCGGCGGAGGGTGGTTTATCGTAATGGCAGAACTGCCAACTGGACAGATATCCAATCATTATGAGAACCAGTATTGGGAGTTGTTTAATATCCCTGAACTTGATACGGCATGGGAATGGGATGAACATACGCCTAATGAGGCCGCTGATAGAATAGAATCGTATTTGAAGTCGAATTGAGATTAATATCTGCCCTAGGAGTTACTTAGGGCAGGTTCGTTTTATATACCGAAGTGTCTACCACTATCTGGTTATCCAGATCCTCAATCAACTCAATGATCTCATCCCTTATGTCATAAGAAAGTAAGATCGGTATTATGGTTAATATAAAAGATAGTATTATCCCTGATCCTATTATAATAGTAATATCATCACACTCTATATCTAACATCGGCATGACAAACATCAACCCGGCCGTGAATATCATCACGAATAACGCTGATATCTCATTTATCATATTCCACTCCATCGTATCCTTAATCATATCTCCTCAACTTTAGTATGGTTTATTATCCTACTGATATGACGGATGCTTAATCCAGTCCTGTCCTTTATCTTGCCATATACGTAGTTCCTTGACACGACCGTAGCCAAATCGCCTAACTCGTCCAGTATCTCATTATACATCCTATGGATCTCGTTGTTGCGGATAACCGTACTGTCCCTTACATATATCTTCTCAACGTCGTCGTCGCAGAAGAAGATCTTAAGCTTATGAAATATGTATCTAAACATAATTATAGTTTTGTCCCAAAGATATGAAAATTTGAGGATAAAACCAGAAGGAAGCCAAAAATAACGGGAGGCGGTGGGAGGGCGGGGGATGCCCGGAAGGATGGGAGCCAGCCCGTTCCCTTGGATTCAGCGACATGATCTGAGAATAAATCATATATTTGTATGTACAAAATGCATAATAATATGATATTAAATAAAATTAACTCAATGGGGGGGGGGGTATTTCCCGTCCTCCATAAAAACAATAGATTATGTTAAGAAGAAGAATGTTAAGTCAAATGCCATTTCCGCCGTCCGGTAACGTGAATGACGCTTATTTTTACGTGGAAGCTCCATGGATAAAAGATCTGTCAAAATATAATATGAATGTGGATGAATCTATGTATATGGATATTGATAAATATAATGGTAAATATGTATTTTCCATGGGAAGAGTAGGAGCCTACAATTCCTATATCAAATTTGATAATGACTCGAATATATTACCATGCCCTCAACCAGATAACGAAATATCCATAGAAGCGTTGCTCTATTTAAATACACAACAGGAAGGAAGATATTATCTATTCGCTCCATATGGAACCCAATCTACTACACAAGACTATTTATGTATAGGTGTTAATGTCTCATCATTTGGGACTAAACTTTTTTATACCAAAGGACGATCTGTAGATATACCAGCATATCAATGGGTACATGTAATGGCGTCGTGGAGAAATGGGTATTTAAGGGAATATATTGGAGGAGTACTGAATTATGAGGATGCGACTAATGTGATGTATACACGAAACTATCAAACATATTATTTTAATATAGGAGGATATCCATCAGCATATAACATGGGGCTCCCGGGAATGTTTAGGTATGTAAGGATCTGGAATTATGCTAAGAACTTTGACTTGGATAAATTCGTGCCGGATACTTGATCATACGATATTAAGGTGGTGGTCGTGCCACTACCTATCTATTATTCCATAATAAAGATATATACCAAGGGAAGTAGCCGGCGGAAGCCCCGATGGGTAGGCCCGGAGGGATGAAGGGAGGCCTACCTCCCTTTGGTACTACATCCTCCTCACAATATATCATGATGGTACTACAATTACTATATTTACATTATAGGTGTTATTGTAAATGCCAGTTCCAACGGCAACAGATTGGCATCCCTCACAGGCATTGGCTGTTATACAATGATTACTTGTTATAAGATGACCTTGCCAAGTTATACGATTGTTACTTGTAATCTAATTATAAAATTCAGACATGTAAGTGAAATTGATGATCTCCTCAGGATCGGTTATCTCCGTTATAGGAGTAAATTTAGTTATCCTATGCCCGTATAACTCCGTATCAGCTAAATCACAATGCACACCAGAATCATATAGATACGTAAGAGTCCCTTTTGAAACACCTCCAGTCGTGCCTAATAAAACGTTGTACTCATATTGTTGATCCTTTGAAACTATCTGTCCACCTATTCTTATAACTTCTATCTTCTTGTTGCGATATATATCAAGATAAGATCCGTTAAAATCAGATTGATATGTATCTCCATCAATATATATATCTACAGGATTAGGACACATGCTCTTGTCTATATTAATACGGTAGTGGATCTTACCGGAAGAAGAAGTCCTGCGCCTAAACATACCCCCTCCTTATCTGAGGGTTAAAATACCCCCCCCCACGAAGTTATATGTAATATATTGATACATGATTAAATAATTTAAGTTACGTACAAATATAATAAATTATATTAGATGGGGGAGGGAAGATACCAAGGAAGGGTGGCTGGCGTCATACCCGCCGGGAAGGCTATAAGGGATGGGAGCCAGCCCCGTTCTATTGGGTCAGTAGGGTGTATGATCACTCGATGTCACGTACAAATCGAACAGAAGAGGTTAGGCGCTTGTATCGGGTGAATGTGCGCCCATTGTTGAATAGTACGATCCATCCGGAGTTGGAGCTATGCTCTGAACTAGACCAATAATATCTGGTATCTAACGGCTGTCCACCAATAGCCAATAACGCTTTATTGACGCTATTTAAGTTCATCCATATCAATGACAATTGTGGGCATGATGGGATATACCAATCATCATATCCTTTAGCGTCAGGACTGGCCAAGAACGTATTAAGCACATGACCAATTGTCGCATAGGAAGTATAAGACCCACCACCGGTAGTTATCCCTTTTAATACCTCTGAATTGGCTTTCCCATCCCAATCAGATAAAGCCCCATTCGTCCAGGAGCTAACATCATCCGGAAGATATGGAGTACCTTTGTATGAATCTTGCTCAGGTTTCAGGAAACCAAAATCATTGCTCCCGTCTACTTTGTCATAATTTGTAATGCCGGTCTGATCCGTACCATATTCACCCCAATAAAAAGAGTAAGTCTTGTTAGAAGAATCGGGCAAACCGGACGTGGCTGTTTTGTAGCTTTGATTAGAATCTTCATTCTTCTCAATCATGATCTTATGATCATCATGTACAATAGCTACGGATATACATTGATAATCCGCCTTTGACAAAGGTATTAATCTACCATCCTGTTTAACGGCATAAACGCCATTATCAACAGGGGATTTATAACTTGAATAAAATCTCCTCCTTATCATAAGAATAAATTTTTACGAAGGATATAAATACCCCCCCCATCATGTATTTAACTTCTTTATTCATAATATATTATGTTTTAATTATATCGCAAATATAACAAATTAAATGAGATGGAAGGTGATATGGTTGTGAGGAAGTATGAGGGATATTCGGGGAGGATGATATGCGGGACGTTATTGGAAGGATGAGGTGGGGTATGATGGGAGGGGGATATGCGGGACGGACCACCTCCCCGAAATCGGCCCGGCCGGGCTGCCGTTTTTGGCCCCGCCCCCCCGTCAATAAAGGCTGGGAGATAGGAACGGCAAACGATCAACGAGCCGAAAAAAAAGAATGATTATTTTGTATTTAACTTGCTGATTATCAATCATATAAATCAATATTTTAATATATATTTACATTTGATTAGATTTATTACATATAATCGTCGAATTTTTATTGCAAAATATTTGTTTGAAAATAAAACATGTAGTATATTTGTTCTTGTAAGATAACAACATTAACAAACAAGGCGTACCAGGTGCCATTATAAGTCCTAAAGGTATAGGCAAACAGGATGACAAATAAAGAATTAAACAAAGTCCAAAATGAAGTAAAGAAAGCAAGTGAGAAAACGTTAACAGGTGCGGTCAAGGCTTGGTGCCAGCTCTTTAAATCTGGTAAAGAAATTAACGAGATTTTGAAAGAGAATGATATAAAAGTAGACAAAGCTATAGTACCGGCTTTGGTTGCTTTGGCAAAAGATAAAGAGGTAGTAATACAACTTTGCAAAGAAATATTACCACGTGTAAATAACACGTTCTGCTCATACAAAGAAGTAGGGCGTGAATACTATGATAAAAACGATCAGGATAAAAACAAAAAGCTCAAAATGAGCGAAATAGAGGATATAGCAATACTAGGATCGTCTCATAAACGCTTTGGATATAATGAGCCTATAGAGTACGATTTTGGTATATATTACGATACGTTTAACGGAGCAGACAAACGTATTATAAAGTGTGCCGTACCTATCAAACGGTATACATTTAATCTCATTGCAAAGTGTGTTACCTACTATTTGACGCACCCTAAAAATGATAAATAGCAAACAGTTTGCCCCCTATTTAATCACATAGGGGGCGTTATGGTGGCAGTGTCCATACGTTCGCGCCGTGCCACTGATTTCGACTAAATGGACATGATATTTAACATATTGATATAAGCATACACAAGTCGGTAAGGGTGTAGCCGTTGGTGTCTGATAGCTTGTGTAAATAGGCCGCCGCTTAACAATGTGGTTTAGGTTTCATTTTCAGTTGCAGAATAAACCGTTATTCTTTGGGCTTGTATCAAGACTGGTTAATACGTCCGGTTTCCGGATAGGCCGTGTAAAAACACGGGGTATATTGGTGTATATACGCATGTATATGGCGTATGTTGGTATGTTGTGTGAGTAGCTAATACCAAGTGTATTACGGTGTTATCTCCGTGCCAGTATATCAATACGACGTATGTTAGGGCAGCTTAAATACCTAACATATGTACGGATAGCAAATAACAACCCTTATAAGGGTATTTTGTGCGGTTAAATTGACGGACAAAGTGCGCCTTGTCGGTATGTATCACGGGTAACGTATGTGCATATCTGGCCGGCTTCGTTGTCGGCAAAGGGACGAAACCAAAGAAAATAGGGGGGGGCGTGCGGGCGTTCGGCTGGTAGTATCGATAACGCCGGCCGTATTGTCTCCGGCTTACCGTTTCTTATTGGTGCCATTTAAAACTAATAAATTATGTATAGGAGAAAGTTTGACAATCTGAATAGAAAGCTAGCATTTAGAAAAGAAAAGGCTTTAGAGGCGGTTAAAATAGCTCAAATGGAATTTTACGTTGAGCTTACCAAAGAACTACACAAGTCTAATAAATTAGATTGCAGTAGGGAGTCGGATAAGTGCAGGCGGAAACGTGTTAGTTACATGGCAAACAAATTGAGACAGTAGTCGTTTGTTTTTATTTGATTTTAAAGTTTTGCCCTTCCGTATTGTAGTGATATAAGACGGAAGGGCTTTTTGTGCCTATATTTTACAAAATGATAGCATATTCATATGTTTTGCTTACACATAAAAGTGTTGAGGCGGCAAATTTTAAGCCTTGATCGAAAATGTGTAAGTAAAATGCTTTATTATGTATCATTTTGTATATATCTATATCCATACAGACGGGTATATTGTGCCCTTATGTATGGTTTCGTGCGTGAATCAATCCTAAAAGGTATATAATAGGCGGTACTTATTGTATATTTTTTATCTATGTTTGGGCTTATCTTTCTTTAGAGGGAGCTCTAGGGATTGATGTATATTATGTTATTGATACTCAATTAATTATATTATTTGAGTGTAATTTTAAAATCGTGGTTACTTATTGTATATTTTATGGGATTAGTTATATATTTCGTACTTACTTTGTTTTGTGGGTACATGGCGTTTGAGTTGGGGCGGTATGTTATAGCTACGGGCGACGCCCTGCCTTTAATCATAGTTCTTTTATTGGTTTTATTATCAATACATTGTATTAGGCAAGTATATAAGGCAATCAAGAGCAAAGACCTCGATATCCTAGACTGAACGTGCGTTCCACGTGGAACAATCGGGAGGGAGGTCTCGGGTTTTATGCTGGGAGTTGGTGGGGTTGGTTTGTTTTGCGGGAGGGTGCACCTCCAAACAAGGGAAACCAAGGAAAACCCAAGGAAAACCCAAGGAAAACCCAAGGGAAACCCAAGGAAAACCAAGGAAAACCCCTTCAATCAACAAAAGAAATACCTTCCAATCAATGGGAGTATCTTCAATCAATAGGATTCCTTTCTAAACAGGGGTAATACTTTACCGTTAAGTGGAAACGCAAAGCGGTTGCGAGCGATGGTGGGTAGGGTGTTATTGGTGGTAGATATTGTCTGTTGGTGTGGGAGTGATGCGGAGGGAACCAAGGGAAACGGGCGGCGGCGATGGCGTGGGGTCGGCCCCGCTGGTCGCCCGTTCCCTGTTCTCCTTTGGCGGTAGTGTAATATTAAAAATCTGATAGTGATATGACGAAAGAGGAAGCGAAAGAAAGGTTCGGTGACAATATAATAAACAAACTATTGTCGCTTGGTGCTGAACCGACAAATGTATGCAGGAATGACGATATTGTGGAATGGTGCAGTGATGGATGCATAAAAGTGGGCGATATTGAAGTATGGGCTTACTATTACTTTTATGAAGGAGAGAACCCTGATTTATGTAATTGGGAGGATCGTATGGAGATAGAGGTAGAGGAATGTTGGATTTAAAATCGGTTGATATGAGATTCATGTATTTAACAGAGCTTAGAGGAAAGGATATATGCGTAGGCGACAAAAAGTGCAAGAGGGTAAAAATATATGTAGGCAGGCCGTTGGCGGATACGCCTAAAACCTATAAACAAATAGGTGGATTTGTAGCAAAAGAACTATCCAACGCTTATAACAGCGGTTGTGTTTCCATCTATGAAGCAAAGGATAAAACGCTCAGATATTCGGTTTATCGAGACGGTTGTTTTTATCCTTATTACGGGAAATTAGAGGTGGCAGAATAATACCAAGGGGAACGGGCGGCTGATCTGCGTGGCGATACCTTCGCTGGTCATGCGCCGTCCTGTCTCGTGGGACGAGCTTAAAAAATGAAGATATGAGAAAATTGCAAAAAGAACTTTTAAATAAAAAGATGTCATTGCATCAGGCTCTTATGTCGATGGATGTATTGAATCCTGATTATGACAAATTGAAACGGGAGGTGAATCGTTTTGACGACATATACGATAGATATATGTCGTGTTGTGGCTATACTAGATACTGGTATATAGCTGGGAATAACTACTACGGAAATTATCATGTGGTTGGTGTCTGGTTGAAAGGCGATCGTGACACTTTAGAAGGATATAAGTTATATACCAATAGAATAGAGGCTGAGCTAGTATGTAATCATTTAATAACTGATTGACATGTATAATATAGAATTAGAGGCTATCAATGGAAAGGGGAACTAATGTGAAAGCCTTAATATTTAAGGGCAAGAAAGAGATTATCCTATATACGGATGGTATGGGTACGTCGGATCTGGATTCCCCGCATATAAGTATTGACACTGAATGGATTGATAGGATATTCAAACGTTTCCCGGGAAAAGCGTGGAATAATACTATCATAAACATGAATATATGTGTTGAGTACGGAACTGGCGATATATGGTATTCTAGGGTAAGGGCATTTGAGGGAAGCTGTTGTTCGGAATATATTCTTACATCTCGAAAACCTAGAAAGAATAACCGGAGAGAGTTTGTGAATAATCCCGAAGATCAATTATTGGGTTTTGATACGGTAAGGGAGATTGTATTTGGGATGGAGAAAGAATTGAGCATTGATGAGAGTGTTAATGTGAAATTCGATTATGAGATTATTTGAGGTGGTTAATGATACCAAGGGGAATGCGGGCGGCTGTGGGGAGGCTGGACAGGCCTTGTCGCCAGCGCCGTCCTTTTTCCCTTGGCAACAATAGAAATAAATATGGACGAAATAGAACTACTAAGATTACAGGATGAAGCGCTATCTTACCTTCGTGATAATATTACAAAGGATGAGGCGTATTATATCCTTACGACCGATAAGGATATAATAGAGATTCTTATAGCTGATAAGAAGGACGGAAGCAAACGTATCAAGATTCTTGATATGGAATATACTGTCGAGAAGGATGATATGTTATTGTTATTCGATACTGATGGGATAATAGACGAATGTCTTTTGGTTGCCACATACATAGGGGTAAATATGTGTTTTCGCAGACAAGATGTCAACGCTATTTTGAATAATATCAATAGAGAGAAAGTTATGAAATATCCTTACATAGCTATTCAGTTAGATAATATACAGGCTGTAGAAAAGCGTAGGGTTATATTCGAGATAACCGGTCATAGGGTGGATTATGATAAGGTGGATTTTATGTTTGTTTATTTTATGGCTAGAATGTTATGAGGGCGAGAAGGACTGTGAAAGAAAGAGATATTGTGAAGATATTGGTATTCGGGTATGATAGGACGCTTATAAAATCCATTAAGGATTCCGGATTCAGAAGTATGTCGGATGTAATATCGTACGCCAATAATATGGTCGGGGATAAGCCCATTGATCATATTAGGGTGTCGAATGAGGCTCGTGGATGGTGTGGGTCATATACTAATTATGGTAAAAGGATAGATTAGTTTGATAGGAGGATATGATATGAGAAGGATTATAAAAGAGAAAGACGATATCAAGGTATCTATATTTAACGGGTGTAGGTTGGCTCGTGTTTTCATTGATTCTGGGTATAGGAATATAGCTATGGTGATAGCCGATTGCGGTAGAATAGCTAATGGTTGTTATCATATACATCATATTGAGGTGGTAAATATGGATAGGGGATGGTATGGCACATATACCGCTGATGGAAAGAAAATTAATTAATATAAATAACATCATGAATAATATCATAGAGAACAATGATGGGGTAAAAAGAAAGGTAAGGGTATATGATTTCGGCGAGAAGGTCGCTGATAGATATACTATTGTATGCGTAAGTGACAGGAATAAAGATTCAAGAGGAATCTTATTTTATCCGATGTTCACTTGTAACGAAAACCCGTCGCATCCGCAAGGAATAGGGATGTATGTAGGGGACTATTATCCTCATAAGGGAGGTATGTACAACTTAGGTAGAAGGGTGAAGGATATAATGTCTTTGCCTAAAGAAGTGATTAGATACATAAAATGGGTAACAACAACATGAATGAAATAGTTTACAACAATTACGATTTGGTTGCTTTCGAGCAGAATGGAGAAGTGGTAGTAGCCGTAACATTCTACAGGTATTACAAGAAGAAAGCTAAGGGCGAGGTTAATTATAGATGGAGAACCAGATGCCCGGAGTTGGTGGATAAGATCGTAAAACACCGTACCAAGGTATTTACCGGTCAACTTATCCAGTTAGCGAAAGCGTATGGGGAGAAAAAGGTTATAAAATATCAAAAGGAGGAGGAAGGAGTATGTCAAAATACGATAGAGACGCTATAGAGATATATATACTGGATCATATAGATACAGATAATTATGGTAAGCAGTTTAAATACGATAGGGAATATATGTCTTTTATGCTTAGTGTGTTCAAGAATGAGTATAAAGAACATATCAAAAGGGATGGAATTAAGAAGGCTTTTGAGGATTACATAATGAGCGTTCCGTCTATATTCAGGATTCATATAGCGGATTGTGATATTAGATATTTATTACGTTCATGGGGAGTGGAGTTTGATGAGGATGATGATGAGATATACATCTTATACAAGAAGATCATAAGAGAGGTCTTTTTTAAGATGTGTGAGGATATGAAAGTTTGTTAATGTTGAACCAAACCTTGGCGGGGCGGAAGGATATATCATGATCGTACGTGTGCGGATATGGTCCGGGGTCGGTTCCCGGCGCCTTGGCACAACTTAATTAAATATAGATAATATGGACAATGTTTTAAAAAGAGCGGCAGCGGAACTGAAAGAAGCCGGTTGCAGGGTTTTTGCGTGGCAGGATGATACTTATAATAGAAGTTGGAGTAAGGGTGATTATATAATGTTGTATTACGCCTTCCCTGATTCGCCTAACATCGGGTATCTGAGTCGTGGGGAATATGGGATGAGCGTAGCATATAGTAGAGCCTATATACCGAGCCGTGGAAGTGGATCGGGGTGTCATATCAAGGAGGAAGCTACGTTCGACCTTGAGACGGCGTTAGACGTGCTGAACGGACCGTTGCCTAGTTGGTGTAAGGCTTATGGGGTTTATCCAAAGCAGTATAAGGATATTGATGGATGGTACAATAACAATAATTATAACAAAAAATTATTTAAGGAAATTTGATATGGAAGTAAAGGATTGGGAGAGTTTGGTTTTGAATACAGAAGTAGGAATGCACTGTTTTGTTACATTAGCTGACGATAAGGATATTAGTAGAGGATATGCGCAGATCAGACGCGCGGAACATTTCGGGTATAATATCTGCTTCACCCGGTTATATGGGAATAAGTTTTATTTCGAAAAAATAAAAGAAGGTCGTACACAACAATATATCAATAGGAGGAAATGATATGGTGATAGAGTTTGATTTTGAGATATACAAAAACGGAGATTATGATAAGGTATATCTCCGCAACGGGAAAGAGGCAAGAGTATTATGTGATAATGGGAAGGGCGATCGCCCTATAGTCGTGATGGTTGAGAATGATAACGCGGATGATTATATTATTCTACGTTATAACGAAACTGGCAGGAGGGATATCAATAGTCAATCGAGTCTTGATCTTATGTTATCGGTAAAAGAACGGGAGCCAGAGTTGTGGGTTGTTGTTATATCTTACATGGATAACAAGGATAAGAGACAAAAGATGGTCTTGCCTAATTTTTTCTCAAAGAATATAAGAGGGAATATATATCTTCAAGGAAGCTCTAAATCAAGTGTATCATATTATGTTGATAAGTTAGAAGAAGATAAGTGCTTCGATGAGCTATGCGAGAAGATAAGGGTAAAGAGAGATCGTATTTATAACATGGAAATAATATCACTATCAGATGACGAGGCGACAGTTTAATCAGTTGATAAATGAGCTAGACGGCAAAAGCCCGTTTATCGTATTACATAGGGATGCCGTTGCGCCTAAATACGTGGGCGTGGAGGTGTCGAAGGATGGGATGGTATACAGATATGCGATAATAGGGATAAACGATGAGTATAAGGCTAAAAAAGCCCTTATTTCGAAAATATTAGGCATAGCTAGTTACCTAAATGGCAATAAGCCCTTAAAAAAGGGTTAATTAGATGTATTTATGACCTGCGGCATCATATACGATATAATGCCATAAATGACGTTGTATAGAGGATATGTATGATAATATGATAGATAACGCATTCGTGTCTTGATATCATAATATTATGCCATTATATCCTCTTTTTGTATAAAAAAGATAACAAATGATACAAACATCTTGAATATGGATGAAATTAAGATAGGAGCTGAAATTGTATTTAATATAACCGGCAACCATAATATAGGATATGCCAAAGGGGAAAAGTATATCGGGACGGTGTTAAGCAAGGATCACCGATCACGTCTTTATGTACGGACAATAGGAATGCCTAGGGCTTGTATTGATGAGCGGGATGTAGAGTGGGTTATTGATCCAGATGGGGATTTTGATATGGATGAGGCGATCCCGAATCCTGTGGCAAGGGAGTTGTATAAGTTGATGGGTAGGTACGTTTATACGTTCGGTAGGTCTCATGAAAGTATCAATGGCTATATCGTGTACGAGTGTATGATGATGGACAGGGATTTAAGATATAATGTTATGTATGCGTTGCATGATCATGGATTTGAGATACGGCATATTGATAGTTATTCTTGGTGGATGACCAATGAGAGGTTGATGTCCGAGGTGACATACACGGAGGGTGATATTCATATAATTGTTCATGAGTGCATGGAAGATTATGTGGATAATGTGAAATTCGGGGAGGAGTTTTATAAAAACAAGGGAACGTGATAAGATACTTACTTGTGATGGCGATGATAATATTAACACCGCCAAAAGGAAACGGAGGCATGCCCCTCGCCCCGAAGCCGGCCGTGGTCGAGGCACGGGTATGGGATAAGCTGGCGACCGCCCTGTCTTTCGTGGAGTCAAGGAATGACGATCGGGCGCACAACGCCACTTCAGGGGCGTTAGGGAGGTGGCAGATGAAAAAGGTGTATGTAGATGAGGTTAATAGGATATTGTGTCTTAAACGGGAGAAAAAGCGGTATAGATACGATGATAGAACAAATCCTATCAAGGCTAGGGAAATGTTCGAGATATATCAATCTCATCATAATCCGAACAAGGATATAGATCGGGCTATAAGATTGCATAGGGGACTACATTCTACTAAATATGTTAAAGAGGTTAAGCGTAAATTGAGAGAATAAAAAGAATATAGGAGGATAAAGACATGGACGAGAATAAAGTGATACGGCCGATGGATTTTGTTCGGCTTACAAATATTGACGAATTAAATGTGATTAAGGACACTAAAAACCATATAGGGCTGGTGAAGGAGGTCAGTCGGGACGGGAGAATGAGTATAATATGGATAGGTGAAACTTACAGCCAGTTGGCGTGGTTCAAATCGAGCGAGTTGGAGGTGGTGGATAACCTTGTGAGCATCCTGACATGCGGGCTGGCTAACTTTCGAGGAGACGGGAAAGAGAGCGCGGATAAATTTTATCCAATGAATTTATGTTATATAAAGAGGGGGTGATATATGAAATGGGTGATAATAAAAGGAGTTAGATATCCTAGTTCCGTGATATCAGCATTTGCGGCATATAATATGGATAACCCCTTCTTGAAGGTCAGGATAAGAAACAAGTATCATATAGTGCCTTTTGATGATGTTAATAAGATGGCTAGTCAGATGGTGTATTTAATGGACAACTATCCTGATTTCGTTCAGATAGGGAGATGGTGGATATCCAAGAAAGCGGTGATGTCTTGGGTTCCCAAGGGGCAGACCGTGGACGGATCGGGCTGGGTCATATCCTTTACCCTGTCCTTTGGATTGGAGGGAGGGACGCAAATTAGATTTGATAAAGAAGATGAATACCTAAGTGAGATAGATAGGTTAAACGAGTTGTTTAATGTAATATTATAAGGGAGTATGTTGATAGATGTAAATAAATGGATTGATAAAAACGGGAGCTTCGATGAAGCCGGCGGCTTGGATTTAGTGAGGCACGGATATGAGTGGATTAGACGGATGCGTAAATTCGAGAATAAGGCAGATCGTCATACTTTTCAGAAAGTGTTTGGCAATAAAAGAGGCAATGAGTTATGGGACTGTTTTTTAGAGGTAGGAAGATCTATCTTCATATTAGAAGATAGCTATTTCCTGATTAACGACAGGAACGTCTTCTCTTTATGTTTAGCAGAGTGTAGTGATTATGATCTATATGAGCTTGTTCATAATATTGATACGGATAGTGATCAAGGCAAATGATGTTGTTTAATTAAAAAAAAATAAATTGTTATGGAAATTAGAGAATGTTTATCGGTTTATCTAGAGAGTGGATATCTTTTTGACGATATGTCAGGAAGATTAAAGTGGTTTGAGATTGATAAGATCTTGATCAGTTTTACATATGGAGTAGTTAGATATGTAGGAACATGGGGAGGATGTAGGACTGAGAAGACATTAGATGGGAAATTATTTTATTCGTCCGAAGAATGTTTTAAAAAGGGCGAGAGCATTCCTAAGACAAGACTATCAATATATGATGTTTTTGAGTCATTATATGGGTTCATTCCAATAGGTGATGTGTGGAAATACAAAAACGGAAGAGCTGTCAAGGATAAGTTGGAATATTTTGATGTTGAAATAGATGATAAAGGAAAAATTTATTGTAAGGAAACATATTACAGAACACGTGAAGATGTGTATAAATTCAATGACTTAACTGTAGTTGACAGGAATGGAGACATAAGGTTAGTGGAATCATCAAAAAGTAGATTAATGCTTAGTAATGATCAATTGGATGTCGTGGAGAGAATGAAAGGCATCATTGATGACATGGTTAGGTTAAAGATGATTATGTATATTGATCAAGACTATAATCTTTGTTTTCTGCCGGGAGATAAAATAGAAGATTTGACAATGGATGAAACAGATGGATTTGTGGATACCACCGGTATAGTGACATCTATAAAATCTAAGGATGTAGTGGAGTTTTATGTAGAAAACCCATTCGTAAAGATAAAGGATGAATGATATCTGAATCTGGATTGTGGTGGTTCGTGAGAATAGCCACGATCATCCCTAAGCGTGAACATAAGGAGGTACGTATGTCATTCGATTGACGTTAGGGATCTAATTATATTAAAAAAGGAGGGATTATGAAAAAGATTGTATTAAAACTGTATGAGTTTGATGAGCTGTCAAAAGACTCACAAGAAAGGATCATAGAGCGTGAGCACTGGAATGTAATGGAGCAATGTATGGATGCTTATGGCATAGACTATAAAAAGTCAATGAAAGCCTTTGAGGATATGACAGATACTAGGGTTTATAATTGGGAAGTTGGATACGAGAGATATGATTTTAGTTATGAGTTTAAATACAAGGATCCTATTTATGAACACCCTACAGATTATCATCGTGATATATTCCCTGAGAATCTATGCGGTAAATTACTGTTCAGATATATCAACAACAATATTATGCCATATATTATCAAGGGCAAGTATTTCTCCACGTCAGGTAAATATATTGATGGGAAATACAAATACAGGCACAAGTATAGTAGGGTGATGTTTGACTATGGAGATAATTGCCCATTGACAGGGATGTGTTATGATTATTATCTCCTGAAACCTATAATTGATTATTACAATGCATGGTGTACTTATCCGGAGGATTTTTCTTTAGAGGATCTGATGAGACAATGTTATGATAACTTCTTCAAGTCATGGCATGAGGAGTACGAGTATTGGGCTGATAATGAAGATGCGATACGTGAGGAGCTTCATCATAATCAGTATGAAGATCGACTCTATTATGAGAATGGGGATGTGTATGTTGAACCATTAAATGAAATAGCATGAAAGTGATATGTACAAGGTGTGGCGGAACAAATATTGCTTGTGAAGCGATCGTAAATCCAAACACCGGGAAAATAATAGATTATCTTGATGAATCTTTTATGCATGCTAATTGTGGGGATTGCAAGGAAGAGGTAGTGATAACGGATGTAGATAGAGTCAAGAAAAATATTGATTCTATGTTTTTCGAGTTCGTTAAAAAGAATGGGAAAGAACCTGAATACGTAGAATGTCAGATCGTATGGAAAGACACAGGGGATGATCAAAGAACGACAATAAAATTATCATTAAGCATCAATGATGATGATAATGATAATGTTTTCTATTACTGTAATGGGATAGAATCACTTAAGTCACTTGTGGAATATGGAGTAGGAGAGTTTATTGTAATAGATTGTTGGAGTTTTTTTAGTATTGATAATTTGTAAATTGATGAGATTATGAATATAGAGGTAATAAGATACAGGCTTCCAGTTTATTGGGCTTGTGCTCTGATAAATGGTGATTATACTGGTTTATCGGATGAAGAAGAAAGGGAAATTAATAATTTCTTGGAACAAGCAGAAGGGTATCCCGTAGATGTGGACTTGGAAACAGAAGGCTTTTATCGGTGCAATGACGCTAATGATATAGCGGGAAGTTGCGCCGATTTTATTTTTCATAAGTATAACGATTAAATTTAATAGTATGAGAACAGCGAGCAAACTGGTTTATTCAAAAGAGAATTACTATACCGAGAACGGGGAAGAGTATAAGATCAAGACTACGGTATCGTTAGGTGATGATTGTCATAACAATATATGTGAGTGGAGTATAACCGCTGACATTCGTTGGAAAAACGAATATGGGATATATAAAGAATATATGTGCGGTTGCTGTCACGATGAGATTATAAGACATTGTCCGGAATTGGCTAAATTCATACCGATGCATGTATGTAATCATTATGGCGCTCCTATGTATCCGGTGGAAAATGGAATATATCATACAAAGAACAGCGATAAGTCCGTGGTGATTGAATATTTGCGTATATCAGATAAGGAATATTCCAAGTTATCCGAGGCGGTGGATGATAAAATGTATTTCAAGTATCTACTTTTCAATTTGGGAATTGTGGATAGATGGAAACGTGAATCAGACGAGCTTATTGCGGAACTTGAAAACCTGTGTGGAAAGAAATGGGTTAATCCATATAAGCCGGAAAAAGAAAGGTTTACCCTGACACTAACAGACGAGGAACGATCTCTTATTGAAGAGCGTATTGAAGCCGGGTATTATTCCACAGAAAATATAGAAAAACGTAGGGAAGAGGCTCATAAGGCAAAGATGGCGGAAAAGCGTGCCAAGATTTGTGAGCAATATGACAAAGAAATCAGAAAGGCGGAAGTCGGGAAGAAGGTAATGCTCTGTGTACTTGACTATGGATTGAATGTTGATAATGTAATATATTATAATCACAATAATACATTACGTTTCAACTGGGTGGATTATGGAGAGAAAATAACTAAGGAAGAGTTTGATAATTTCGTGAATAACGTGGATCGCTCCCAACTCCCGGAAGGAATTAAATTTGAGTTAAAGTAATTTTTAGTCTACACATAATCATTATCAGAAAAATGAATAAGATTATAGAAGATTACAAAAAGATAGTTGCCGGCAACGAGGCCGGCAAAAACATCTGCTTTATGTCAAGAGGAGAATACGCTGATCCGAAAATAGCGTACAACGGTATCCTCATGAATTACTGGGATGTGTATGATTGTATGGATGAGGTAGAAGAACCGACAGATGATGATTGGTTGAACGCGGTAAGTAATTTATTTGACTCATATACATATGATGTTAAGAATACGGATGTTGATAAATTCAAGATGTCGGATGTAATGAACGTATATCGTATTATTAATTTGTAATTGTATAACAAAAAAATATTGATATGAACAACTCTATGGTCGCTCACTTATGGGCAAACGAAAAGAAAGAATCCGCAAGAGGTAGTAATTTTTTCTTTGAAGGTAGAAGTATTTATTCTTATGGTTATCATTTTGAGGTTGGAAGAATCGTAAGAAATAAGTGTGGTGAAAAGGCGTATTTGCTTAACGATAAGTATTATTCTTCTTCCACCTGTAAACATCAACATTGTGTTCGTAGTGCAATACCAACTGGCTCAAAGGTATTTTCTGTTGGATATAATATGTCTGATGATGGCAGCATGGCTTTTATCACCAGTCGATTGGAGCTTATCAAAGAGGTTATCGAGAAATACAAGAAGGTTAGAACAAGCCTGTCTTATAGGGATGTTTGGGGAGTATTTAGAAGTCTAATGGATTATATTGAGTTCTTTAATATGGGTACTCCCAAGAGCCTTCTTAAAAAGAGTGCAAACACCTGGATCGGAACTAAACATGAGTTATCTTATGGATCGGATAAGATTAAAAGTGAATACGTCCATGAGTTAAAGCGTGTGTTTGAGGTATTGCTAAATCATCAAGCGTTAGAAACTTTAGGAACGACCAATGTGATAGTAGATGAGATTTGTGGTGAAGGAACGTGGGCTGGGTATGTGGCCAGATGTCAGAGATGGGAAGACAGTCAGGCGAAAAAAGAGACTTTAATTTTTGAAAAAAGAAGAAAAGAAAAAGAAGATCGCAAGAAAAAATTTGAAGAACAGATCGAGATGTGGAAGTCTGGCAAGATTCTGGAATTATATTCACATTATTATTTGGAGGATGACCAGCCTAACGTATGGCTTCGCATTAAGAATGGCATAATTGAGACTAGCAAGAATATCAAGATAGGGCGAGCTGAAGCTGAGAGACTTTGGAAATTGATAAAGTTCTTCCATAATGGCGGTAAATTCCAACACGATATGGTATTGGATACAACCAGTCACAAATGGAAGATCAATAGCTATAAGAATGATATATTGGTTGCTGGATGTCACAGGATAGCGTATAGCGAGATGAAAGGTATTGCGAGACAATTAGGATGGGATTAAACAGCTATCAAGTGACATTTGAGAGCTGTGGCGATCACTATCAGATTTACGGGAGAGACATCCAAGATGTCATGGGCGGCGTTACCGGTGGAGCCGGCGTGTATGGGTAAGGCGGTCGGGGAAGCGGGGCGTCCGCCCATGTTCGTTGGATTGGCTGAACAGATAAAGCTACAATGTAGTGATATAATTAAAGTGAAAATAACAATATAAATACATGTAAAATTATGGGAAAGAAAATGATAACAATACCATTTGATTTAGAGTTGGCAAAGAAAATCAACAATGGTGAGCGCAATGGAATGATTGTAACGGATGGCGATAATTACAGAGTAGAGTTTGTGTATCATAGGGAAGAGTCTTTCCCAATCCTAGGAGTTATCCATACTGATCACGGCATAATATCAGATTGGTTCTCAAATAATGGATTCGGAGGAAAGAATTATAGACTTAAGCTTAAAGTTCCAGAATATACCACATTCAAGGACGGAGATGTATTGAGTAATGAACAGGGTGATTACCTGTTTATATTAAATACGAACGGAGAATATCTTACATCTTTTCATGCATCATGGAAGAAGGGGAGGGGAGTCGTGATTCCTAGAAAAGCACATGCTGATTGTAATAATATTGAAAAATACAGACTTGCTACTGAGGATGAAAGGCAAAAGTTTATTGATGCTCTTAAAACAAGCAAAGAGCCTAAAGCCAAAATGTATTTGAAACAATTCTTTGGTATTGAAATAGAACCAGAATATAAATTCAAGCCATTTGATAAAGTTTTAGTAAGAGATACAGAAGACGATGATTGGCACGTAAGTTTGTTTGTTAGGAAAATTGCTGATGCTCAATATAAAGAAGAAAGATATGAATGCTTAAATGGGACGGGATGGATCTATTGTATTCCTTATGAAGGTAACGAACATCTTTTGTAAAAACATATTAAAATGGAAAATAAAGAACAGGATTTTATCAATCGATATAAAAATGTGCAAGAATCCATTGTGAAGGCAATGGACAAGGCATTAGAACGGGCAATAGGGAACAATGTAATAGATTTCGAGAAGTGTGAAGGCAATTATTTGGACGTCTATCCTCTTATCGGGGCGGTTTTATAAAAAGAGCTGGATAGGGTCTTGGGAGGTAGCGTTAGTAAAGACATACATCGAAAAATAAAGAAAGACGCAAGAAAATATGCAAATGATTTTCGTGTGTGGATTGATTATGCGGGCGATTACAGATTTTCAAAATAAATATTAGATATGAAAAGAATAGTAACAGTACAGGATTTAATTAACGAATTAATGCTTGTCGTGAACAAGGAGGCAGAAATAAATGTAACGGTAGCCAGTGGTGGTTACGAGACAGAATACACACCATGTTTATATGATTTTACGATCATTGATTTTACTGATGTCCATCCTGATGATGGGGAGGCGGAAGATAGGGTTGTTTTACAAATGTATCGTTAATAAGGCAAAAGATGAAAACAGTAAAATTATCTGATTTTTATCCTTATGACAAGGATAAAGGAGGGATACAAGAGTTACTCCATAAGTTTAAATATCAAATACTTAATTATTGGGGAGGAGATACCGGAATCCTGATAGGGATCACCCTGGTATATGAAAGACATTTGTGGAACGAGGAAGTTAAAGTAATATGATTATGGACGATAATAGGATAATGGAAGCGGCTAAATTGATAGCCAACTCCTCAGCAGCCTTAATACAGGCTATAGGGATGATGAGTGAGAATATAGAGAGGGCTAACAGAGGGGAATCTCTGGCTTATACCGAAGATCAGTTTATGAAACTAATTCAAGATAACGGAATAACGTATAACGATGTAATACAAAGGGGGTGGATATGAAAAACGTAGAAAGAATAAACGCATTAAATAAAGTTTATTATGAATAGAATGAAAATATTTTTTAATTACTTATTCTTTAGGGATATGGGTAATCTTGGTGAGGGATGTCTTATAAGCGCATTCATCTGGCTTATGATCATGCTTGTCATTATTGGGGTCTTTTGCTTATACTAAAGATCATTTCATGAAAATCAGGATAACGTATAACAATGTAATACAAAGGGGTTAGAGATTATGAAGGACGTAGAAAGAGTAAATGCATTAAATAAAATGCTATTAAATGCGAACGTAGTAGCTTATGGAGCTATGGTTGATTTGATCAAGAGAACAGGGAGACTTGATCTTGACATGGATAGCGGAACCCATGTAGATGATTTTCCGGCTGAAATAAGGATCTTTACCGATAACGGGTTGATTTGTTTATCTATAACATCCGTGTATTTATCGGGGGAAGATAATTTGATGGTCGATGGATATGATGACGATAATGAGAAAATTGAGGGAGTGGATGTTTATTACGACCAGATAAGTGAGATAGTATATCTAGCTAAAATCATATTAGAAGAAATGGAGGAAAAAGATCATGGGGAAAGCAGTTAAAACAGATATAGAATATAAGGAGATATTAGAGAAATCATTATCAGCTATCCAATATCTAAGAATACATGGATTCTCGACGTACATGGAATCGGAGGGAATTGTTAATAGGATAATGATGTTCAAGGATAAGAATGAGATGAGGAATCGAAAGATTAAATCAATTCTGTAATGGTTGATCATAATGGTAGAGAGATATAAGTACAAGTGTATTGATGCTTATGAGGAGCCGGAGAATCCAATGGAATGGTTGCCGTGTCCACGATGCGGCCTCCGGCCTCTGGTCTGGGAGTTCGATGACGGGAGGGCTACGGCGTGCGGATGCGGGACAGACTGTTATACCCATTGGAGCGTACAAGCGGAAAGTATTATGTCGGTCATAAAAAGATCTGATAACGGTAAGTCGGCTGAGGCGTATGATATTGATGAACTTAAAAATAACTGGAATCATTGGGTGAGGACAGGGGAGATACTGTTTACGCCGGGAAATGGGAGATGGTAATATAATTAACAATTTAAGACATGGATCATTATTTGGCTACAATTCAAACAATATTAGATAGATGTGATGATAACAACACATCTCCTAGTATTGATGACATGGAGATAATAAAAATAAGCCTATGCGGAATAATTCAAACTCGTTACGGAATAACTCAGTTATGGTTCATCCCGTTGATAGAAAGAATACAGAATGCTTGTTGTAGACATTACAATGATGTTGATATGTTATGGGAAAATTTTGTTAAAAAAATGACTGAATAGGAGGGATAAATATGAGTACAAAAACAAGTAAAGAATATAAAGCGATAAAGAATTATATCCATAATGAGCTTGGGCTTACGAAGGAAGATATAATCAATGCAATTAGACCTGATATAAGACAATATGTTGAGAGGTGTATACGTAATACTTACGGGAATGATAATAATTTAGAGCGGTGGATTAAGGTTATGGTGGAGAATGAGCTTCAAAACAGAGATTTTAACATCGTTTCAAGGATGGTAGAAAAGGTATTACGAGATAAGATGTTGGATAATATAGAGATTATTGTAAGAAACAAGGATATAAATGATTGAGGATATGAATGATAAGGATATTTTAGATAAGGCAAGAATGGAGGGCATGAACCAAGGGATATGGCTGGCGGTTCAGGAGCTAGCCCACGACGGGCGATGGACGCAAGCTGCGGAGGAGCTGGTATCTTCTTGTGGATTGACTGAGGATGAGTGTAGAAAGCTACAAGAGGAAAGTGGGTCGTTTGATGATGAGATGCTTAAGTTTATTGATACGATATTCGGTCGTAAGATAGATTTAGATGAGGATAATCAGATGATTGATATAGATATATCTACAATGAAAGTAGGTGATACATATAGCTTCATAAACAATCAAAAGGAGATGGTGGAGATCAAGGCTGTAAAAAGATCAAGGCTGGGGTGTAATGGATGTTATTTATCAAATAGTGAGTTGTTATGTAAGGGGTGTAATAAGAGTGAACGTGATACGAATGATAATATAATGGTCGTCAGGATAGATAAAATGGATAATGTATATCGTAATGATTATCCTCTGGATCCGGGGATAGGCGTAGTTCACTCTTTTAGGATAAATAATAAAATTATAAAAGCGGTAGCATGTCAGACAGTCATTAGGGATGGCATTTGTAGTAAATGTTGTTTTGTGGATACGAATATCTGTAGTAACATGAGGTGTTTTAGTAGTGTTAGAGAGGATGATAAAAGTGTAATTTTTAAGAAAATAGAATTATGAGCGAGAATACGATCGATAAGGATAAGGAAGAAGGCATAAGACAAGGGATATGGTTATGCATACAAAAACTGGTGCATATGGAGCAATACGATATGGCGAAACATTTTATAAAGTCATTCGGATTTGATAGAAATGAGTGCAATAGACTATTGGACAAGAATGGTTCGGATGATGAAATGGAATCATTTATTGCCCGGATGATACTTGATAAAGATAATAAAATAACTTTGAGTAATATAGGGTATCATGAAATATGCTCTGTATTTAAATGCGATATCGGCTCAAAAGAAATAGAGCTGGAGGTGATTGAATCTGGTAATTATAGTTGTGATGGGTGTATATTTAATAATAATATCTATTGTTGTAGAGATACTTATTGTATTGATAGAGATAGAGAAGACAATACAAATGTTATATACAAAGAAGTAAAAAGATCATGAGTTTAATAGATAAATTAGAGGATTTGGTGATCAAAGTAGACACCGAATACCAAGAGAAGATGGAGGCGGTGATCCGGGAGATAGTTCCGGGGATGCCGGAAGGGAACGTGCGCCATGCCGCCGAGTGTATGTGTACGGACAGGATGGGGAGCATGATGGATATCGATATTTATATATTAAAGGAAGAGGATAGACCTTACGAATGCCATTATCTAAAGGATCTGCTGGAGGATAGGGTAGCTAGAATAGCCAAAATGCATGAGGATGAAAGTTATACATACAATATGGATGATAATTATTGGTGCGCCACATGTGGATCCCATTCTCATAAAAAGGATTCCAAGACAGGGTATTGTTGGTATTGCGATACAGTTAATTGGGTTAAAGAGGATAGGAAGGATGTTGGAATATAATCATCAAATGTTATAATATGGGATATTATCCAGACGAAAGTCAAATTCCACAAGGGTTTGAGGAATGGTCATTCTCAAATATGCCGGAAGATGGAGAAATTGTAGATGTTTTGAGATATGGTAAGATTAAGACTATGAGATTTGATAAACCATATATGGCCTTTAATCCTTATTCTTCTTATGCTAGATTAGAAGGTTGGGTTTTAGGAGTTAAACATCAAGAGGGTATAACACATTTCAAAAGGCATAATAAATAAAACATGGGAAAGAATAAGAGTATAAGAATAGGTCAAAATGAAAATAGGTCTATAAAAAAGGTACTTGAGGAAATAGAGAATAAGGCTATTGAATCTCAATATACAAATATGTGTGACTGGCAGCGCAGAGATCTTTCAAAAGAGGATCTGTTTGAATATGCGGAGGAGATGAGAAAATGTCTTGATAAGATATTTGATTTGGCGATTGATGAAAGGCTTAAATAATTCAACATAAAATCATATAAGATGATAACTTCTATAAGAATAGACGATAACAAGAGGACTCCATTTAAATATACCTCAAAGATAAAAGCGTTAAAAAATGGCTCTGAGTTTATATTCAAACCCGGCGTGAATGTGATTGTAGGCAAGAACGGGAGCGGGAAATCAACCCTCCTGAATATGATATCGAAGTACATGTTGTGCGAGAAAAAGATGTGTTCTGAATTACCGTCAGAAGCATTGTATTTCCCGGATATATTTGATGATGACAATGTGCTTGACGGGATCAGTATTAAGTCGGATTATATTGGGAAAGTCTTCTATCTCCTACAGCAAACTGAAATGAGAAAGGATGATATATTGGATAATATCAATAATTTAAGTTTGTATATGAATGGAACATCTAGATCCTCTGGGGAGAAGAACCTTCATGCCATGAACTCGCTTTTTGATTTTGTGTTTAACCAAGATGAGTATGCGTTTCCGATACAGAAGCTTATGGAATTTAAGAAAAAGTCAAATGAGTTCTGGGCAAACAGGATCGACAATCTTTTAAAATACTACAAAGACAATCATGTGGTATTAATGGAGAAGGATTTTGAGTATACAATCCTTATGGATGAGCCGGACAGGAATTTAGATATTGACAATATCATGGATCTGTACAAGGTATTGTCATTTCATAAACCGCAAACACAAATTATAGCCGTAATTCATAACCCGGCTTTGATTTACAAGTTGAGCAAGCTGGATTGCGTGAACTTTATTGAGATGACAAGAGGGTATTTGAATAAAGTCGTTGATTTCATGAATAAATAAGGTGATTATATAAAGGATTTATAATTTATTAAAAGATAATGATATGAAAATACAAGTAGAATTAAATTTGGAAGATGTATTCGAGGAAGCTATGTACAACGAAGCGACGTTGAAAGAGGAGTTTACCAGCTCGGTCAGGTTAGCTGTAATACGTGAACTTAAAGAAAAGTTCAAGAATGAGTTGATGAGAGAAATATCCAATCCGATATCAGAGAAAATTGAGGATATAGCGAGGGAATCAATGAGCGATCTCATCGAGAACGCCAGCGAGAAGAAATATAGATTCAGGTTAGATTATATGGAAGAGGAGTTGACAGTAGACGAGTTTATAAGAGGCAGGATGAAGAAAGTTATAGACAGCAACATCGAGACAATGGTAGAATCAAAAGCCAAATCTTTTGTCAATGAGTTAAGGAAAAGGTATGATATGGCGTTCGCTGCCTTTATCGTAGATAACATGAGAAAGCAAAATATGTTGAAGGATGAGAAGATAGCTGAACTGTTAAAAGATAATCCAGATGAGAGGTAGGGAGGATGCCAAAGGAAGGCGGCGATCGGTGCTCATGACACCGCCCGTACCGGAGAAGGTCAGGGTATTATCCCCGGCATGGTATAGGGCGGCAGTGGAGTTTCAAGGTAGGCCGGAGCAGGAGCGACTAGCCTGTTGCTCGTGGTGTTGTTGTCATGGAGGGTGTAATTTGTGTATGGATATAAGCAAATACAATATAAAAGGGCTTAAGATATATGGAGGATAAGGTGATTATATACCATTTTACGATTTTAGTGTAAAATGGTATATAATCACCTAAGCGTATTAACTATTAATAATGTTTATTTAATTTAATTCAAAAACAAAATGTCTACTTTTGTAGACACATAAAAATTACACATATGAAAAAGAGTAAATTTGTAAAGGAGTTAGAGAGGATCATCGATATGGTTAAGGCCGAGGATGATGGTTTCGAGTATGGTGGTAAAGTCATTTTCTATAAAGAAGATGATGATAACTATGAAATCTCGGTAAAGAACATCGAGATGAATCTTATGGTAGAGGCCAATACTATGGCTAGTATGAATGATAGGACTTTCGCCTGCCTTATGAGTGAGGTCTATAAACAAAAGTTTACAAAGGCTATAACGATATCGGAGGATGAGGATGATGAAGACAATTGATAAGATGACCGATCAGGAGATATATGATCTTACTGACGAACAAGTAGAGAAATTGATCGTAACAAGATGTATGGAGGAAGGTGTCAGATTTATGGATGAGCCTCCAATCATGAGGACATATGACTGTAAACCTATTTCTCCATCCCATTTCTTCTACTATTTAGAAGGATTGAATATAGCCGTTCTTGATCAGGATGATGCTATTAAAATAGCTAAGTTCTTAAGTGACTTTGATCTATACAGGACTAGATATGATTTCACCGTATCCAATGAAAAGCTATACAGCAAATTGGATATAATTAATATCAAACATACTCCGATGTTTGATACGAAAGACGAGGAGACCTATAAGTCTATCAAGGATAAGAACGATAAGATTGAGGCGGAATATAAAGACCAGCTGGAGAGATATGAGAGAAATATGAAGAAAATGAGTAAAATTCGGGCCGAGATATGGGATAAAGTAGCCGATATAAGACATAGGATTGATAATATGAACTATCTTAGGTCGCTTTTTGCAAGGGAATATCTACCACTGGTGGATAATGATACGGATAAGGCTATGATATTTTTCAAGAAGGCTTATGGCGTGGATGATGATACGGAAAGATATATTCGTGAAGGAATAAAAGATTATCCTTTGTTTAACAATAATATAGATTAAAATGCACAATTGGTTTAAATGTACGGTTTCTTATGAGACCGATGCCGAGAACGGCATGAAGAAGAAGGTAAAGGAAGAGTATTTAGTAGATGCCTTTTCTTATACCGAATGTGAGGCTAGAATCATAGAGGAGATGAAGCCATTCATCTCCGGTGAGTTTAGCGTTGATATCAAACGATTCAGGATAGCGGAATTGTTTGCCATGGATGGAGACCGGTTCTATAAAGTCACGGCTGATTATATTACGATAGACGAGAAATCGAACAATGAGAAACGCAAGGCGTTTAACTACATCGTTCGGGCCAATGACCTTGATCATGCCAAAAAGAATTTCGAGGAAGGCATGAAAGGAACCATATCAGATTTCGTTGTCACTTGTATCAAGGAAGAGAAGAAACTGATGGATTTCTACGAGTTTGATGGTAAGATCAGGAATCCGGAGAAAAATGAGAATAGTAAGCAATAAAGCTAGCTATGAAACCACATCATCCATAGCCGAGAAGTTGATGGAGATAAGTAAGATGGAGGGTACGATTTATCGTATCCTCACATTATCTAATAAGACTTATCTGGCTTCTAAGTTAGGGTATAGCAGGTCCGGGTTCTATAAAAAAATACAGAACAGGAACTTTAATATCCGGGAGCTGGCTCAAATATTCGATACGATCATCAACTTCAAGGATCAAGATTGGACTGAGGGTAAGATTAATAGGCTTAAGAGGTATAGGGCTATGAGCCTTATGGAGTTCAACAAAAGTTATAAAAAGAAAAAGGCATGAGAGGTAGGATGTTACCGTGTGAGAGATGTGGGAGGATGGTAACCATAAGGAGTAAGGGGTTGTGTCCCGCGTGCAGAGCCAAGGAGCTACCGCCAAAGGAAAGGGCGGCGATACGGGTGAAGGCCAAGCCAAAGGGGAAGAGCCTAGCCGTTTTCTTTGGCGCCCATGTGGCTAGATTGAGTATGACAAGGAGATCTGCTACCGGCGCATACATACCATGCCCGGGGGTAAGCAACATATGCCACTTATACCCTAAACGGAAATATAAATCAGTTGCCGAGGATAATGATAACATTATCTACTTGACGGTTGATGAGCATGCAAAATTCGATTATCTGTTAGATACGATGGATTTCAGCCGGCTCTTGGACGAGTTTGGCAACGTATGGCTGTTGGCAGCCAGACGGATGAGGGATCTCGCGCCTAAAGTCGAGGAGGATGGTAAATTAAAAACCAGATTATTATCATGGATAGAAGAAAACAAAGATTACTTTTAGACCTAGGATATAAGGCTATAAGTGACACAGTATATAGTTATGGGACGATCATAGAAGTCATAAGCGATCAAGAATTGTTTGATGAGATGAAAGTTCGTTTATCCGAGAGACACAATGTGGCTATTGCGGATGATGGAGAGATAGGATGTTCGGCTTTAGGCAAGATTTTAGGCAAGACAAAGGACGAGAATGCGTCGTCATATTATTGGCGATCATCATTACCAGTATTAAGATCATATCATACAGATCCTAAATTTACCGCTTTCTTTGGCATATTAGACGTTTTATCAACGGTCCCGAAGAAAGATATGGTCGAGGAGGAAAAGCCTGTTGAAGAGCCTAAAAACGAGCCTAATGAGGAGATGGAGGTTGAGTATGATCTGGAGACAGAGCAACAGTATTATGCCGCTGAATGGATAAAGGATATCCCGACACCTGTGTTATATAGAATGACTGTCGCCGGCAAACGTGTGTATTATGAGATGGATGTTGATGGGTATCCTATCATATACGATGGGGCCACTAACAATATCGCCAATGGGTATTGTGATACGTCCGGAGCCTTGGAGAAGTGGAAGAATGAGATGAGGCTCAAGGGTAAGGATCCTGATGAGTACGCTAACTACAGGGCTGATCTGGGTACTATCATGCATTATCTATTTGGGTTGTATCTGACCGGGGTTAACATAAAGCTGATCCCGACATGGATCAGGAAGGTGGTCAAGGAAGCCAAGCTAAGAATAGACAAGTATAGGATGGAGCGGATATTAGTGGATAACATTGATGAACTGATAGAGGATCTGATATCATTTGCCATATTCTGCAAGGAAAGACACGTAAAACCTGTATTGATCGAAAAGATGTTGAGGTCAAGGAGATTGAAAGTAGCTTCTTCGGTGGACGCAGTGGTGGAGATGGATGGCGAGCCGGAGATGGTGGAGATAGAGGTCGAGACAGGAGAGTTCTATAAGACGGGAGCCAAGAAAGGTCAGCCTAAGACGGAGAAAAAGAAGATAAAGAGATGCAGGAGGATATTCGCTATATTGGACTTCAAATCAAACAGGAAAGGCAATTTCTATGACGAGTATGCTTTCCAACTTGAGTTATATAGAAGAATGATACTGGAGAACTATGGAAAGATATTGGAGATAGAGGAGATATATAACTTCGCTCCGGGTGATCCTACCGCAAAGACCAGCCAATATAAGTTGAAGAGACAGACTGACAACCCTATATTGAATATGGCTACCGTAGTATATCTTCAAGGAAAGTATAAGTTCGAGAAAACTAATTATACGGTTACATCAAGAATCGGATCCTTAGATATAGAAGGCGAGTTTGATGTTAATAAGTTGGTAAGGAAAGAGCCGCTGAGGGACTATATATATAGAGTCATGAATGAGAGGAGAGGGTGATGGAATTTAGGGAGTTCAATAAGAGCGTTCATCGGTATGAGCTGGATCATAGCAAACCAAGGAGGAAGCTGACGTGCCCGCAATGCGGCAAGGATAAGTGTTTTACGCCGTACGTGGACGTAACCACCGGTCAGATCGTTGGAGAGCAGTTTGGGGTGTGTGATCATAAAAATAAATGTGGTTACTTTAAATATCCAACAGGGAGCGAACTTGGGAACAATGATCTTTTTACCGATTCAAACAAAGTATTAAGGAGGTACAGACCTCCTATGGATCCGGATATAGCCAACTGCATTCCGGTAAGCAAGATGTTTGAGACGCTTAATCCTTTCGAGACATCCGATCTTCAGGATTATCTATCCAATATCTTCGGATCGTATCATACCAATAGGGCATTTAGCTTGTATAAGGTGGGGATGATGAGATTCGGGGACTGGGGTAAGTGCTGCGTGTTCTGGCAACTGGATAAGAATTGGGTAGTGCGGACCGGGAAGATAATGGACTACGGGCCTGACGGGAAGAGGGTAAAGGTTCCCATGGATCATGTATGTTGGGTGCATATACTGGATGGTCAGGATTACCTGCTTAGGCAATGCCTGTTCGGGGAGTTTCTTATCAACTTCTATCCCAATGACGCTCCGGTGTATATAGTAGAGTCAGAGAAGACGGCTGTTATCTGTAACATCGTGTACCCTAGTGGGTTGTTTATGGCATGTGGCGGTATCCATATGCTGAAAAGGGAGATGATAGAGACATTGGGTAGGAGGCGGATAGTCCTGTACCCGGATAAGGGCGACGCTTTCAACGAATGGAGAAAGAAGGTAGACAAGGATATGAGGGGGATGAATATAGAGATAAGTAATTTTCTAGAATCAAAACCCAATATAAATGAGGGAATGGATATAGCGGATTATTTTATTATTAAACAAATTTACAATGGCAAAGGTAGTTGACAATTACAAGAAATTCAAGGTGCTTGAAATAACAAGACAGGAGATGATGGATAAGCTCACCAGATATGGGTGCTTAGGTATTTGCGATATGTGTAACAGACCTACATCCGTGGGCTATTATGTAGCAGTAATCAATCAATGGATGTGCGAGGACTGTTATAATGATTTCATCAAATCAGTTGACAGGTATGAGGAGGATATGAGAATAGAGAACAGGAATTTTAATAGATTCTGTGATCTATTTAATGTCAAAATACAAGAAAAGGCATGAGAGAGCTATCTTTAGCCCAGAAAGCTATGTTAAACGGATTCGTATGCCCGTATTGCAAGGTCCCATCCACTATGATAAATACGGTGGAGGGAAAGCAAGTTGGGTGCGAGAAGTGTGGGGCTTGGATGAGGTCGGATTCCATGGGGAACCCGATAGGAAGATTGGCCAAACCGGGTCTTCTTAAGGCCATGGATATGGTAAGGATAGAGATTGATGCGTTCTTGAAAAGGACGGGACAGGATAAGCTGGATTTTTGCAAGGAACTATCCGGGGAATTAGGGATACCGCAAGAATACATATCCCCTTACAAGATGTCTTTATCGTCATTGCTTAAAGTAATGAGGCATATCAAGGTATATGGAAAGAACCATATACAGATACATGAGGGTACCACGATAGGTAAGGCTTGCCCTAGACACGGAGCGGTGGCGATCGGGAGTAACGCTTGCCACGGGTGCCCGGAGTTCCTGTTCCATGTGGTAAACGACACGACCGATACGGTGGTGTGTGATATGGATATGAGTTATGGAGATCGCAAGAAGGATAAATATGAGCATTAGAGCTAATGATAATGGGACATTTGAGTATCAAATCAAATTGGATACCTTTAATAAAATAAATAATACATGTAAAATGAAGAAAATTTATTTTGTTCACAAACCAACAGGTTTTTATGTTGGAGGCAATGTAAGTAGCGTAGAAGCTACAGTTTATAATAAAATGGTTAATATGGGGATGAGTAGCGAATTAGCCGATAAACTTAAAAAGGTAATAGGTACATTCCCTTGCACATGGGAGATACCAGATGAATTTGCGTCTGATCCATATTCGTATATGATTAAGCGTCTGGGATTGGAATATCCATCTTTTTTAAAGGAAGAGGATTTGGATATACAAGAGAATATAGATTTTGATGATGAGGAGGACGAAGAGGATGGGGAGATCGACTGAATATTACAGAACACATCCGGAAGCCAGAAAGAAGAAGGCTGAGACGGACAAGAAAATCAACGCCAGACCTGAGCAGAAAGCCAAGAGACGGGAATTGGGTCGCAAGAACTACAAGACCGATAAGCTGAAGGGTAAGGCTTATCGGAAAGGGAAGGACCTATGCCATACGGCTAAGGGGTTAAGATATAAATCAAGATCAGCTAACAGAGGATCTAAATCCGATACGGCTGGCGATAGAAACGCACGAGGATGAACGATAACAGGATATGGAAGACGTCCAAGGAAATTATCATGGATGCCTATGAGAGGATAATGAAATACCAGTCGGGAGAACTTCTCCCGGCTCGTACTGGATATCCTTATCTAGATAAAGCTTTGCTGGGTGGATTTTACCCTCAACATGCGATAGCCATAGGAGCTAGACCAGGGGTTGGCAAATCCTATTTGGCACAGAAAATCATGAACAATGTGATGAATGTTAATATCAACCCACAAGCGAATGATTATGTATGGTTAAGATGTGAGTTCGAGATGAATCCGGAAGACTTGGTATTACGTTCACTATCAAAAAAAATGAACAAAGACATAGAAGATATCCTCCTTCGTAAAATGGATGAAGAAGAGATGCTGGAAATGCAAAAATGTCTTAAACAAGAAAATTCAAACAGAATAACGTATATACCCATACCTACAACAGTTGATGAGCTTAAAGATTTTCTATGGAATGTATATATGCCGGCGAACAAGGATAAGAAAATTGTATTTGTATCCATAGACCATACAGCTCTTATACAAGGTTCGGGTGATGCCAAGAGGAATATAGATAGTTTGATAAATATGTGCAATATAGCCAAAAGAACGTTCCCAAACATCTTCTTCCTTATCGTATCGCAACTCAATCGAGAAATAGAGGGCAGACGTGATCCGAAGGATCATATGCCAAGGCAATCTGATTTTTATCAATCAGATACATTGGGACAGTTATGTACGGCCATGGTAGTGTTGAATATCCCAAGGAGATATGGATACTCCTCATACATGCAATTTCCGCAAGGATGGTATCCTAATCTGGAACGTTTCAAGAGCGAGTCAAGACGATCCTTCCGTGTGGATGGATTATTGTTCCATCATATCGTAAAGGTCCGTCAAAGATCATTGGAGGAGATTGACGCTATACATGTAGATATCATGAAAGGATATGAGCGATATTATCCTGATGGAGGGGTGGTGCGCCAAGAAAGACCGGGAGGCTCGGATGCCCCTGTGGGTAGCGGCAAGCCGGACACGACTGTGGTGACGCTGCCGCCCCCGCCTCCCAGTATCCCGTTGGAGCAACAATATATACCGCCTAGTGATGATTTCAATATAGTACATGACGAAACACCTTATTGACATGAGATTGAGACATAATTACCTACTTGTAGTGATAAAGGTGCTGGAAATGTTCTTGAAGACCGTATTGTCGGTTGAGGATAAGATGGGGATAAAGGAAATTATATCCTCGTTGAAGGAAATGGCTAAATACAGCATCAGATATATCATAAATCGGGAACGGGAAAAGGAGATCATGAGTATCTGTGATGAGGTATCCAATAAAGTACAGGAGTATAAAAGGATAAATGACAACTCAATGATATTGGAATTGGAGAACCTAAAAAGGGAAGTTGTGGCGGTGGAGGATCTTCTTAGCTCATACAAGGGGGTTCTTGACGCCGAACTGGTGATAGCCGAGGATGATATCAGAATCATACGGGACAAGATCGCTATAAGCCTGAGGGAGGACGGAACATGTAAGAGCATGACTGACGCCGATAAAAGGGCTAGGGTGGACGTAAGATACGAGAGGGCGTTAGAGGATTATCGAATCCTTCTAAGATGCGCCAATACGGTTAGGGCTAAGATGTCGGTTGTAGGGCATCTTAACCAATCTATAAATCAATCTATATCAGTTGGTAGAGTTGGTATGGCTAATGAATCTTATACGGTAAAACAATATGAAAAAGGGAAAGAGATTATCGAAAGCAGACGCCCTTAGGGTGTTGACAAAGGCTTACAATTTAATAAAGAATGATAATTATGCATTTATATGCATAGCAATAGAAAGAACAGCGATTGAATTATCACTTGCTGAAAGATCATGTGTGGCGTGTTATCTTATACCAGAACTGAAGATGTTCAAACCTGTAAACAGAAAAAATGGAGATTTTTGGTTTCATTCATCAAAGAAAAACATAAGGTTACATATAATAGAGACGCTAATAGATATATATAACGGAAATGATCATCCCGATATAGTCGAGAGGGTAGCCAGAAAGATAAGGTCAATATTTTAACTCATTAGCTTATGTATAGGTGATTATATACCATTTTACACAAAAAAAAATGAGAAATGATATACATTTGTACGAAACATTATACTGGGTATCACCAATACCCTCTACCGGTTGCTCAAGAGTGAGATCGCCGGATTCTTTTACTGAACTAAACGTTTTTGATTTTACTTACCCAACGAACATTTTAGGGTAAAACCTTATATCAAAGACCTCTTTTGCTCAATCGTCTTGTCCGAAACAAGGGACTATATGATTCGATTGAGTGAAACAAAATTAGAAAAGAAGAATATGAAATTAAATAACATACGTATGTTTTACAACATATCTGGTGTAAAATAGTATATAATAACCTATGTATATAAATTTTGAACAGATGATGACATCAGGATTAACGATGTCTGATGTCGGGTATCTTTTGATGATCCGGCAGAAAGAGGAGATGGCTAGCGTCATTCCAAAGGAGAAAATAGATAGTTATAAAGCATCTGGTTATATCGAGCTTCAGAAGAATGGGAAGTGGAAGATAACGCCAAGGGGAGGGTCGCTGCTGATGCTGATAGAGACACCCGGCCTGACACCGGAGGTCGAGGGGATCCGGGACCGTATCGTTGGTGTGTATAACGATATGGGTAAGGATACAGGAGCTATCAAGGAGGTAGAGAAACGGCTCGTATGGTTCGTAGCTAATACCAACTTCAAGGAGGGACCTATAGTAAGAGCCGTAATATCCCACATAGATCTTAAACGTGAGTATACGATGAGATTGGATAACTTGATATGGAAACCATCAAATGTATATAGTGTGCATATGAGTTTATCGGAATCAACGTTATTCGATACGATCATAAAAATGTATGGCATGACGTCTGACTTGTATCTTAGGGAGAACAAGAACAAGGAACTGGCATGGTTGTTCGCCATAAGCCGGCTCCCGGATCCTCCCAAGAAAATGGATAAGGAATACGCTATCACAGGCGATGTTAAGATGGACATCGAAAGGATATCGGATATAAAAAAAGAATTAGGTAGAAGATTAAAAATGTCGATTTAGTATGGAAAGAAAAGAAGTTGAAAAAGTAGTCAAGGAAACGATATTCGAGAAAATGGGTGAGTTTACGGGTCTTAATCATGCCGCCGAGATCAATAACGAGGATGATCTGGAAACTGACATGGGTATGGATCCCTTGGATTTCGTAGAGGTGGTGATGGGGATTGAAGAGAAGATGGATATAAGGATTCCGGATGATGTCTTTGGCGATAAATCTGTCGATGAACTAACTGTAGGGATTTTTGTGGATATGTTGTATGATTGGGTTAAGGGTAAGTAATGGATTTCGGATATGATGATTGGGAAGAGGGGTTAGAGACCCCTCTTGTCGATGATTGTGATGACGATCATGAGGAGGAAGAATATGATTTCAGTTAAGGAGTTAAGACCGGGCAATCTTGTAAAAGACAAAGCTGGTGATATATGGAGAGTAGGGTGCGTTACCGGTATGCGTAATGAAAGTGGATCATTAATCCTTGAACGTGAGGTTGATGATGGGATAATGAAATGGTATTCAGGGGAAGATGATGTCATGCCTATTGAGATAGACGATAACCTTCTTGACGCTATCGGTTTCAAGAGTGACAAGAATAGGGACGTATATCGTGGACACGGGATGACCATGGAGGTTTTTGGCGACGAGTATTATCTCGGACTTAGGGATATGGAAGATGACCTGAGCGAGCTTATCCAGATAAGGTATTTGCATAACCTACAGAATATTTCGATGGATTTATATGGGCGTGACATAAATACGGAGAGGCTTTATGATCGTTCCGGAGAATAACTTGCTATGCAAGACGATAGGCGGTGAGAAGGTGCTTGCCGCATCCTACTCACAGATAGACACGTTTGTTCAGTGTCCGTATAAGTGGTATAAGACTTACGTGGAGGGTCACAGATCCACGGAGAAGCACGAGGCTACGTCATATGGTACGGTTATCCACCAGACGATGGAGTATTTCTTCAAGAACGGATGTAGACCTTCTTATGAGGATATGAGTAAGGCTTTCAATTACTACGCCGATATAGAACAGATTCCTTTTGATAGCGTAAAATCCCAGATCGAGTCTATGCAACATGCGGCTAGGCTAATAAGATGGATTGTGGGGTTGTTTGAGAAGGACGCCGCTGGCAATTATAAGAAGGCATGGTCCGATCTTACGCCAATGGAGAAGGTGATCCGGGGGTCGAGACCGGCCGGCGTGGAGGAGAGCTTCGTCCTGCCCTATAAGCTACCCAAGCCACTTACTTTGGATGGCGTGACGTACGATAAGGTACATATCATAGGATCGGTGGACTGGCGTGGAGAGTATAAGACAAAAGACAGGATAGCTATGTATACGATAGACTGGAAGTCCGGGAGAAAGTTATTCGATGAGGATAAGCTGCTTCACAATCTCCAGCATCCGATATACGCCTTCTACATACTGAGAAAGTACAAGGTATTGCCGGATATGTGCAGCTATTTCTTTACCCGCATGCTGGACAATCAGAACGTGAAGGTAGATAAGGAGAAAGTAGAGAGATCGGTCAAGGAACTTAACGACATTCTCCTTGACATGTATGATTTCGAGACAAATAAAATAGATAGCTATCAAGCTCACGTTTGGGACGACGCCAAACAGGGGTATAAGTACGAGAAGCGCTACCTCATGGGACGCCAGCCGGCCTGCCTTGAACCCCGCCCCAAGCCCTTGTGTTTTTGGTGCGATTTCTCGATCCACAAACAAGGGACATGCAGGTACTCATCGGATTGGGATGAGTCAAAAAGAAAGAATAAAAAAGATTAACTTTATTAAAAAGCATAGGTAAATATCTATGCTTTAATTATATTTGTGTCAATAAATAAATGATTATGGATAAAAACGAAAGAGAAAAACAGGTATTGGATCTTCTGATGTCTAGAAAGGATATTAGGAAATTGGTAGAGAAATCAAATGAATGTTATTCTAAAATGGATTTCGTTGGTGCCATGAAATGCCGGCAGGAGATAAAGGATATCGTAGACCGGGAATCGAAGATCATGTTGACAAAAAGCGAGTCTTTGGTGAGTTTGATGAACAACGCTGATAATGAATATAAATTCAATATGCTGGTATGGCTACATTCCATGATGTGTATGGCGGATGTATTTAACGGGATATTGGAGGATTTCAAGGATGGGGTAAGAAAAGCCAATGGCAACTCCAAGTTCGTTAAGTTCGATAATCTGGATCGGTTAATGGCAGAATGTAAGAAGGAGATTGATTACCTGATGAAAGGCACAAGTAAATCGTTCCAGATATCCTTCGCCGTAAGGAGCGATGAAATGAGAGAGATGATAGAGAATATGGTAGGGGATAATATCAGGGAAGGGTACGACATGTTCAAGGAAGAGGCTGAGATGGCGAATGAGACAGATAGAGGCAAGATAGAGGAGTTTAATAAGAAGTTAGATCATGATTAAATTCAATATAAAGGTAGGCGATATAGTTCATACCAAGGTAGGTACGGGAGAGGTGATAGCCATAAGTAAAACTGGTAATACTTTGATGGTGAAAACATCTGACAACCATGAGATCCCAGTGAGATTAGAATATATAATAGATGTTTTTGATAATTATAAACAATAATTATGAAATGTAGCTTGGAAGATAGGATAAAAAAAGCCATAGCAAAGCATGGTGGTAAATACACATATGATCTATCCTCTTTTGATGGCAAAAGGATAGATATTATATGTCCTATACATGGAATTTTCAGACAAATATTAGCAAATCATGTTAACAGTGGGCATGGATGTCCTAAATGTGCATTAGAATTGTCAAGGAAAAGAAAGACTCAATCTACAGACGAATTTATATCAAAAGCAAAAAAAGTACATGGAGACAAATATATATACGATAAAGTAGCTTATAAGGGACCTAGAAATAAGGTTATTATAACATGTCCTATACATGGGGATTTTGAACAAGCTCCATATAACCATTTAACAGGATATGGATGTTTAAAATGCGCTCGTGACAGAGTGAAAGAATCAAAAAAAGAAGAAAGGAAAAATAGATTTATAGAAAGATCGAATAATACACACAATGGCAAATATGACTATTCTAAAGTAGAGTATGATACTAGATTCAGCAACGTGATTATAACATGCCCTATACATGGGGATTTTAGACAAAGAGTGGATAATCACATGTACGGAAAGGGGTGCCCTATTTGCGGAAAAGAATCTATGGTATCAAAACAAACAATGACAAAAGAAGAGTTTATAATAAAAGCGAGAGAAATACATGGGGATACATATGATTACTCTTCATTAAAATTCTCAAAAACACATGATTTTGGGGATATAATATGCAAGAAGCATGGAGTGTTTAAACAGAATCTTCATAATCATCTTTGCGGGAACGGGTGTCCTATATGCGCGAACTCTGAAGGATCTAAGATGGAAAAAGAAATGTTCGATTTTGTGTCATCGATAGATAATACGGCTGAGTTTAGACACAAGATGGGCGGAACGGAAATTGACATTTTTATAAAAAGTAAAAATATAGGAATAGAAATGGATGGATTATATTGGCATGGATATGAGTTTAAAGGCTCAAACTTCCATCTTGATAAAACAAATAAATTAAAAACATACGGAATAAGACTAATACACATATTCGAAGATGAGTATAACAACAAAAAAGATATAGTAAAAAGTAGGATAATGAATATATTAGGAAAAACTCCCAATATATTGTATGCTAGAAAAACAAAAATAATAATGATAGATAACAAAACATCATCTTTATTTATGGAAGAAAATCATATACAAGGAAATTGTGCATCATCAGTCAGAATAGCGCTTTTGTATAATAACGAAATAGTATCTGTTATGACATTTAGCAAGCCTAGACTTAACGTGAGAGGAAAGAAGAAGGAGGGCGTCTATGAGCTTGTGAGATTTTGCAATAAAATAAATTACACCGTGATCGGAGGAGCAAGTAAGCTATTATCGTTTTTTATAAAGGGATTTAACCCGGTTAAAATAATATCATATGCAGATAAAAGATGGAGCGATGGCAACTTGTATAAAAAATTAGGATTTGATCTAGTGTCAGAAAGCAAACCGTCTTACTTTTATGTAAAAGGATTAAAAAGATTCAATAGATTCAATTTCAGAAAAGATGTGCTGGTAAAAAATGGGGGTGATCCTAAATTGTCCGAGAATGAGATAATGCTAGATATGGGATACAAGAGAATATATGATTGCGGTTCAATGAAATTCGAGAAATGTTTAAGTTAAGGCCATATCAAGAAAATTGTGTCAGAAGTATATATGATTATATAAATTCTGACAGACATGACCCGGTTCTGGTGGTGGCTCCTGTAGCCGCCGGCAAGAGTTTGTTGTTGGCGGAGGCGGCTAGGATTATGGGAGGCAATACAATCATTTTGCAACCATCAAAAGAATTACTACAGCAGAATTATGATAAACTCATATCATATAACATATCGGCTACCATCTACTCCGCCTCCTGTGGCAAGAAAGAACTATCTAACATGATATACGCCACGTTAGGATCTGTCAAGAAAGTTATTGGTCAGCTTAAGGAGATGGGGATCAGGAACGTATTGATAGATGAGGCTCATGCCGGGTATAGCCCGGAGGATGGTAGCGAGTTTATGACATTTATGAATGAATTGAAACCGAAAAAGGTGATAGGATTTACGGCTACTCCATGCAGACTTAAGTCTATGTCAATAGGACAAGTATCATACTCTCAACTTAACTTCATAACCAGAATGAGACCGGTATATTTTAAGAACCTGATCCATGTCATACAGGTGGAGGAGATGATAAGGCAAGGATTTTGGACACCTCTTAAATATGAGATATGGGATTTCAATGGAGATGCCCTTAAACTCAATTCTAACGGCTCCGAATATACGGCTGGGTCTATTAGTGAGGCGGTGAGAAAAAATGGCTTAAACAACCTTATTTTACGTCGGTTGATGGTATTAAAAGACGTATGCAGATCTATACTGGTGTTTATGGATTCTGTTGAGAGCTGCAATACCGCCGCCGAATGGATGAACGCAAAGATATGCGCTGGCATGGCGGAAGTGGTTCACGGAGGCACGCCAAAGAAGCAGCGGGAGGCTATAGTCGAGGGGTTCAAGTCAGGTAAGACGAAGGTAGTGTTCAACTATTCCGCCCTCGGTACAGGGTTCGATCATCCGGGTCTGGATTGCGTGATAGTAGGGAGACCGACATTCTCATTCTCATCGTTTTATCAGTGGCTTGGCAGGGCAGTCCGTATAAAAGACGGAAAGGATAGCGCTTTGGTCGTTGATTGTTGTAACAACTCGTCAAGGTTCGGTGATATAAGGAAACTTAGTATAGAGAACTACAAGGGGTATGGATGGGGAATGTTTATCGGCGATAAGCTAATAACTAATATCCCGATGGGGGATAAGGTAACGAAAACAGATCTGGATATCAAAGCCGCCAAGAAAGATCGTAGGAGGGGGCTGGCGCAGGGCGTAACCGCCGCCCCTGTTCCCGGAAGGCCGGATCATCCCCTTGGATCTACGGTGATGACATTCGGCAAGTATTGTGGATGGATGTTTCATTCGATTCCAGTATCGTATTTCAAATTCATAAACGAGACATTTGACTGGGATAATGACAGGAACAAGGATATAAAAGAATACATAGATTTTTTAATCAAAAACAACAGATTATGACAGGATGTATATATCATGAGGCTGATCTTGACGGAGTAATGTCAGCGGCTATAGTAAAAAAGTATTTCAAAGGGGACATTGATCTTCTTCCTTACAATTACGGCAAGGAAATACCTGACGTGAATAAATATGATAAGGTGTTTGTAGTTGACGTGTCATTTGGCGATAGAACGAGATTCTTATTCGACGAATGGGAAGACAAGGGGATAGATGTCACATGGATAGACCACCATAAGACGGCGATAGAAGCTGTGAAGGACTATAATGTCAAAGGCAAAAGACGTATCGGAACGGCGGCTTGTGAGCTTACGTGGGAATATCTTTTCGATGATATCGAAACCCCTGACGTGGTAAAATTATTGAGCGCTTATGATGTATGGGATCATGATCGCTTCGAATGGAGTGACGTTCTTTCATTCCAATATGGGATGAGAGGGTATTGCGGGCTTGACGTTGACATGGTCAGGGAGGTGCTAAACAAGGCGAATGGCGAGTTTGTTTCTGATATGATAAGAAATGGCGAGGCCATAATAGAATATATCATCGAGAAAAACAGAGGAGAAATGAAGATGTTCTCATTCGAGGCAGATATATTTGGATACAAGGCGATATGTATGAATACTACGGAGTTTAACTCCACCACATTCGAGTCTATGTACGATCCTAGAAAACATGATTTGATGATGCCATTTTGCTGGAACGGAAGATTCTTTAGATGCTCGTTCTATACCACCAAGGAGGAGGTGGATGTCTCAGCGCTGGCACGCAAGGCCAATCCTGGTGGCGGAGGTCATAAGGCAGCTGCTGGCTTCCAGCTTAGCGTGGAGGATATGATGGGATTCCTGAAAGAGAGGAGGATGTGATATGGTAGGATTGATATTTATTATTATAATAATAGTAATCTCCTTTGCCATGATGATGGAGGGATGGAAAAAATATGATTCACGAAAGTTTTATACAGGGTTGCTTGTGATAGGCATAAGTATCATAATGATATTTCCAGTAATGCAATATAATATGGAGAATATGAAAAACGTGTATAAATTTAATAAACTTAACGAGATGAAGCTAGATGATTACGGTTTCGGTTTATTCGAGTACAATGGCGCTCTTTATTTCAAGGAGGCAGATGAAGGGAGATGCTTTGATGTGAGAAGCGGAAATGAGGTTATTATCGGGAAAGATAAGATTGTAACGGTCTTGGAGGATTGATCATGAGAAAGCTTAATGACACCAACAGGACAAGGAAGAGGAGCGTACGGCACTCATGGATAAAGGCGGGTCCGGGGATCCAACGCTGCGCTATTTGCGGAATTACGAAGCAAAGCGAGTGGAGAGACGGGAAGACCTCGCATTGCGTATATCTATCATCTGGTGAGCTTTATTCTATGACAGGAGAGACACCGGAATGCAGGGATCTTAGTGAATTTTATTAATAAAACAAAAAGGAGTTTGAAATGAAAGAGGAATTTAGCAAATACGACAAGGTTGTTTATGATGGTGAGGTATTTGAGGTACTTGAAACCGCCGACAATACGGGGATAATGAAAATAGAACCGTTATTTGATGAGACATATAAATTTATTTGGGTTGATGAGGAGATGGTTGTCTCGTTAAGCAGGGCTATCAAGTTAAGGCTTATTGATGATGAGACGGCAGATGAGGCGATGAATTTCGGGAAGCCAAAAATAGGAGACGCGGTGGTGGAAAGCGGACCGCTTGTAGGGAAAGACGGCAGCGGCAAGGACGACCGGGCCGACGGCAAGCTTCGGTGGGATCTCCTTCCTTTGGCTGAGATAGAGGATATCGTGAGAGTATATACGAAAGGAGCCAAGAAGTACGCTGATAACTCATGGCAAGATATACCTGATGGATTCAATCGTTATCTAGGCGCACTCATGAGGCACTTGGTTGCTTACACGAAGGGGGAGAGATATGATAAGGAGGGATTTATGCATCTATCCGCCGTATGCTGGAACGCCATAGCGTTATTATATTACGATAAACATAACAAAGGGTTAATAGAATGGAAGGATCAGGAGAAATAATAGTAGACGAGAAATTAAAAGCTATTGACAAAAGGACTGGTAGGTACATTAATGTGATCGCACGTACTATTGACAATGGTACTTCATTCCCGATAGTTAAGTACCTTGATAAGAATGGTAAGGAGCTGAATTATGATCGTGTAAGGCATCTTAATTTTGATATAGACATAGATTGGGAGTTGAGAAGATATCAGATCGTAAAAGATTTATTGTCCAACGATTTCGATGGGAGGAGGTTGAGTGTAGATGAGGTAGATAACGCTATATTTACAGCGGATTTAATTATTAACAAATTAAGAACTATTTAAAAATGGTAAGAATTGATTTTTTCACGAAGAAAGACGCTGAGTACAGCGATTACATGCGATATATTATCGCCAACACGTTACAGGAGTATGAGGGTGAGGTTACGTTGAACCAGATCCCGGAGAACAAAGCCACGGAGGAGGAGATATCCAAGTACGGTATAGAGGTATATCCTACTATCATCGTCAGCGGAGATAACATGGATGGCTTTAATAAACTTGAGGGGATGGCCAGAAAAGCTGATCTTATTAACATCATGTCGTTATACGACAAGAAATAGGCTTATGACGATAAGGGATAAATATTTTGGCTGGAAAGATATATTCTTTGACAGGTTCGTGCATTGTTGTAATGAAAAAAGTGACCAACCACAAGGAAGTAATATACCTCTAGCCAAAATAAACTTCGATAACAAGACAGGATATGTGGAGGACGGGACTATTAATATAGCCGAGCTTCTTCAATATCTTTGGATAAATAATAAGGTCTATGGGTGTGAATATGCACCCATAGAGATATCCTCTGTCTTACAAACATTGGTTAGATTAGTCGAAAACGCTAAGCTCATATTTGACGACCAGCCCGGCATACATGACATGACTATGTATAATGGATTCTTCCTTAGGGATGATTTCCAATCCGGCAAAGATTATTCACTTAATCTGGACAAAATAGTGAGCGGGATGGGAGGATGGTATGGAGAGGATGAGGATCCATGCTACTCGATGTTCGTCAGCCAAGATCAGATATGGAACTTGAACCCGATATTGAAGGTATTAGCTGATGAAGGATCTATTCTAGCCAAAGAACTTGGATATGATATGAACTCATATGTCAGCGACAATGGATATACGATATACAATCCCTACCTCTCGTGGATCAATCATTACTATCATTATTGCCCGACATTTAACGAGGATAAATTAAAGCCTTGGGATAGAGTAGAGGATAGGAAAAATAAGTTCAAGATGACGGATAAGGTCAAGAGAGGCGCCAATAACTGGTACTATTCAGGCGGGACTATATCTTGCGTAGATAGCTTCTTAGGGAAGAAATACAGGAAGAATCTCCGAACCTTTATCTATCGTGGAATAGTATTCTTCCTTGACCGGATATGGCATACGCCTTTATTTGAGAGGATGGGCGTGAAAATGAAGTACAACGCTTATTATTGCTATGCCGCTACCTCCGGGATATGGTATGATAAGGGATTCAAAAGAAGACTAGCCAAGAGGTTTAACAGGTCGTTGAGCGGCGGCGGGGAGCTGTTCGGGGCTAACCTAGCCTGCATGGTATGTGACCGGCGGGATATCGATTGGGAAGCACTTCGTCTTTGGCTTGAAAAATACGATGATCCTACTGATAAGGGCATGGTGAATAGCCCTATTCAATTTATGTATTTATATTTATATTACACTTTTAACAAATAATTTGAAATGAAGAAGATAAACGACTGGATTATAAGAAAATTTGGGTTGAGAGGTTCATGGAGCTGGGCTAAGAAACAGATGTTAAATGGAGCGATCATTAAACGTAAGGCTACTACAGGGACATACAAAATAGCTATTGATAATGACAAGAATAGGTTACTTGTAGCCACATGGGGTCATCTAGATCAAAACCCTGTATGGGAAAGGTGTCCGCATAGTTTATTAGATGAAGATGCGGTTGATTATTTTGTTACAGCTCATAAGGAATTATCATATGGAGGTATAAAGATCAGAATGAAAGATGAATTTAACTATAATGATAAAATATCGAAAGCATGAAAAAGATTACCGATAAAGACGTAGAGGCTCTTAAAGCCGGAAAGAAGGTGACAAAAGGTTTTATCCATATGCAATTGGATGATAAGGGAAAATTGAACTTGTGGAGTGATATCAATATAACTGACAATTATAGAAGTCTTAAGATAGACGCTAACAAATTGTTTGATCATGGGATTCTTTCAGAGGAATATGATAAATTGAGAGTTACAAATATAGAACAACAGGGACGAAGGTAATGAAAGTGCATATTATTAATCATCGCTGCGGTGACGATGAAATAGAAGTTAAAAATGGCATACGAGTTTTTGATTGGGTTGGTAATGAGTTTATTATCAATCTAAATAATTTTGGGGAACTGGAAATAAATGGATTGAATGAAGGTTTATGCATTATACCTAAATACGGGAACCAAATTGTCATAAAGAAACAGATTTAAAGCAATGTATGACGCTAAGAAAGAAGCAATATAGGTGATGAAGGGTAGATATGAAGGTAATTATATACCAAATGGAATTTATGAAAGCGGAGAAAAATATGACAGTACAAGATTTGATAGACGAATTGATGCTTGTCAAGGATAAGAGTAAGGAAATAAGGGTTGTTGTAAATACGAATGATTATATAACATCATACCCTGCTTCTTTATTTGATATGTCTATAAAAGAAGGGGAAGATATAGCCAAAGATCATTTTGATAATATAATTGCTATAGAATTGTATAGATAAACAATAGACAATATGAAGGTATTATCATTATTTGACGGGATATCATGTGGGTATCTAGCATTACAAAGAGCCGGCATACCTATCGAGACTTACTACGCCTCGGAGATAGACAAGACATGTATAAAGGTAAGTCAAAAACATTTTCCTAATATTATTCAATTAGGGGATGTTAATAACTGGAGAGCATGGGATATCCCTTGGAAAGACATAGATCTGGTCATGGGAGGGTTCTGTTGCCAGAGCTTCTCTAGCTCAGGTAAGGGTAAGGGATTCATGGACGCTCGTGGAAGGCTTTTCTTTTGCTTCTCGGACATCGTAAAGCATTTAAGAAAGGAGACCAAAGGTAAAATCCTGTTCTTGGGCGAGAACGTCCGGATGCGGGATGAGCACCGCTGGGTGATTACCGAGGAGCTTGGCGTGGAGCCGGTGGAGATCGATAGCGCCTTGGTCTCGGCACAGACCCGGCATCGCCTTTATTGGTGTAATTGGCCGGTAGAAATGCCGAAAGACAAGCATATATCATTGGATGATATTCTAGAGCATGACAAGGGTTGGAATCCGGGAGCCATAAGAGGGAGATATATAGGGACCATTGTCGGTAGAAGGATAGGAGAGGACGGGTATCGAAAGGATTGTGACATGGGAATAAAAATAACGCAATGTCTGGAGATAAGAAAAGATAAGAATACCACTCCCATCAAGAAAAGTAATTGCCTGACAACGGTTATGAAAGATAACGTAATCTCATCGTTACCTCCCGGAAGATATCCTAACGCCTTTGACATAAAAGACAAATTCAGATACCTGACCCCGGTGGAGATGTGTAGGCTACAGACATTGCCGGATGATTACCTTGACGGGATAGCCCCAAATACGGCCATGTCTTTAGCGGGCAATGGATGGACAGTGGATGTGATAGCCCATTTGCTAAGGAGCATCGAACGTAAGCAGATAAATGATATTGTAAAGGAATTTCGCAAGATTACTGATGAGCTTATGTTCGGGTCATTAGAAACGGATATAATGTGACATGTGAAGGTAAACACGAGCAAAATGAGACCATACGGAAGAATCAAGACAGTTAAGGGATCTTTATGGAAAAAGGATATACATCCACCGAAAGGGCACAAGAATTGGTGGGATGACATATGCGATCCTGTACCTAGAAGTACTATGAAGCTTAAATTTAAAACAGAGTTAAGAGATGATTATAAACAAGAAATGGTCAATGCCGAACAGCGAAACATTCAGCATAAAACCGATAAAAGAACTTATAGATAGATATAAAAAAGACGGAATGGTTATAGTAGATCCATTCGCCAGAAACAGCGATATAGGGACGATAACCAACGATCTTGATCCTGAGACTAAGGCTATGTATCATAAAGACGCCACGGATTTCTTGTGTCTTCTTGATGATAATATAGCTGATATGGTATTATATGATCCACCATATTCTGCGAGACAGATATCTGAGTCGTATAAAAGGCTTGGAGAATCTGTTAATATGCAAACAACGCAATCTAGTTATTGGGCTAAGCAGAAGAAGGAGATAGCTAGGATCACCAAGAAAGGAGGGGTGGTCATTACCTGCGCGTGGAACTCCGGCGGTATAGGGGCAGGGCTTGGTTTCGAGCAGCAGGAGATTCTTCTTGTGGCTCATGGTGGATGGCATAATGATACGATCGTTACAGTAGAAAGGAAAATGAAATTATGAAGGAAAGGATATTCACCACAAAAGAACAGGGGAGGGTGCTGGTCGAGGCCGGGCTACCTATCTCTACCGCCATCGGCTTCAGAGACAAGTATCTGGATCAATTACATTCTATGGAGGATGACGCTGGTCGTGTAGGACTGATTGAGGCTGTTACCCCTGATGTATCCAATCCTGTTTGGGATGTAGGGACGTTACTGAATTTACTCCCATATGAGATAGAGGGTTCTACATTCGAATGTTATAAGCTAGAACATGCATGGTCTGTAACGTATAGAGATATAGATGAGATTCCTATATATTGGAGTAGTGAGAAACTTCTTGTAGACACATTGTTTTCGATGATGATGGAATTACTTAAACATAAGATTATATGAGCATAAAGCAAATAACAAAATTAAGGTACAAAACGAAAGATAAGCCTCCTATAGAAGGGGTTCCTCTTTTAGGATACAACAAAAAATATAGCTGTCCGTGGGAAGTAATGTACAAGAGAGGGGATAAGTACTACACCTGCATGAAGTATGATGCTGAATTTGAAACATATCCACCGGAAGAATATGAATATTTATATCCATGAAAATATGAAACAAGTAACAAGAATAAGATACAAAACAGAGGATAATCCGCCTATGGCTAATGTCCCTCTTATAGGATACAGTTTGGAATACGACTGCAAGGTAGCGTTAGTATACAGAAAGGGGGATAACTATTACACCAATATGGAGTGCGATGTTGAATATAAGACGTCTTCTCCAGATGAGTACGAATACGTATATCCGTGAGAACTAGAAGGGATATATTTATATTTAAGCATGATTAATATTATTTTAATATTATTCATGCTTTTGTTTTTGTTTAAGTCGTACTTTTGTATCAACATTAAAAACCAGATTGTTATGAACAAATTGATCTTGAACGATATCCAAGACCTATGGAGGTGGAGGGAGAAGATAAACATTAATGACTTCAAAGAGGATCCTATGGCTGAGGATATGCCATTATATTTCCCTTGTGCCGTCGTATGGCATGTGGATTATGGTGAGCATGACGCTGATAATTATGTATGTTATGGATTTGTTTATGTAGCAGAAATATTAGGGATATGAATATTAAAAAACAGATAATTCTTGACGATAAAGACTATGAGCGATTAGTGCACGATGCTAATCTCAGTAATGATGAGATAAAAAGCAAAATCGCCAGCGCTCTAACCACTGACATGATATTTAGTTTCGATTTCAATGTGGACAAAAAGGTTACAGGAAAGATGAGGATCGAAAGCGCTACCCATAATCTAGGATATAATGAATATGATAATATCGTAAGAGCTAGAGACGAGAATATTCACCATGCTGTCTATACAGCTATATATAATTATCTTGAGAAAATAAAGAGAGATAATAATGAGCTGAGTACAAAAGATTGGATATTATTTACATCTATAATCTTATTCGTTTTTGGGATGGGATTTGCAGGTGGATGGTTGGCATTTAATTGATTAAATTATGGGTAATTTAAAAGACATACAAGATATAACCGGTCTTACGTCAGAAGCTATATTCAATATACGTAAACCTGTTGATTATATGTGCAGTGATATAGACAGTCATATAAAAGATATCAGGACACAATGTGATTATATTATGGATGGGGACGAGGAGGATGTTAAATATTATTCAAAATCAATCAAATCAGACGTAGATTCTTATTTCGAGGATATACGGTCAAAGGTCGAGAATCTCCGTGATTGGGGAGAGCAGTGGAAAGCATTGGCTAAAGACTTGTTTAATGAGTTGCTGGAAATAGATAGCGATAATACTATAGACAGCTATCTGTCTTATAAGGCATTGGATAAGATTAAGGAACATTTAAAATAAAACTATAAACATGAATAAAAGAAAAACCAAAAAAAGACTCCATTTAAATAATAAAGAATTTCAAATCTTATTTCGTTCAGGCAAGAAATACTTTAGATATGCGATAAATAATCTATGTCTTGCTTTTGGATGTTCTTCATTAGAATATTGGATATACTTCTTTGAAGGTAAAAGAGTTGATGGGAGTATATATTATAAAAGCATTTCACGACTAGTTCTTAGATAATGATAAATTAACAAAATAAATAGACATGAGCAAATTACTATTTTTTGATTTAGAGACAACCGGGGTTAAGTTCTGGAGAAACGGGATACACCAAATAGGAGGGATCGTGGATATCGACGGGCAGGAGACTGAGAGGTTCGACATCCGCCTAGCCCCGAACCCTGCCGCCACGATAGAGCAAGAGGCGCTGGATGTGGCTGGCGTTACCTTGGAGCAGATACAGTCGTATCAACCTATGGAAGAAGGGTACAGGCAGTTAGTTGGTATATTATCCAAATACGTGGATAAGTTCAACAAGAGGGATAAAATGTATTTGGTGGGGTATAACAACGCTGGATTCGATAACAGCTTCCTACGGGCTTTATTCCAGCAATGTGGGGATAAGTATTTCGGATCATGGTTCTATCCTAACTGTATGGATGTATATGTTATGGTGACACCGTTCCTGATGGGCGTAAGAAACGATATGGAGAACTTTAAGTTGATGACCGTAGCCAGAACTATGGGTATTGAGATCGACGAGAATAAGCTTCATGACGCTACTTACGATATTGAGCTGACTAGGGATATTTTCTATCGTATAATCGGTAAAATGGATGTTAAGTTATGAGAAGTATCTTAGAGGCGATGCATGATTATCCGGATGAGGCTCTTGGGCTATTTTTCTTTTTGATAGTGGTCTTCTGGTTATTGTCAGGTATATTCGAGAAAAAAGATGAATGATAAACTCGATAAGATACTGGATCTCCTAAGATCTCAAAATGAAATGATCAAGGATATTCACGACTATGTGAAAGAAGTTACCAGCGAGAAGTATATAGGAGAATCTAGGATGACCAGCTTCTCTATTAACTTGGCCGCTGATATACTTACCGAAGCCATTAGCCCTAAGATAAAGGAGATGATGGTGAATTTATTAAGGGAACAGGGATGGAAAACTGAGTGAAATATGGGGACTTACGATAAGAAGGTAAATCAATTAAAGGATTTGATGAAAAGGAAATACAAATCCGTTTATGACAAATCCAAGGAAATAGATATAGATATAAGCTCGATGACATATCTTCCGAAGCCGGATGTATTCGATGTTATGTATGCTGAGCATATGTCCGTTATTCTTGATCGGGTTAATAAGATCATAGATGATAACAAGGATAAGCTTAAGAATCCGACTTGCGCCACATGCGTACATCTGCATGATAATGAATGGGCGAAAAGATATGGCAAGGTATGTTGTTCTATTTGGCAGGTGTGTGACCATTATATAAACCCTAACAGGAAACATAATAGGAAACAAACAACATACGTAAGGCGTCCAAGCAACAAAGCTTGTCCTAATTATGAGTATGGTGATGATAATTTTGAAAACAGAAGAAGATGTATAAAAGAAAAGAATACCCGATAAAGAGCTATGTGCCGATGCGCACCAACAAGGATAGGACGTGTATCTGCTGTGGCGATACGATCCCAGCCGGCAGCAGCAGGATGATACCTAGACACGCCAAGGCAAATCACGGTCTATGTTTCCCGTGCTTCAGGAAATGGAGAGATACCGGAGGAGATCTTAAGCTTATGGACAACCCCGGAGATGCGAAGAAAGAGCATGTCATACATATGTCTAATATCCTGAAAGGAAATTGTGATATAATAAAAGGCCGAAAGCTTTACGTGGCTTTTAAAAAGGCGATAAACGGCGGAAAGAAGATCGTTATCAAATTTGACACTGATCAACCGATATCTATGTCAACAAGAGTCATGAATCCTTCATTCGGGGAGATTATGGATGAGTACGGCAAGGACATATTCCAAGGTAATCTCAAACTGGTAGATGTCCCAAAAGGAGTTAAAGATTTAATAGTTAACTATATAGAAAAATATCGTAAATTGTGAACATAAAGACATTTATATACATGATCTTAACATTCAGAAGAATAGATCCTATACCTAAGAATATAGGATTTATGTTGAGTATAACATTCTGGATATCTATAGTATGGATAATATCCAACTTTGCTATATTGATAATGAGATTAATAAAATAGACAAGATGAAACAAGGAGACGTGATATACAAGAATGGGATGGAGCTGTTATGACAAAGATTAAAGCAAGTATTATTATCCTATCTCTTATCATGATAGGATGTAAGGATAAAAAAGAAGAAGATGTTGATTATTATCCTAAAACTGTTTATGTAGATGATAGGGGTAATAAAGCAACCATGTTGAATGATTCTATTTTAGTAGTATGCACATGTCTAGAGTACCCAGAGAAGTATAAAATGGAAGTAATTAATATAAAGAACAAATAGATGGTTATAAACAACAAGCAACTTTACAAAATAACCCTAACAAGGGAACAACTGATGCTGATATCCCGGTGCGTGGAAGACATAAGCAGATACGCAGCCGGAGACATGGATCTTCAGCATACCACGGAAACTTTGATAGATGATATGGACAGGACGGAGTCGCTGGGGATAAGAAGCTTTATAGCAAACAACTCGATGGCTATAAGAAGAAGGCTGTTCCCGGATCTCGAAGACTATGAACATATAGGGTATGATGGAGGTAGTAAAGATATGATCAATAGAAAGAGACTTATCGGAAATACCTACCAGATATATAGATCAATACTGCATCAATTGGCTATTGACGAGAACTGGAATAACGTGTATAGCGACATGACGTTACCTTCAGGCGATATGGGGACGATTAAGGTGGAGAGGGTTGACGATGATAAGGATAACGATATTTAACGATACTGAAATATGAGCTTATTTGTATGCGCTAAATGCGGTTGCGTTGATAATACCGCTACGTCTAGTTACTGGATGTTGACAAACGAGTATATGGTCGATAAATTCGACTATGCCAAGGAACTACAGCCGTACAAGGGTATGGGGCTGTGCAGCGAATGCGGGAGGCTAGCTACCTCCCCAGACGGCCGTGATGTCGTGGTGCCCGGTAAATGGCACGGGAAGTTCCCAAAGAAGAAAGCTACCGAAGAGCAGTTAAAGAAAGTAGGATACAAAAATTTAATAAGATAAATAAGATGAATAAGGTAAGAAAAGGAGAAGTTAGAATATACGAAGGAATAACATACGTGGCTGTTCCGGAGATAAAAGAAGGTAATTGTACAGGATGCTGTTTTTATAACGAAGGAATTTGTTCGATATACGAATCGGATCATGCCCATTTTTCTGATTGCCAGAATAGCGGTATGATCTGGACGAAAAAAGAATATGATATAAGCAATATCAAAGAAAAGGCTATCAAATTAGCCATAGAGGTCATGAAGCCAATTCCAGTATGCTCATCACCATGCTATAGCATAAGTGATAGCAGATCGCCGAAGGAAAAGCATGAGGAGGAAATGAGGTTTTGTAAGGATCTTAACGACCTTAGATGTGAGATGCTTATTGATATGGCTAAGAAAATAGAAGAGTATTTATTACAAGATATATAATATGAAGAAAATAATAGGGATAGATTTTGATGGGACATGCGTAGTAGACTCATTCCCTTATGTAGGAGACAATATCGGAGCCGCTAAAGTATTGAGAGAATTGGCTGATAAGAATCTTCTGATATTATATACGTTGACATACTCCCACCACTAAAGTGATTGGGATTCTTGGATACAAGTGTACGGGACCCCGGTTTTACAACCGTTGGAATTACCCGTACTCTCCAATTCGGAAATGCCCTTCCGAAGGATATTTTTAGAGGCTAAGAGGTCCCTGTCGTTGATAGAACCGCATCCGGGACAAACCCATGTGCGGTCGCGTAACAACAGACCTTTATTAATACAGCCACATTCGCAAGTTTTGGAAGAAGGATACCATTTGTCAATCTTATGTACTATCACTCCATACTTTGAAGCGATATACGTAAGTTTGTTAATAAAAGAAGAATGACTGAGATCAGAAACT